TAACGTCACCTAATACATTTAGAAGATATTCAGATGCATTATTCTCAATAGATGGTTCTGTATCTTTGTGAATACGTTTTGCTAATACAAGCAATTCATCTAATTTTTGAATAATTAAGTCTAATTTCTCTTCCATAATACATTAAGTTAGTTGCGGATACAAGATTCGAACTTGTGACACCTTATGAGTGTTCCAGCTTATGAGACTGGCGAGATAGACCACTTCTCTAATCCGCGATGTTGAATAAAGGAATTTAGTTAGACATAAGGAAGACTTCAATCCTCACTTCATTGGTTTCCATCTGTTATGCTTCTAAATTCCTGTCATTAGGCTATGCTAGCTTTACCTAATCTCCACTAAAAATCTTTACGAGAGCCTTATTAGCGAATGCTCTCCATGCTTTCAAGTTAGCATGATACTAAGGACCCTCTATCGTGTTGCCCTCAACAAAACGCCTCCGCCTAACCCTTTGGAAGATTGGGGAAAGATTGCGGTGCATACGGGACTCGAACCCGTAATCGCACACCGTGACAGGGTGGCATCTTCACCATTAGACCAATGCACCAATTAAAGAGAATTTCTTTACACATTCGCATCATTCATACACAGCATAATTTCATTCTCTTATTCACCTATTTCTAGGCTCTGCCATCTTTTCTTCAGTCAAAAAGGATGGTCAACAAACCACTGGACAATTTACTTTCACCAGTCTTAGTGTAGGTATACGCCTACAAATCGTCTGCCTACAACCCCAAGGCAGATTGAGGGAATGAGAGTAGATAATGAGAATCGAACTCACATCCTCGGCATGGCAAGCCGATGCACTAACCGTTGTGCTATACCTACAAATTTGAGCAGAATAACAGAATCGAACTGTTAATTTGACATTGGAAGTGTCATGTGATAACCATTTCACCAATCCTGCAAGATGAAATATGCCCATCTTCACAGACGAGCATACTCTTTACCAAAGCACTTGACTTTAGCAGATATTGTTGTGGGAGTGGTAGGATTCGAACCTACTCAGCCCGAAGGCACTTGATTTACAGTCAAGCCCACCTCTCCAACTGTGGCGCACTCCCCTCAACAATGGGATAAATAAAACACAAACACAATCACGTTCTCTCAACGTTTCTGAGTACAAAGATAGTGTAATCTTTAGACTCTACAAAGTGAATAATGTTAAATTTTGTAACAACCGGATATGCTACGATATCCCATAGTACTAACAAATCTTAAATGTCTGGCTCATGGTTGTCTATCTTCACAGACGGACAACTGCTAGTAAATGCAATTTATTACAAAGAATTGTAGGGAGAGAGGGATTCGAACCCCCAACATACCCACCTAGAATAGGTATTCCAGTCCAGCGACTACCGCTTTGCCATTTGCGTATCTCCCTGTGTAACTACCTATCTTCGCAGACCAGTAGTTCAATTATGCCTATAATTATTATTAATCCATCAGAAGTAGAGGGTGGAGGAATCGAACCTCCACTCCCAAGAAATGAAAGTTCTTGTGCTTTACCCGTTAAGCTAACCCCCTAAGGACTAACTCGAAAATCCTCGATGATAGCCCCTAGTTGTAAGATGACGTTCAGTAGTTTTATGCTAAAGCTTTTACTAAGTCTGATGTGTTAAGCCACTTCACCAACGCGCCATGTTAAAATAAGGTAGATATACTACATTTAGTAAATATACCTACCTCTAAACAAAGGATTATGTAGAGGCGCGCAAGGGATTCGAACCCTCGGATGTCAGATTTTAATCAATTGATTATTAAAGCTACTGGTCTCTTACGTTAAGGCTAAAGCTAAAGCTCTTGACTCAATGCTTATGCTAAATATCTAGGATTTAGTAATGCTGAGGCTTAAGCTAAAGCTTTAGTCAATATTTTATTTCTTACTTACCATGATGCAAGAAGTTAATGAGCTTCTCTACACTGAGGTTCGGACTCTGTGCTTCGTTATCATTAACAACCTTCAATGCTTCAATCACTGCTGCAAGAATCTTACTTCTTCTTTGCAGTAATTCAGCACGCTGTCTTTGTGTCCATGCACCAGTAAACTTCTGCAATGTATAATCGCCAGTCTCTACTGTTTTCTTCTTAACAGTAACCTTAGCGTTATAGTTAGCAGGTAACTTAGCTGGGTCAAGATTCGGATCTTTAAGGATAACTTCCTCAGATTCAGTAGTACGAGTTATACCTTTCAACATTTCTGTTTCATATACATCACGTCCCTGATATTCTGCATCAGTTCCTTCAAGCCAAACTTCAGAATCTGAACGCACTGGTATATTGGCGTACATATCTTCCAGCTGTTTACTAGTTAGGATAGTTTTAAGTCTCATGAGGTCAAGAGCAGTCAACTTACCAAATGAAACACCATCTACTATCAATTCAACTCTCGGTGCACCAGCAGAGTTAGTTGCCTCAACAGAGAATAGGTCTTTCAAATAAGGAATTGCATTCTGCTCAAACCATGTGAGCTTCTCCTCTACAGTTGTAGCTACTTTAGTAGTGCCCATATAACGAGCATCTTCTGCATAACCATCTCTCGGTTTGAAAGTCTTCTTGATACCCTCAAACATACCTTGCTTATTCTTAAAGAACATAGCATAGTCACCAATCATTCTATTGAATGTTGATGTACCATGTTCTACTTTAGCAAGTAAAGTGTTAAGCTTAATCATACTTATTTCTTATTCTTTTTAAAGTTTGTATTCTTCTTAGTTTTGTTGACCATCTTTCGTTCAGACACAACAAGGCGATTTAACAACTCTTGGTCCATAGCTGCATTGAACAACTCTGTTGCATTCTTAGGTGTAGCCTTGAATGGTTTAGTTCCCAAGATAAATGCTACAGCAGCAGGGTCATAGCCACTGATATAGAAATTGTTTGGAGCATCTGCAAAGTCTTCAAACTTAGGACGAAGACCTCCACCATAATAACCGTTAGGTAAATCCCAAAGGATTAACTTAAAGTTATCTACATACTCCTTACTGAAACCACCTTTAAGTAGTCTTTGTCTAAATGCAGTAAAATTAGTAACGGATGCACCTGAACCACCCCAACTACAAGCTGAGTCAAATTCACCATCACTAACCAACAATGCTCCTGTTGGGAACTCGTTCTCAGAAATCTTCATTGTGCTTCTCAGCTTAACGAACATATCTGCCACAGATAATAAATTGGTATTACCAAAGTTACCATCTGTGTCGTTAGCCCATTTCTCAATAGGAGTCTTACCCTTCCATGTACAGAGCTTACAAGTACTACTAAATGTAGCATAGGCATCTTTAAATGGACCATCCAACAGAGCAGAGAAATATAATGCCATTGCTTTACCAATAGCATAAGAAGACATATTGGTTCCAACTGCCTTAGAGGTCATAGAACCAGAAATATCTCTAACCACTAACAGCTTGCTGTTCTGGTTAAGATTCTGTCTTCCAGTCTCAACTAGCCCATTAAACTGAGCATTGATAGTCTGTTCTCTGTACTCTTCGAGTCTGTTAGTACGATAGCTGTTACCAAGCGGTTGGAACAACTCGAACACAAATCCAGTGTATTTAGCCACTTTGCGACCACTTATCCACTTAGAATACTTCTCTACCAATCCTTGATTTTTCAAGAACTTAGAGCCTACCAATAGGCTTAAAGCGCGTCCATGAATGGTATTGAAGTCCAGTTCGAGCAACTTCTTCTGACTTATTAATTGCTGCCAAGTATGAGCAGTTCCACTCTGTTTGAGCTTCCTGTATCTACGTTGTGCAGCACGGCTATCCGCAGTCTCTTTATCTGCCTTCTTGTCTTTCTTTTTACCATAGATGCAAGAAGCCAGATACTGACCGATAATTGTACGAGCCTGTGATTCAACAGTTTTACATTCTTTCATTGAACGAATAGTCGGAAGGTATTTCTTTACCAATTCACTCGTATGACCATTAGCTAATCCAGCCAAGATAATCTTACGCATGAAATTCCAATCCAACTTTCTTCCTTCCCAGCCATGATATTGTAAATCAAGGCTCATCATTTCAAATACATCCTTCCAACTACCAGCAGCGATGAAGTAAGGCATATTAGCCATGAATGTAGGTTTATGATGCATTGCTAACCATAGCATACGCATAATACCTTCATTCTTCAAGCCTTGTCCTCTTTGAACATCCAGAGTGATAGTTTCATTAGGAAGAACAATTTGAGTCTCACGAGTAATCAACCTAATATACACTGCAAGTTGCAGACACTTCTTAGGATTAATACTCCACAACTTATACATATCTTTAGATACCTCAGCATAATCACGAGGTGCCTTAAAGTTTGCAATCATTGCAAAGTTATCCACAAATGCATCATTACTAGTGCTATACTTCTTAGCACCATTTCCACTCACAGTCTCGGCTGACAGCTTCAATCCCTCCTTTACAAAGTTGTTCTCTTGTGTTGGAGGTTCAGTCTTGTACAGACTTTTCTTCTTCTTACTAAATTCCATTGTTTATCTCTTAATTTATAAATTAATTGAGATAATTATATAGCGTATTCTACCTACATAATCTACCTTTTAATAATTTCACTGACGACCTACTCTTGATGCGCTGACTATTAATCAAGTTATACATAGATGCTACAAGAGATATAAGGATTCTCTCCTTATATATTACATTGAGGAGTTGCACCTCATCCACCCGTAGAGGGCAGAATACAATCTATACGTAATAGGTTTCAACTTTTATTTATACACGTTTAAGTCACTACATAGTGCGCACTATGTAATCTAACTCATCAGGTCAGTTTCGTGTTATATAACTATCCTATGATTGCTATATTTATTAGCTTAGATGTTCCAGATACAGCTCCACAATACCTTGAATGGTGAGGCATCCCCGGAAATGTAGTCTCAACATCTACTCTTTTAAGTGTGTACCCAACATTAATTCCAACATACTGTCTAAGGACTTCGTCCATAGCTTGATGATATTCACTCGGATATTCATGGCACGCATTCACACACGTACCATTAAGTGGGTCAATGATTTGAATATATACTCTCTTCATACTATTTTACAGTTACTTCCTCATATATAAGGACAGGTTTAGAAACTCTATACCCATTCTCAGTAAGCAGCTTAATAGCCTTATTAATTGCCTTATCAACTGGTACAAGTTCCTTGTGTTCATGAACTGGAACTTCTTCAAGTACCTGTTCAATCTCCGTAGTTTCTTTGGGTTGTTTTACTGGTTCAACCCATGTACCTTGTTGTATAGCTTTCTTCTTTTGACTATACTTTCTTGCCTGTGCAGCTACTTTCTTACGAGTAATAGTCATAAGCTCTACTACCTTATTCATATGAATAGGCTCTGTACTAGACCAACTAAATCCATCTTGATATGTCAGTCCTGCCTGTACGAGAACACCTTGTTGAACCAATGTTGTAGCAAACTCGCTATACATGGGCACACCTAGGTCTTTAAATGCACTTCTAATGTCCTTAACTCCGAATACTCCAGAGTTCTCAGACTTCACTAGATTTACAGCAGCTGACAACTCTTCAGCTGTCATCTTACCGTAATTTCGTTTCTTTTTCTGTTCCATTTCAAATTGTCGATTAGTTAAACATAGTGTTTGTGGACTTGGGCGGAGTCGAACCGCCGTCCAAACAACCCTTATTACAAGGATAACGTGTGTCTCATTTTTATACATCAGCTAGTGAGTTCTAGCATGTAGATAGTTTTATTAGTCTTACTCAGAACCAGACTTATCATAGATGAAGTCAGTACACTTAAAGCTAATTTACAAACTACCAAACTTAAAGGTTCAGAAGCTGACGCTTCCAAACCAGGGCTGACCGAAGTCGGCTCTCCACCACTCCATTTACGTTGGAGAACGAGTAGTACTTTTAGGCATAGCCCTTGCGTCTCTACCATACACATTGTGGAGAATCTCAGCTCTACTAACCTTTGGCGTTCAAGTTAAGTGGGCTGCCCTATATGCTTCTTCCCACACCTCTTCTGTTTCTAGGTCTTCTCCGTTAACCCGACTACATTAATACGTTAATATTAATAAGCCACAGCTTAAGCTGCCATTCTTACTTCAGTGTTGCCACTTAAAATTGTGTATCATTTTATAAGAGTTGGTACGAACTCTACACGTCCTTATAACTTGTAATCGCCTGTCAAAACCATGCAAGCCCAGTTAGTGCAGTTATACTCCTGCACCATGAGTTATTTCCCTACTACTAATTCCAACTATTATACCATCTGGTGTACATTCTTCCCAATACCTTATGTTACCTCTCACATATGCTTTAACTGTAGTAATTGGCTCAATTCTTGGTAGTTTGTACGGTAAATATTTCTCTTTAGCTGTCTGACGTTCTTCTATAGGGTCATCAGCAATTACTTGTGTACTTAAAGGTACTAATAACATTAGAATGGTAAGTCGGTTATATATTTATATTCACAAAACTTGTAGATGCGCACATTAGTAATTCGTGCATCATATACAGCTTTGAGGGTTCTCTCATAATCCCAACAAGTAGTTATTATTCTCTCAGGTTCTTCAAAGAACCATTCCTTAATGATGTCCTTATCAGGTATTGGTTCATCAATAGTCCATTCCCATTCTTTCTGTAATCGTAAATCGTATTGATGGAGTATCTTATACTCACATCTACCAAACAATTCATCAAGTTGGTGATGTATTAATAAACCACTTATAGCGTCACATCCGCAGATGATAACCTTCTCTTTAGAATATAACTTTCTTAGAGCGTAATCCTTTGGCATATTATTTATACTTTTTAGCAAGTTCCCAAGCAGCTGGAGATGTTAGTTTATTGATAGCAGATTTATATCCAGCCAATACAGACTCTCTTTGTTCTTCTGGAACTAAGAATGAGCAAGTCAATAATGGTTCAGTACCATTACCAAACTTCTTACATATTGGTGGTCTTCTATCATAAATATTGCATCTACAATTCTCAGTTAAGAATGGACATTTATTCTTGTCAGGGTTATGGTCTGTGATTGGATAACACATTACCTCACCTTTCATATTCTCATTATCAATAACGAGAATCTCCTTGACTGGATTAACTATCCTATTCTTTAATGCAAATATGTATTTCTTAGGCAATGGAGCATTGTAACAACAACTCGCATGGCATTTAGATATATCACACTTTATCATAGGAAGTAGTAATCTCCACGTTCAAACGCCCAAACAACATGCTGTAGTTCCCAGTTCTCATGCCATCTTGTACCACTCTTATCACATATAACTTTTAGAGTATCGCCTTCTATTGATTGTGGTTCAACTCTTCCAGTAAAAGCACCATTTCTACCAGAGAAAGGTTTGCCTTCTTCTAATTGCTTCAGTATATCCATTTCATTATTAGCTTTAAAAGTTGGCGGAGCTAGCTCACTTCACAGTGGACTAACCCCTTGATATTTGTCTTCAAAAACCTTCTTTAGTTATCGCCTTTCTTACGCAGCTTTGACATTACAATAGCTGCACCGAGAAGAGACTTGAGTTCCTTAGGCATACCCTCGATGATGTCCTTAATAGGGTTTTCATCAATGTCATGGTCACTGCCCTTACGATTCTCTAACGCATCTACTGTGTTGCGAACGGACTCTGCATCTTCTATAGAGATAGAGAATGTTTCACCACCGAATACAGATGCTTCCATTCTCTTGGTATCAACGTGAGCAACGTCATTGCCATCAATGTTGAATATGAAAGCCCCACAGTCCTTACACTGTTTAACTCCAAGTTCTTCTACTATACGTCCAACGTATACTGGAGCCTTACCTACTGCAAGCAGTGCGAACGGTTCGAGATGTTAGATAATTTGCTTATCAATGAAGGGTACTGTTCTTTAGTGCCGTTCAGAATCATGTCAATCTTTTTCATGCTAAATCCTTATTTTTAAGTCGAATAATAAAAATGCCTAATAACACACATAGTACTAGAGGAATCCATAAAGATGCTCTAGTACACTGCCAGCCTAAGTATCCTACCATAAGTAGGAATACAACCTTAGTCAACCTTGCTTTCCACATACTTATCAAGATTAGTACGTGACAACAAGATACATACACTCCAGTCCATCTTGGACTCATCACACACTTCCTTAGCCGACTTGATGTATTCTACACAATCGTCAACTATAGCTTTGTGCTGCTCGTCATTGATTTCGCCTTTGTTGAGTTTGGCGTCTGTCTGTTCGATGATAGATGCCATTTCAGCTACAGAATAGGCAATGATACCTAACTGAATGTCTTGATTCAACACTTGAGCACGATTCACTAATTTGTTCTTTTCAATTTTCATTGTCGATTAGTTATTAAATTAAACAATATGACCAATTAGTTTCACCTATAAATAGGTTACTTATAGCACCGCCACGTAAAGGCTTAGTCATGGTACCGACCCCTTCACGGGGTATAGTAGAATCATATCTACCTATATATAAAATTCTAATTTATGGAACGCAAGACCTTCCTGTGCCTACAGTCTCTTTAATAACCGCCGTTATTAAGGTGCGCATGACTATATTCGATTGCTGGTGCAATCTCACAATACTTTGCCTTACCTCTCGATAAGACATCTCTCCAGTATCAAGGTCATACTGTTTGGTGTAAGAGATGTTCTGCATTAGTCTCTGGGCGTGCCCATTATGGTCTCGGAATTTACCAAGTTAAATCTTAAATCAAGAATACACAAATGCATTTTACACCTAAAACTTAACAGTTAGTTTCATTATAGAGCCTATTGCTAACACTAATGCTCTACTATTTAGTTAAGAAACTGGTGTCCTCAATGTCTTGGAAAGTTATTGAGTTTTTTAGTATTACCTACAACCATACTTGGTGCTCTGAGTATCCACGCTTTTACGTACGATATTAAACGCTTCTTCTTATACCAAGTGAGCACAGGTCTTGGGTTACTCAACTTACAGTAATCAATCTCCAATTTTAGATGATTGTACTTGTGCTTTCACTTATTCCCCTCACGGAGAACCTGCCTTAATTATGGATAAATGGTGCTAGCTATTAAACTAGCACCCATTACGTAGGCTATTTCTTTTTCTTGGATTTGTTGTAAACATCCAAATACATACTCTGGTACAGAACCTTCTTATCTGAAACTGGGCAGACAAAATGCTTCTTCATCAGATTGGTGAAGGCATCTATAGTCATGTTAGACAAGATTAAATCACGTACTCCCAGCCAAGCCAGCACTATATCACGCTTCAGTAAAGTGAGTCCTCCTCTTTCTTTACCTATTGCAGCAGCCATTTGTGCTAACTGATTGTAAGCAATATCAGCTACTTTAGCCTGCTCTTCTGTGATTTGAAGTGTTCCTCTCTGTATCGCATCACCACATGCTTGACCTGTGATTAGTTGAGCGGCTGCTTTATATTGGAAACCACTCCTGCCGCCTCTGAAATGTTCATGGCTCTGACAGAACTTACGAAGAATATCATAAGACTCTCTTCCATCAACTATGTAAGCCTTTACGTAGTCTGCGGTTGACCACTTCTTTGAGTTGGAGTTATATCGTATTGCAGATAGCAACGGATTCTCGAACTCAAATTCCAAGTATGAGAGTATGTATGAGTTGCCTTCTCTCCACAATTCACAGGCAGCCATGAACCTATGCTGTCCGTCTATGATAAGTTTGGTTAGCTTATCAATTATGATTGGCGGAACAATCTCTCCTCTCTTCATAGCCTCTTTGATTTTGGCTACGTGTTTTAGGTCAGTTACGGTTCTATTTCCGTGAATAAGTTGAAGACCACTAGGAGATTGGATTCCAAGCACACTTGCTACTACTATTACATTCTTTTCCATGTCGATTAGTTATTTTATTTGTTATTTTTATTCTTTGTTACTATTTTTATACCAGAATACACAAGTTAGTATTCCAATAATAACGGCTATGACCGAAGCCATGCCGTCAGAGATGAATATACCACTACTTAATAGAATCATAATATTCTTCTTTTAGAACATTAGCAATTCCATTCAATACATAGTGAGGAACGTTGCCAGATAGCTGGAACCAAGGTTCTCCCACTTCATTAGTAGTATATATTACAGCCATCCTAATTTTATGAACTTTAATGACACGAGGACGTCTATCAGATGTCTTTAGGTCATTATACTTGTTAAGATGGGTATAAAATGCATCATCGTCATCTGGAATGTCATTCCATTTAGAGGTTTTAGACTCCTTTAAGAATGGCTGACAAGGGATGAGCTTAGCAGGTTTGTCTATCTCTATTGCATTGGGCAATGAGACAAACTTGTTGTTGTACTTTGCAACTATTGCCTTAGTATCAGGCAGATAAAATAATTTCATAATTTTAATCCTCCAATTATAGGTTTATACGATTAGTTAATTGTGCCAGTCTTTACAGCGCTGGCTTTCTGTATAATGCCCTTAGTTTATTGGGATAATAGCTTTGACAATCTATAACTTACAGGAATACTTTTTCTTGAGTCTTCTTTTTCAACTCTGTGATAAGCGTTTCCTATATGTATTTCACTGTCATTATAACCAATGTAATATACATCATTAAAGAATTGTATTTTTAGCACTACGTGGTTGCAATAGAATTGATGTTTATTAGAAAGATGTGTGAATACTTTTTTAAGTCTTTCGTACTCTATACCTTCTTTAAACCTCATAAAACCTCCAAAGCTCACAAAAGATCTAGAAGTTATTATTTCTGTTATTTGTCCTTGTAACATACTTACATATTATATCATAAAGACACATTGGAAGGTTAAGCACATACTCCAGAAGCTGCAGCATTCCTGTAACTTTGCCAGGCGAACCCACCTTTTTATTGCCTTTAAACCAATGTGTCTGTTATTAGTTTATTTACCAAAATAATATTGTAATGCCTGCATTAAATTAGCATCTTGTGAATCAAAATCATTAGTATGTTCAGCTGCATATTCTAATGAATCTAATGTTTTAAATGCTTCTTCAATACTACTAAAAGTTGTATCATACATTGTTGATGGTATAACTATTCTATTAGCTATTGCTCTACCATAACGTAATGATAATGATGTTGCTTTACCATTGTCTAGTAAAGACTTCATAAACTCTTCTTGTTGAGGAGTAAGGAGCAAGTCATTACTCTTATTCGTAACTTGTCCGAATTTGTTTATTCTCATAGGTAGATTTATTTTATAATTAATCCTTGAATGCACATGAAAATACACCTACTAAGAATATACAAAATAAAAAGAGATAGATGAATATATCCATATTATTGCGATTAGTCAATTTAGTTATTGTGACACCTATCTCTAGGTGTTTCGTCTTAATTTGCAAAGACTCATCAGACAATTTCCTAAATTTGGGTTTAAATTGATATAAGAGAATACAACAAACCATTAAAAAGTGTATTCTCTTACTAAGTCCCTAACTAGACCAATTTGAATGTTTGGAAATGATAGGAATTAGTTGGGGATTGTGCTACGCCAATCGCTCTTCTCCTTACTTTATTATCTCCTATTGTGCGAGTAGAGAACAACAAAGTTAAGAATTGCATATACATATCCAACTTTCTGTAATAGAAAGAAACATGTATCATACTTAGGAACGTCTGGATTAGATAGAACAGAGTAAATGACAGTTCCCACTCTAAGGATTCTGTCACCTACCAATTCACCTTTAACAGTTTGCGTTACGCGAGGTCGATTGTAAATACCCACTGGTTACCAAGTGTTCTAGTACCATTAGCTCTTTGTCTCATGGTCTGAACTGATTGGATACGTGGAATTTTAACCTTCTTACCGGCAATACTGTTCAAAGCTGACTCTGCATCTGCCGATTGTTTCCACAAATCAACAGCTGTACCTGATGCAATCACAGCCGGTAGGTTATTACCATCAGCATCCTTTGCACGAGTAGAATCATCATTGTAAGGCACAACAGCTTTTACGAATGAACTGAGATACAATTCTTTCGGTTGACCGTTAACCTCAACAAAGATACCAGGAGCAGGATTGCCATTGAACTTACGTATAAACTTAGATGCTTGCAAATCTTCACCAGAAGGAATGATGAATTCATCTCCTTCAGCAAACATATTGCTACCATCATTTACACGTACTTCAATGTTAGCAAAACTAACACCACTACCAACTTGACCACCAGCAACTTTAACTCTCTGAATTGCAGTTGCAACATTTTGACTTAATGCCATAATACTTAATTTATTAAAAAGTTAATCTATTCCCAAGCTAGTTAATTATTCCTACATTGCCTCTTGGGACAGACAATGTAGAAGATAATGTTTACAAGTACATTATCTAAACTTAACAATATACATATCGTCAACATACTGTAGGCGTTATACATTTAGGCTATATTATAAGTTTTATAGTTAGGCTATATTGGTATATTATATATAAGGGTATATAAGAGAGGGATTAATCCCTCTCTACTAATTCGGTTTTGTAAACCATAAGTGTATTAATATTGTAAGAGTTTTTCAATCTTAGCTAAATCTCTTTTTAGTGATATTCTCTCCATCTTTAAGATGCGCGTCACGTCTTTTTCTTGGTTTGTAGTCCTTAAGATATGATTCTCCCCAACACTAATTCTCATTGCTATGCGTGCCTTTTCACATTTAATATCTGCTACTAATGTGTCGTATATTGTTACTGTATATTTCCCTATTTCTCTTCTTTCCATATTCTGTAATTATTAATTGTTTGTAATAATGAATGAGCCTTTTTAAGTCATGCTTAGGACTTTAGTAGTTAATATCTTAAACCTGTACTATAATCGTCTTGGATTGATTGTATTGTTTCTAGAGCGTCTAAATCATAGCTAACAACACTTGCAAAACTTAAACTCTCATAAACTTCAATATCTTCTAAAGTTGCCATAATGGTACACGGTTTACCCACCAACCGTAAAGTTTTAAATTGTAAATTATTATTTATGTAAGCAGTTTAAAGACTTGCTTAGGTCTGTAATGTTATGCAAATTCAAAACCAATTAAAGCGGCTGGCACTTCAAAAGGTCTGCCCGTTCTTGTCGATATAGAACGGGCATAAACTTGGCGATAGCAAATTATCTCCTTGCCTCTAACAAGGTTTGCAAATATTTCCCCCAGTTCTTTGTTTGTTGTGCTGGGTGTAACTTTCGCCCTAACTTCTTTAGCAATGGTTGAGTTGTTGATAACCTCAACCGTCTTGCCGTCTTGTCTTTCAAATGCCTTTCTTAGAATGGTAGAAAGCCAAAGTTCTTGTTCTTGTCCGTCCCCGTCAATGAGTAGAGCAACCACACTAACCGTATTGCGTTCGTTTGATTGAGCAAAGCAATATTCATCAGGTGCTAACTTAAACCGTCTGCCATTTTGGTATGGTGATAGGTCATCTTTTGGAATAGATGCGGTTCGGTTGGCAAGTTGGTTAAACACTTGTTCATTGTCTTTGTTAATTCTTGTAAAACCTTCTAACATGGCTTTAATGTTTCGACACGCTGGACTTCCTTCTAGTCCGTTAATGGTTTGTTTCGGGTTTGTGTCATTCACCCTAACGACTTGCCGTTTCCCTCTCGCACTGGGGCGTACGCCTTTGTCGCTAACTTTATGTAAGTGTTATAAATTTAGGCTTGATTTTTCTAACGAAACCCCCAGGGGGTGTTTCGTAGAACACTACCCTCTCTCTCTCTCTCTCTCTCTCTCTCTCTCTCTCTCTCTCTCTTGTAACTTACATAAAACCATAATCCTGCACTGTAACAAGATTTGCAATTCGCGAATCTAACAAATATCTGCCAATAGAGTTAAAATATTATATGACTAATTACCTCAATGGGGAGGGGGTGTAATTTTGGAGTACCTAGTATTTGAGTTCGCCTATATTAAATATATTTAAGCATATACCATTAGGTAGTGTATCTAAAATCCATTACCTTTGTATTACTTAGTAATAAGGAAGAAATAACATATTAATTATAAAATTTTAAACTATGGCTAAAGAAGTAAAAGAAACTGTAGCAACAGAAGAAGGTAACAAGAGCCAATGTGGTAGTTGTGAACCCAAGGAGGATTCTATCATATGGGGTAAGATTATAGTAGCTAAATTAACAGTATTAGACAAGATTATCTCTGGAATGGAGAATGGTTCTAATATTGAGCATTGTTTAACATTATCTAATATTTATAAGAATTTATGCAATTAAAATCTATACTTGATAAGTATGATGTTATAGAGGCACAAGTACTCTATAATAAGGCAGTAGAATTACTACAGCTAATTAGTGATGAGGAATTAGAAGAGATATTTACTAAGTATCCAGCATTGTTCTCTAAGATTACTAATGTTCACTTAACGCATGAACAGCTATTAAGGGATAAGCAAGCTATTAAAGATGCTATTGATATATTTATAGAGACCATTGAATCTCGTAACCTTAGTAAGGATGAATTTGATGCAATGACTCTTGATGATATTAAAGACTATCTTAATAGTGTTATTACAAGTAAAATTCCAAGTCTTCACAGAATCATTAATGAACTGGAGGACAAGTTTAATAATGTAAACAATGATACCAGAAATCAGGCAGATTAAGATGAATCTAACTCTGTTTGAGCAGGGTGTAGAGGAGTTTATGAAGAAGGCAGAACAGGTTAAGAATGATAACATAGAACTAGCTAAAGAGAATGATTCTTTAAAGAAGAAGATAGCTGAGCTAGAGGAAAAGCTGAAGAATAAATGATATACTACAGGGATAGAATGTGCTATATAGTCCTTCGAGAAGGAGATAGAACGGTACAAATTGCTCATACAGTCCCAACTAATCCTCAAATTGCTGAGGAGTTATTACATATGCACTTAGCCAAGGCTTATGAACAGATGGCAGAATTGATAAAGAATGACAAGAGAAGAGCGTTAGAAATTGAAACATATGGTAAGAATTACTGACAATAAAGAAATAAAGGAAGCTGTATTAGCAGGCTTACAAAGGAACAAGGAGAAGTATGGTAAAAGATATTGTCCTTGCTCCTTAGTAAGGGACGATGATACAGTATGTATGTGTAAAGAGTTTAGAGAAATGGAAGAGGGTATATGCCATTGCCAACTATATATAAAGACTAAGGATGAAAGTATTCAGGGATGATAGGTCTGACAAAGTTCTTTTAATAGAGAAAGGTGATTTAGATAACAGTATAGCTAGTAAGCTGAGAGGTCATCATGTATCATATATAATTGCTCCAGTAGAGGCAAAGAATAATGAAATGTTCTTAAGACAAGCTGATTGCTGCATTAGCATACAAGGAACTTATTACGGTAAAATATTATATTATGAGTAATCAATTTACATTTATAACTGGTGAGAAGGGTGCAGCATTATTTAATTTAGCTGTTCTTAATTATGCTAATCCAATGCCTCCTGCACTCTACAATCTAAAGTGTAGAGCTATACAAGAAAGAGCTTATGTACATCCAGGCTGGGACTATCTTAAATATCCAGCAGTAGAACTAGAAGTATGTTACTCTAACTTGACATCTAACAAGATGTATGATGAGGAATTAGATGAAGATGGTTATCCGATTCTCGTATTTGTGGGAAGATGCGATTCATTATAATAGTAAGAGGAACTAGAGGATATGGTGTAGACTACGGAGTTATAGACCCATTTCCATATAATGAGATAGTATCATCCTTAGATAGACTCGGAGAGAATATATTATATGCTCTAAAGAATTTCTCAACACAATGGGAAGACTCAATACTATCAGTAAAAATTAAAGGCGACTTTAGCAATTAAGCTAGAGCCGCCTTTTTGTTTATTTCTGATACTCATGTATATTATTGAATTTTACACAGATACCACTCTTCATATATACTTCTACATCTTCGTCTTTAGTAAACCAATGCCAGCATTCCTTCTCAGTAGGGAAGTGGTCTTGTTCAAATCTAATTGTCTTTAATGGCTTAGAGTGTTTATCCTCTGTCCAAATCCAAACGTCCATCATAAAATGTCTCATAATTGTGTTGTGTTTAATTGTTAATAAAACTTAGGTAATATAATACCAATCATTCCTATCTCTGATATTCATATCTTGTAACTGCTTACTATCTAAATGATAATCGCCATCTCTAAAGTTTAGTTCCTTAGTACTATAGTTCCAATAAAAGTATCCGTGCCAACCTGGAAGCATTAATATCTTACCAGTAGCAGCGTGAAGTGTAGCTTGATTATAATTCATAGTACTAAGATTCCTAAAACTATTCCTAATAAATCTGCTAGCAAATCATCCCAGCTCCAACCTTTGTATTTTACTTCATCATAAGTTTCTTTACCAAATGAAGCTATTAGAGCTAGAGCAATTCCACTAACTATATTTAAGATTAATCCAAATATTACTACAATAGCAAAGCAGCATATCATATGTAATATTTTATCACCCTTCAGGAATTTCTTTATTTGGTCTATCATGTTTATCAAATTTCTTCCAAATGCCAGTTATTGAATCTATCCCAAGTAATGCCATGCAGCATACTAAGAATGTATCTATCATTAATGGGGCTTGGATAACATGGACAGTACAATATAGTAATACTACTATAGCTACTATCCATCCTAATACCCCACATACTCTCTTACTACTAATACCAGAATGTGAAGTAACCATCCCCTTTATAAAGGTTATAAATTTCATACTCTTAGAAATTAAACATCTGTATTCTACTAGCTACATCCGTTCCACTTCCAGATTTACTCCAATGTTTATCAGATGGGTTGGCTAATCCTTGTAGATACTTCCTAACTCCACCATTACCAGCTAACCATGCCCCACCTAATAATCCGAATTTAGTATATCCTTTCTGTGCAGCTAGTTCTAAATCTTGCTTATTAAAACCTCTCTCAAATTGTTTAGCTAATTTAATAGCAGCTTTTATTTGTAATTTAGGATTATTCCTAAATGTCTCTACATCAGTTCCAGCATAGGCAGAAATATTATTATACTTCTTACCATCTTGCATGAATTGGAAATACCCATAAGCAGGAGCGCCAGCTTTATTCTGAATTGCACTATTAAATCCAGATTCTTGTTCAGCCATTTTAGTAAGGAACTGTCTATAGTTCTTAGCTTCTGGGTCTTCTTGCTCTACTTCATCATACCATCTATTAAATTCATCTAATCCTTTGGACGGCTTAATATTGAATAGTTCTCTTTTCATGGGTTGTTCTTCTTTAATAACAGGTTGTTCAATTGGTTCCTCAACCTTAGATTGTACTACTATTGGTTCATCTCTAGTAATAGGAATATTATATGTACTAAATACATTTGGGGAACTTAACTCTAACCTTGGAATATCAATGCTTGGAGACTCTACTGGGATATATGATACAAACTGTAATCCTTCCTGACCTTTCCTAATCCTATTATTAGAGTATGTAGGTCTGTCCGATTTCATAAACTTCTTCCTCATATCTCTCTTATTATTAAGAGCTTTGGAGTTTCTTACTAATGGAGAGTCTTTGAATTTAAATCTTCTACCATCCGATACTAAACTTCCCCCCTTCTTAAGAGTTAGTAATGAACCTTGCATTAGGGGTTCCCTTCTTATATATGGATTCTTAGGAATACTCTTAATACTATCCCAAACTCTCCTACTACCTATATAAATAGGATTCTCTTGTTGTAGTATAAATGGAGTTCCAACCTTATCCATTAATGCTGCTTGTTTAGTAGCTCTTACTCCTTCCGCTACATTCTTTCCAGACCATCTTTTAGCATAGTCAGCTGGATTAAATTTCCATAAGTCTTGGGATATTTGAGTAAGTTTACCCTTATTATTGTAGTCAATCTTTATAACATGACCTCCTACATCATCTATTGGTCCAACATAGTTAGTACCAGGTTGTCTGAAGGTTTGGAATCCATCTGGCATTTCAATAACCATATCACCTTCCTTACCTTGCAACTTACCTATACCATTAGAGTATTCATTAAACTCTTCTATATCTCTAAACCTTAATGGTCTAGAATCCTTAACTACAGATTGCATTTGGTATCTTCTATTCTCAATACCAGGATATAGTTTATTATATCTTTCACCATGACTAAATCCTTGACCTTTAGCTGGCTTAAATGATTGAACTACTCTTTGAAACCAAGGACTTCTACTTATTAACGGGTCATTCTTGAATAGATACATTCCTAGTAAATTTCTATCACCATTATTACCTTCTGGTGTTGCTGAACCAGTATATGTAGACTCATTACTTCTTATGTCTTTTAAGGACACAGAGGCATTACCTTTGGTTCTTCTTCCTACCTTATAAGCTGCAATTCTAGCTGGGGTCTTCTCTACATTAGATAAGAACGGCATTACTCTATTGATAGTAGCCATAGCAACATTAGTAGGAGTACGTGCCTCCCTGTTAAATATCCAATGATTCTTATTAAGAGCATTCCAGCCCAAGTCAGCATCTCCCTTAATAAACTTAGTAGCTAATCCATTCTTAGTAATATTGAGTCCTTTACTCCCACCATATATTGCACCTGGGTTTAGATACTCCCCAACTTCAGATGGAATACCAGTTTTACCTTCGAGCCATTGTCCAAATCCACCAGTAGCATTATTAACAGTTTCACTACCCAGTAATCCTCCCAATACTGTAGCTGGAGTTGTTACTAATGCAGCTCCTGCCATTGCAGGCATTACTGTTCTTTCTAAGCCTACTAATGGGTTAGTTTCATTTCTCATTGAAGATTTAAACCTCTCCTTAGCTCCTTTAATGGGATGCCAATAGTCTCTATTCCTTTCAGCAGCTGTTCTTGTATCAGTAGAAGGTTCTCCTCCCAAATCAATAAGTTGGTCTTGTCTAGGTTTAGCCTTAATAAACTCAAAAATAGTGGGCTTAACCACTCTAGCATTATCCTGCCTAGCTACTATATCACCTCTTTGCAACTTCTTTATCCTCATATCTAATAACGTTATTATGTAATTTCTTGTGACAGTTAGAGCATACTACTATGCACTTATTCATCTCCTTTATAAAAAGAGGAGTGGGGAGATTCTTAACTGCCCTAGATATAGTATAGAGTTTATTCCTTATATGATGTAACTCTAAACAGCAGTAGGTAGTCTCCCCACATATACAACATTCTTTCTTCCTCTCTCTTAGTAAGCTTTTGTTAATTTTAGCTGTTTCAGCATTCTCCGTCATAATTAATCATTAATGATGCCACTTAGCTGCATTCCTAGCGAAATTAGCTCTCTTCTTTTGTAATGGAGTAGCATTAGGATTGTTAAGTACAGAACGTGCATGTTCTTGAACACTTTGTCCAGCTTTCTTAGCTGATGCTGTAAACTTACCTCTATTCTCTTTCTTAATATGGATACCACTTCCATTCTTACATCTTGGTATTAACTTACTTCCCTGTCTAAACATAGGAATGCCATCACAATCTACATTACTACACATCTCCTTTAAAGAGATATACAATGCCTTCAATTCTCTCTGATTTAGTTCCATAATTAAATAAGTTTATGTTTCATTTTTTTATTTACAAAATTAAAGCTAAATTTGCACATTATCAAATGAAAGATGGTAAATTATAAATAATGGATTGATGAAAATGAATTAGAGTTTAATTTTAGACAGACTAACATTCAACAATTAAAGGAAATAGATTAATGTCGTTAAGTAGACTAGAAGCAATTTATGGCTGGATTAATAACTTAGGTCCAAACGTTAAGACTATCATTATTATAGTTTTATCAATAATAGTATTGGAAACAGGTTTTAGAGGTCATACGAAACTTATCTTACAAGATTATACTGAACAAGTCCAGCAGGAAAAGCACCTCGCTGAGGAATATACAAAGATAATCTCCCCTTCTATTAATGAATACATTGAAAGAATATTGGTACAGGACAAGGATGCGTCTAATGTTATCCTATTGAATTATCACAATTCCTTGGTTAGTACTCATGGATTATCGTATAGATACCTTACAGCACTAACTGAGAAGAAGAGAGGTCTGGATACTAAGAGCTGTTTAAGAATATGGAAGGAGCTAGAATATACAAACTATGGAGATGAGATTGAAAAGATAAATGAGAATAAGTCCTTAAGAATGGATAGTATTCAACAATATAGCACAAGTCTACCCAACTTAGTAGAGTTGTTACAACGTAGCAAAGCTAAGTCAGCTGCGTTCTACACATTATCAGGTGTAGATGGACCTGTAGGAATGTTAATAGTTATCTATCCTGTTAGGAAGGAGTACTACCTGGGATATTATCAATCTATAATAGCTCCATCTCTTCAACCTCTTACAACATGGTTAGATTATAATTCAGTAAAGGATAAATTTAAAAGGCTATATGAAAGTGGACAAGCAGAACCAGAACGTTTGCTACAACGATGAGAAGCACATGTACTGGGATGAAAATGGAGTATATGTATCAGTAACAACATTAATTGGCAAATTCTGCCAAGATTTTGATAAGGATTTCTGGTCAGGTTATAAGGCATTAGAGAAGTTATTATCAGCAGACGAATTTAAGGCTGAGAAGTCTCAGTTACTAAACACACATAAGATAGATGTTAAATACTTCTGTGATATGTATGGGTTTACTGTTAATGATTACAATAAAGCTCAGCAGGATATTTTAGATGAGTGGCAGAAGACTAATGCTGAATCCTGTGAAAGAGGTTCTAAAATTCATGCTGAGTTAGAAGGTAATTATACTTCTAAGAAACAATGTGAATTAAGAAAGTTCGGACTTGGAGGTAAGTTTGAAGTAAATACCAATGACTCTTTAATGGAGCACAATAAGGATTTACTTGATATTGAAAAGGGAGTATTCCCTGAGTATATGATATATAGGAAGTCAGATGATGGCAAGTTTAAACTTGCAGGACAGATTGACTTACTGATTAAGGATGGTAATGACATCTATATCATAGACTACAAGACTAATAAAAAGTTAGACGATAAATCCTTCTTTGATAAGAGAACTAAGAAATGTCAAATGATGAAGTATCCCATGAATAATATTATGGATTGTAACAAGATGCACTATGCATTACAGTTATCAACCTATGCTTGGATGCTTCAGAAGCTAAACCCTAAGTTCGTTGTTAAGAAATTAATACTTATACATTACGACCATCAAGGCAATGTTACAGAACATGAGCTTGACTATCTGAAGGATGATGTGGAAAGAATGTGTAGGTTCTATAAGAAGGAAGCTATATTAGAAGCCAGAAAGAATAGCAGAAGACCTATAGAATTCTAATATTACCTATATGAGTATCTTTCAAACACCTAGGTTTGAGATATTAGCAACTTTATGAACTAAATAGAATAAATATGGGTCTTGGTGCTATTTTAAATGGGCACACTAACGAGATGCTTGGGCTGAATCAGAATATATCTGCTGCCCGCATCCGTTTGTGTAAAGAATGTAAGCTCTATAAAAAGAGTGTGGTATTGGGTGAGATTTGTAACAGTAAGTTATGGATAAACCCAAATAATGAAGATGTAAGTGCAGAGAAGAAAGATGGATATATTAATGGATGTGGATGCAGGCTAAGAGCTAAAACAACTCTACCTAATGCAACGTGTCCTATAGGAAAATGGTAATTTAATTTTAATGAATATGAATAGTTTAAGTACAGTAGAAGCAGTGTTAAAAACAAAGAATCAATTAATCAAAGGAGATGGTAATGGTAAGAATAGTTTAATGGGTAATGGTGATGTATTTATTATGTCTCCTACTGTAGCTGAAATGGCTAAACAGGATGCTAAAGTAAAGTTCAATGAACAAGTTGAAGAGGCTAGAGCAGAATGGAATGCTAAAATTGAAGAGCAAGAGAAGCACGCTAAGATGATGGATGAGAAGATGAAGGACTTACAAATTGTTCCTATTAATAGCTATGTATTAGTGCAGCCCTATGCTAAGAACCCCTTCCAGAAGATGAAGGTAACAGAGTCAGGGTTGATACTTCCAGAATATACTGGCACATTTAAGAATCCTGATTCAGGAGAAATGGACCAAGAAGTGAACCTATCAGTTCAAGCTTTAGTAATAGAGGTCAGTCCTTTATGTAAATTTGTGAAGGAGGGCGATATTATTTACTATAGAAGAGCTTGTGGAGTTCCTATTCCATTCTTCGGGCAAGGATTTGAAGTTGTAGCTGAACCCCAAATTCAGGTAGTAGTTAATTCTGGATTAAAAGATAGATATACGAAGGAATTTAAAAGTGATAATGCATAATGGAAGAGAAAGTTTATTTTATGCCAGGTGAGGTAGTAACTCTTAAGCAAGATATACCTAACAAACCTGTAATGATTGTGGTTAAGAAAGAGACTATGAGCATTAGGACTCATGGTGTTCCCAACGTAACAGAAGATTATTTTAAAGGTATTAGATGTAGATGGTTCTCTACAGAAGGAGTTTTGCAGGAAGCTATTTTTAATACCAAAGACCTTTTGAAGGTATAATTGATTTAGTTAAAGTATGATAAGTATGTTTCAACAGGGTGGGCAGATGAACGAAGAACAAAAAGCGTTCACTGCCTATCTTATTAAAGTCCTAAACCCTAAAGATGCAGCGGACTTTGAGAATAAAGTAGCACAGCTATCAGAGAACGAATTAAAAGAGTTTTATAAACAATACAAAGCAATGGAAGGTAGTCAAATTTCAATGGCTAAATTAGGAGCCAAATTAAGTTATGTTCAAACCCTTAGAGGTGAGTGCCCAGAAGGATACGAGGTTGAGAAGTATATGGCTGGAGGTTGTGTTAAGTGCAAGAAGAAAGCTGAGGGTGCTAAAGTAGTAGATATATTTAAGGATAAATGTGGAGGTAAAGCTAAGAAGAGAGTTAAGAAAGACCAGAAAGGTGCTGTAGTTAATAAGACTGATACCGTACACACAAATAAGGGAGTGTATAATGTTAGTAATAAGAAGCTTCCTTATAAAAAGATGACTCCTGCTGATTATAGAAAACTATCTGATAAAGATAAAGTTAAGGTTGATATGAAAGACCAAGCTAATGGTAGAGGTGCTGGCGGGGCAGGAGCTGTAAAGAATAAAGGAATTGGTAAGAATTACTTCGGAGGAACAGTCCAAAGACGTATAATTAAACAGTAATTATTATGACAATATTTCTATATGATAATGTAAATCATGAATTGCGATTAAACGAACCAGAGATTCTTCTTATTAAGGAGTTCGCTGAGTTATGGACTAATGATAGAAATATCAGTAAGGAAGACCCAAAGGGTACTAAGAAGCTAAGAGCATTCAAAGAGTTTACCTATATGTACCTAATGATTGATTGGCAATCACACTACTCACAATTTACTGAAGCAGAACGTAATGAGGCTGCTAAGCAGGATAGTGGTATTACAGAAGAGGAGTTTAACGACCCTCTGTTTAGGGCAGCATGTAGGAAATATAGAGAGATACAAGAATCAGCAAGAGACATTAAATTAATTAGGGCAGCTCAGAATAAGGTAGACGAGTTGATTGATTATTTCAATGAGGGTTCTGATTTACAAGAAAGAGACCCCATTACTGGTAAACCAATCTTTAAAGCTAAGGACGTTATCGGTGAAATGTCATCTATATCTAAGGTATTAGATGAATTAGATGCCTTAGAAGCCCGTATTAAGAAGAAACAGAAAGCTGCTACAGGTCTTCGTGCTGGTGCTGTTGAGGGATATGTACCAAAACTAAAGTAACATGGCACGTGGAAGGAAACCTAAAAATAAAATCCAGGAATCCCCTACTGTCCAAGCCTTAGTTGAAAAGGTTACTGAGGTAGGGGAGAATGCTGGAGTACTAGAACAGAAGTCTACAGAATTTGAATGGGATGTTAAAATTGGGGACCCAATAGACTATTTTGACTCTAATCTATCTTATGAACTTACTGGCTATAGACCTATTGATGGTACAAGAGGATTAGACTTTGACCCAGAATGGTTTATGGAAGCTAGACGAACTAAGGCTGCTACTGGTAAATATTGTAACGAACCAATGTTTGGTAAGGCTTATGGTGAGTTCTGGGACCAAGAATATGATAGATGTAGAAATGGCATGACTGTTAATGGTTATACTATTACTGGTGATAATTATTTCTTTATTAATTACTATCAGCTACCTAATCTATCTTCTGCTACTAAAGCTGGTGGTGGTCGTTCGGTAGACTTCCCGAACTTCTTCGTAAAACAATATGAGTACTTCCATTACATAGAATTATGTAAAGTATTGAGAAAGAATGCCATTGGATTAAAAGCCAGAGGTGTTGGATTCTCAGAAATAGCTGCTGCTATCCTTATTAATGGTTACATAACAAGACCACACTTCAGAGGAGTAGTAGCTGCACAACAAGAAGGTTATGTTGATGATACCCTTAGCAAGTGCTGGATGCAATTATCATACTTAGATGATAATACAGAAGATGGTATGAGAAAACTAAGGCAGGTTCACAACACAGCTAAGTGGAAGAGAGCTTCTAGTAAGAATGTAGATGGTGTAGAATCTGGATGGATGTCAGAGATTGAAGGTATTACAGCTGATAAGCCTAATAAGATTAGAGGTGACCGTACTGATATTTTAATGTACGAAGAAAGCGGTTCATGGCCAAATTGGAAGAAAGCTTTCATTCAGGGTGATGCTTTGATTGATATTCAAGGACAGAGATTCGGTATTAAACTAGCTTGGGGTACAGGTGGTGATAGTGGTCCTGCATTAGAAGGTGTAGCTGCTGCATTCCATGACCCTAGAGGTTATGATGTACTCCCATACAAACATAACTATACTAAGGAAGGTACTTACGTAGAGACTGCATATTTCATCCCTGCATATACTATTGTTACTGCCCCGGGATATGTTGATAATAGAGGATGGACTGACCCAGAGAAGGGTAAAGAGTTTTATATGGCTAAAAGAGCCACTAAGATAGCTGACCCTAAAGGATTAATGCTATACTCTGCTGAGTATTGCTTTACTCCTGATGAAGCATTAGCTTTGGAAGGTGATAACCAGTTTAATACTGTATTACTTACAGAACAGTTAGCTGCAATTAAATTACATAAAGTTACTCCTCCGGAGTTAAAACCTAAATGGGGACAGCTAGAGTATATATTCCAAAATAATGTACATTCTGAGGAAGCTAAGAACGGAGTAAGGTTCATCCCTAGTGATAAGGGCAAGGTCTGCATTATTGAACATCCCATTAAGAGTGAGAATGGTGTAGACTTTAGAAACCTATATGTAGCTGGTATCGACGGTATTGATATGGGTATGAATGATACATCAGATAATACAAGGGACCCATCAGACTTCTGTGTAGTAGTTAAAAAGAGATGCTTTGGTTTACAAGAGCCAATGTATGTTTGTGTCTACAAAGACAGACCCAACAACCTTGAAGAGGCATATAGAACTACCTTAAAGATATTGGAATATTATAACTGTAAGGCTTGTCTGGAATCTACTCGTATTAGTATTCTTACTTGGTTTAGAACTAAACATAAGGAAGAGAGATTCTTAATGAGAAGACCAAGAGCTACTCAATCTGATATACAGGGTGGTAGGAGTAAACAGTTTGGTGCTCCTGCAACTGAAGCAGTTATTCAACATCAGTTAGACCTTATTGATTGCTACATCAATGACTATTGTCACAATATGTGGTTTGAACCAATGATTAACGAGCTTATCACTTACTCATACGAGAATAAGAGAAAGTTTGATATTGTAGCTGCAATGGGTATGGCTGAACTAGGAGATGAAGAATTAAGTGGAATTACACCACAGGAAGTTGATAATGGAGGTAGGAAGTTAAAGTTATTTGGTTACTGGACTGATGAGAATGGTATTAAGCATAAAGGAGTCATTCCAGATAAACAGTCTATAGTACCTAGGTTTAACCTATTCCCCACACAATATTATGACGACACAGGATATAGAACAAGCAATCCGAGATTTAATTAAATCTTTATATTGCGTAGAATATCAAGGAGTCCTAAGGGTCTATGAAACCACTTATAAATTCCCAGGAGAAGAGCCTGAGCACGTGGGATATAGAATGGACCTTGGACTTAATAAAGATGAGAAGCCATTGTCCATTGCGTGTGATGGAACGGCTGAGGAATTTTTGAAGTTTATTGAGAAAGAACTAAAGGAGAGAAGTTTAGTAAGAACTAAGTACTTCACTGCTATACAATTATATGATTACGAAGATGAGTGCAAAGCAAAGAAGTGATGATTATTTGATAGAGAAGATTGACAAAGCTGTAAATGAGTTAGTCTTCAATAAATGGAAGTTACAGAAGGCATACAACTACTATAATGGTAAGAGAGACACCGAACAGTTTAGGTATCTTGAAGAAAACTTTGGAATAGGTAATCCTACTTCTATTGAGTTCACTCCTCTTATAAAGAAACACGTTGATGCTTTAATTGGAGAGTATTTAGACATTCCAATTCTTCCAAAGGTATCTTGTAAAGATAAAGAAACAATCTCAAAGATTACTAGACAGAAGGAGTTAGAAATAAGCCAGCAAGTCTATACATTCTTACAGAAGCATTTGAACAATCAAATTCTAGCCTTTATAGGAGGAGGTAATGTTAGTGATGCTTCAGTTGAGGCGGATATAGAAAAGCTAATTGAAGATATTAATAACAACTTCATCAGTGACTATGAGATAGCTGCACAGAACGTTATTGAGTATGTAATCCAATCAAGGAACACTGACTTGGCTAATAAACTAAAGGCACTGTTGTTAGACTTACTTGTTACTGGATGCTCATTCTATAAAGTTAAACCATCAGCTAGTGGAACTAATATTAGTATTGATGTTCTTAATCCCTTAAATACATTTGTTGATAGAAACCCTGAATCTCCTTATGTAAAGGATAGTTATAGGGTTGTAATTAGGAAATGGATGACCAAACAGCAAATTCTTATTGAGTATGGTAAAGACCTAAATGATGAGAGTAGGGCTGAATTGGAAGATATGTATGAGCATTACTCTGACAGTTCTTATATGTATATTAGAGCTATGGAGAATCAAGTAGGATGTAGACCTATTATGGAAGGTGAGGGTGCTGGATTAGATGCAGGTAAAGGTATTGTTCCAGGTTTCCCTGCTGATACTTATGAATCATTTAATTACAAATTACTTCCTGTCTATGAAACTGAATGGATTGATATAGATAAAGAAGGTGATGAGTATGTTCAGAATAGGTACGAGGGAGTTAGAATCGGACAGTCAATATATGTTCTTACTGGCAAATCAGAGAATGTAATTAGAACTAAGGATGCTCCTACTAAATGTGGACTATCTGTTAATGGTATATATCTGGTTAATAGAGACAATGTTCCACAATCTTTAGTATTACAATGTGCACACCTACAAGATAAGTATGACTTAATTACTTACTTTAGAGATAATATCTTAGCTAATAGTGGTACTGATGGAGACTGGCTAGACTTATCAATGCTTCCAACTATATTAGGTGATGACCTTACTGAAAGAATACAGAAGTGGATAGCATTTAAGAAGACTGGGGTAGCTTTAGTAGATACAAGTCAAGAAGGTAGAGCATTTAATAACAATACTTCATTTGCTGGATTTACTGACACTATTAAAGTACAAACAATCCAAGCATTTGACTTAGCATTACAGAGAGTGGAAGACCAAACCTCATCTATCACTGGTGTATTTAGAGAAAGACTTAATGGTATTCAACAGAAGGATGCTGTTAGTAATGTAGAAGCTGGAGCAAGAAACTCCTATACAATTACTAAGCCATTCTATCAGACTATGGACACATTATCAATAGACATTCTTAGAGACTGTCTTGATATAGCTAAGATAGTATGGAAGAAAGGATTAACTGGAACTCTAATTCTTGGAGATAAGTTACAAAAGGTATTTACAGCATTACCAGAGCATTTTACTCATACTGATTACGATGTGCATATTGTGCCGAGTACTCAGATTATGAAGGAGATGCAGAATGTTCAACAAATCATTATTGAGCTTATAAAGAGTGGTCAATTAGACCCAGATATGATTGTTGATGCTTTAACTGCTAGAAGTCTTACTGAACTTAAGGCTAAGGTTACTAAAGCCTTTGCTAAGAAGAAGAAGGAGATGAATGAGGTAGGTCAAATGCAACAGCAGCTTGAACAATTACAGCAAGAGAATCAGAAGTTACAACAACAACTACAACAAGCTCAAGGTAAGATTGAAAGTCTTAATGAAGCTAAATTGGAAATTGAAAGACAAAAGGTTCAGAACGAAGCTGATATTAACTGGTATAATGCTAGGACTCAAAGAGACAAGTCTCAAAGTGATGCTGATAACGATACTAAGAGAACAGACATTGAATATGCTCAATTATTCGATGGTAATCAAATGAATAACGAAGTTAAAAACGCATAAGAATGATTAATCTCAATCAGAATGAAAGACCAACCTCCCTGCAAGTAAGTAGATTATCTCTACTACCTGCAGGTGACTTTGAGTTACCTTATGGAAGTAATGCAGTTCTTGTTAAGAACATTACGGAAGATAATGTAACTGTAGAGGTACTATTAAAAGATTCAGAAGGTCAGTATGTATCTACTGTGTTCTATCCTGGATGGAATCCAGAGTTAGTTATAGGTATTAAAGCTGTACCTGAAAGTACATTACAAGTAGGTAACTAACATGGGAATTTATATTGGCATTGGTAACCATATTGGGAGAGCCAATCTAAAGGTTATCTCAGTTGTAGTTAGAGTTATAGATAAAGGTACTGGATTACCCTTAGTAGGTGCTATAGTTGTCTTTAAGGGTAAAGAGTACGTAACTGATGCCAATGGACAAGTAATATTAAAAGGATTTGAGAACAGCAGCTATCCACTAATAGTCAAAAGACAAGGACATGAGTCTGTTGTTATAGACAGGTGGAAGTTAGAGAATGGAGACATTTATCTTACTGATGTTACTAGAAATATTCTTGCCGAAATTGGCGTTAATATACTTACAGAAGATGGTGGTCTAATCTTTAGAGATTTGGCAAACATTATATTAGAAGATGGTAAATTTATGGTTACAGAAAATGGTGATTTAATTTATTTGAATAATGGCAGCAACTGACATTAAAATCTCCCAAATGACCCCTGCTACAACACTGGCTGGTGATGAGTTAATCCCTATTGTTCAAAATGGTGCTAACAAATCAACTACTGTTAATAAGGTAATTGAAGGCTTAGCTACAGAACAGTGGGTAACTGATGCAATAGCTGATGCAGGAGGTAAGGTTCTTGTTGTTACAGAACTACCAGCTAAGGGTAATCCCAATACCATTTACATGGTTCCTAATGAAAGCTCTAGAGCCAACGATGTATACGATGAGTATATATGGATGGTTACTACTGAGAAAACAGGATGGGAGTTCTTAGGTAATAAGCACGTTGAGGTAGACTTAACAGGTTATTACAACAAGACACAAGTAGATAAAGCTATTGAGGATTCTGAGGCAAGAAGCACAGCTGCTATTGCTCTAAAAGTTGATAAGGTAGACGGTAAGCAGTTATCTACTAACGACTACACAACAGCTGAGAAGCAAGAAGTAGCAAAGATAGCTAACAAGGTAGATAAGGTTGAAGGTAAACAATTATCTACAGAAGATTATACAACAGCTGAGAAGCAAGAAGTAGCAAAGATAGCTAACAAGGTAGATAAGGTTGAAGGTAAACAATTATCTACAGAAGATTATACAACAGCTGAGAAGCAAGAAGTAGCAAAGATAGCTAACAAGGTAGATAAGGTTGAAGGTAAACAATTATCTACAGAAGATTATACAACAGCTGAGAAGACTAAACTGCAAGGTGTGGCAGCTAATGCTAACAACTATGTACATCCAACTACAGCAGGTAATAAACATATTCCAGCTGGAGGTACAGCAGGTCAAATACTCGTAAACAATGGTGACGGTACAGCTGAATGGCAGGACAATCAAGGTGGTGGAATTGACTACACTGGATTAGAAGACATTTACTCTTATGGGGTTGAATGGGATTCTACAGTAGCTGACCCTACATTGACTAGAATTGGTAATCCTCTATTACATAAGTCATTACCTATCCAATCTCAGTATAAGGGTTGTGTAGCTAATGGTGCAGAAATCAATTATTATCTAAACCCTAATGATTGGTCACAAAAAGCTGATGAAACTCCTTCTGTATTAGATGGAACTGATGGTACCGTAAGAGTACATATACCTAAATTCTATGGTAAGTCTGGAGTTGAAGGTACTAAGAGGTGGGTTAGAATGTCTACTATTAAGATGGACAATACCTGGATTGAAATTCCAGAAATGCTAGTTGATGCTTACAGAAGTACTGTTGATACTACAGTTTCTGCAACTCCTAAAGCAGTTTCAGTAGTTAATACTACAGCACAGTTCAGAGGTGGAGGTAATAGAACTGCTAACGACACATATTTAGATACTGATGCATTTAGAAGTGACTTAGGTAAACCAAGAACTAATATCTCAAGAGCTAACATGAGAACTTATGCTACTAATGCTGGTTCAGAAATGTTGTGCTATGAGTATTACAAGTGGATATTCTACTGGGCTTGGGTTGTTGAGTATGCTACACTAAACTCACAAAAAGCCTATACTGCTGATTTAACAGCTGAAGGTTATCATCAAGGCGGATTAGGTGATGGTGTTACCACATGGAATAGTGATTGGAATACTTATAATGGTTATTACCCATTAACACCATGTGGATATTGTAATGATATTGGTAACTTCACTGGAATTAAGGAGTTAGTTATTCCAGAGACCGTAGTGGATGAATCTACAACAGTCCCCACTAAGACATTTAAAGTTCCAAGATGGAGGGGATTTGACAATCCATTCGGAGACATCTGGACAAACCTAGATGGTATTATCTTAGAAAGAACAGCAGCTAATCAACCAAGTAGTGTATACACTACAACTGACCCAACAGCATTTGGAGATGATAATACAGCTAAGGGTAAAATGACTGTTGCTGGTACTGAGATTGCATCTGATGGATGGATAAAAGACTATGACCTAGGAGAAACAGGTGAAATCATACCTTCAGTGGTCGGCGGTTCTGCTACTACTTACATGTGTGACTATCATTGGTGCAATGCTGCTAGTACATCTTTAAGAACACTCCTCGTTGGCGGCAGCGCTCATACTGGTGGTTTTGCCGGTCTTGGTCACTTCGTTTCTCACGATGGGGTCGGCGATGTCTATTCCGATGTGGGCTTCAGAACATTAAACAGAATAACTCAATAATACATAAATAGATAAAATACGAGATTAGGGGTGCTATTTACCTACACTTCTGTTGGTGCTGATTAATTCAAATTACTACAAACACTCATCGTTAGCAGCAACGCTAATAATGGTAGTAATGCCAGTCTTAGTAACTTCAATTCTAACAATGGAGTCAGCAATGTCAATTCCAATGTAGGCTTATTATATATTTCTTTATTTAGGTAATTTGGTTTCATTTTACAGTCTAAATAGTACCCTTGCCTCTTGGCAAAAGACAACGTAGTATTTAATAACTGGGTGTTAGTAGGTTAAGTCTCGAACGCTTCCATAATAAATATATAAGACTTGAAACGTATAGGTTATTTACATGAACAGGTTTATGATATAGAGAATATCGAAATAGCTGATGATAAGGCCAGAAAGAATAAATCAATTAGATGGGGAATCGTTAAGCACGATAGAAATAGACAAGAGGAGAATGAGAGGTTATCTGAGCAGCTAAGGGACTTGGTATATGAAACCTCTGAATATAGTACCTTTAAAGTATATGAACCTAAAGAAAGGTTGATATTTAGACTACCATACTATCTAGATAGAATAACACATCACGCTATAATGAACGTGATGGAACCTATTTGGACTAAAATATTTATTAAACAGACTTACTCTTGTATTAAGAATAGAGGTATTCATAATGTAGCTCATGACTTAAAGACTGCATTAATTGAACATCCAGAAGAAACTACATATTGTTTGAAGATGGATGTTAGGAAGTTTTACCCATCTGTAAACCACGATATATTATGTGATATAATTAAAAAGAAGATAAAGGACAAATATCTTCTAACATTACTTATTGGGATTATCTATTCAGCCGATGGGGTTCCTATAGGTAATTACTTATCTCAGTTCTTTGCTAATCTATATTTAGCTTACTTTGACCATTGGGTCAAGGAGGAGTTAAAGTGTAAATTCTATTTCAGGTATGCTGATGATATTGTAATTCTCAGCAGTGACAAGAACTTCTTAAGAACAGTACTTATAGCAATTAAGATGTATTTGAAAGAGGTTCTGGATTTAAGGTTAAAACCAAATTATCAAATATTCCCAGTAGATGATAGAGGTATAGACTTTGTAGGTTATAGGTTCTATCATACCCATGTGTTACTAAGGAAGTCAATTAAGATTAGATTATTTAGACTGGTAAAGAAGTATCAGTCTGGTAAGATTGACAGACAAGAATTAAGAAGGAGAATGCAATCCTACTTTGGTTGGTTGAAGTTCTGCAACTCTAAGAATTTGTTAAGAAAGATTCAAAGAGAAACAGGTCTAAGATTCTCTAATTGGGATGGGAAGAAATCTAATATTTCTAGATTTTATAACAAGTATATTCATGTTGTTGATATGGTTAGTTACAGTAAGTGTTTTAGAGTTAACTTTGTATACAATAACAAATCCTATTACTTTGAGAGTAAGAGCAGAGAGTTATTCTACTCTCTAACAAGATATTCATTCCCAGTAAATTTTAAAATAAGACCTTATGTTAGAACCAAAAAGAGTAGAAATGAATGTACAGCCTAACTCAATAGAAAAGCTAGGTAACGGCACATATTACTATAATTATGACATTACGTCAAAAGAAGTTGATGTTACTGACCCAGAGACAGAGGAAGTAACACAGGAAACAAGGTGGACATATATACAAGTTCATCTACATGGTCAACCAGACCACAAAGAATGCATTAAAGCTATTATTAGACAGTATGTAGACCAAGATGAAGAGTTTGATTTAATTAACAGCTCCAATAGTATTGTTTTAGGTTTATCTGATAATCAAACTGATAGACAGAAATACCTAGATTATCTTACACTGGTAGGAGAAATCAAAACTAAAGTAAGAGCTGACTTCAACGTATAATTATGGATTCAGTATTTAAAATATGCAAGAAGGGAGCTTGTGGTATTACAATAACTGGACTTGAAAGGGATAATGACGAGTACTTAAATGAGACTGATGAAATCACAGTAAGTACTCGTAACTATGCCTATAGTCAAACAGTTACCCTTAATGCTATAACAAGTATTAAGTCTTCAGGAGATGAAGTAACTCAGAAGTATGATATTGTAGAGCATGTTATAGACTGCATTGATGAATCCGAAATGGAGATGCCTATTGATGGTCTATATGAAGTAACTCACATAATCTTACCAACAGACGTATGGCTTAAATATGTATTAGAGAGGAATCCTACTGCATTGACAGCTTACCATTCTGTTTACTACTACGATACACAATCCGAGTCATTTATGAAGTATGTTGATGAGGAGTCAGTAGGAGTAACCGTAGAGGAAGTATTGGAAGTTAATGCCATGCCACCTGCTACTGTTACTGAGAAAACTACTACAATCATCAGAGGCGATAAGAATACATTCTGTGTTTGCCATATTAATGAATGCTTCTATAGATTGTGTAAGAATCTTTTAGGGGACTTACCAGGAAGATGTAAGAATAAAACTGATGATGTTAAGATGTTAATCTATAATAGAGATATTATATGGATGGCAATTAATGTTATTAAGTACTTAATTGAGTTAGGTCAGTACTACGAGGCTCAGAGAGTCTTAGAGGACATTACTCAGTGCGGAGGAATTTGTAAAGATGTTATGATTGACAAAAACACTATAGGAGGAGGTGGTTGTGGATGCAATAACTAACCTAAAGTTGAAAGTAATCAAAGACTTTGACAAGTTCCTTAAAAGGCTAAATAAGGGATATATTGAGAACTACGATATGATTCTGCATCAAATATCCTTTATTCAGACTTGTCAATACTTTGATAAAATAGATGGAATATACGAATTTCTAATGAATAATTAACATGGCAATAGAAAGGGATACAAGACGTTATGCCTGTATTCATGATTTGAATAATTATTTCAAGAAGAAAGACTTACTAGGTGGTTTAACTGATTTAGAGCAGGAACAGTTAAGAAAGAATATAGGTATCATTGATTATACTGGAGAAGGTGGACAATCCAAACCCTTAGAAGTTACCTACGCAGTACTCAATGACAATATAGGTAAGAAGAGTTTAGTAACAGGGGCAAGGTATGTTATTACAGACTTTCAAACTATTTATTCTTCTAATGTTACTAATAGTTCTGGTCAGAAGGTTACGTGGGGCACTGATAGCTCCACTAACCCCTCACCTATTTGGAAGCTAATTGTAACAGCTATTACTAATAATAGGTTAGACCCAAGAGTTGTTATTGATAATGATAAAATGAAGGATTGGGTTATTGAATATGACCCTACCAAAGAAACTCTCGAAGACGGAGTTACTACTAAAGGTAGAATAACATTTATGAGAGACAATCATTTCAATTCAGCTCACTATGACTTTAAGAATATAAAGTTTAGAAGAACAGCTGAGGAGTTAGACAACACTAATCTTAATCTTGGAGCAGCATATGGAGATTTCTATACATTCTCAGACTTAACTGGGGGAGTTATTACTGACAGCTCTGAATTACATAATACTAAGCATAATGAATTGAAACAAGGGTGTACTAATAATATATTCTTGGGAGATACATATGATAATGTATTGGAAGCTGACTGTAAGGGTAATACATTCCTTAGAGGCTGTCATGATACAACTCTGAGGTGGAACTCAGTTAATAATATGTTTAACGAGAATGTATGTTATATGGAAGGGTCATTATATAATAAAGTGTTTCCTATTGGAGATACCAGTTTATCAATGACAATTACCAAAACAATTCATAAGGTTAATGAAGCTACTATTATATCCTTCTTAGACCCTATGACATATGCTTATCAAATCATTCAAATCTAAATATGGCAGAGTTTATACGTCTTGACGAACAAGAACAAGAAGCTCCCATTTTACCTGACTACCCACATTCTATTTCTAATATAAAACCAGATACTAAGATAATAGATGGTGTTATAGAGAAAGAAGAAGTAGAAGGAATTTGTGCTGACTATGATGTCATTACAATAGACAAGATAGACAGTGTAAAGGTAGAAGAGGAAGGAGTAGACCACATCTGTATTAAGGATGATTGTGATACTTCTAAATATTATGGGTGTACTGGTGGTGATGATGGATTTCAAAAGGAGAATCTATTTTCAGAGTTAACTGATGAATATCAGAGAACTATAGCCAGAATCAATCTTGGTATAGCAGATGAATATGCTCTAAAGTGGGGAAACATCAAAGGTAACTTGTCTAATCAAAAAGATTTATATACCTTTGTAACTGATTCAATAGCCTTCGATATTAATAAGGTTATTGATGAAATTAACCTTAAGCTCGCTCAATGGGCATGTGAGATAGAAATTAGATTTAAGAACAAAGCTGATATATTCTCTCCAAGCTTTGCTGGAACTCCGACTACTACATTGCCCTTGATGACAGATAATTCTAACAGAATTGCTTCTACTGAATGGGTTAATGCTAAAATAGCAGCAGCATCTATTGATGATAACGTCAAGGCTATATCTCTGGACCCAGAATATATGTGTTATGGAGATGAACCTACAGATGTAAAAGTTACTTGGGAGTACCATAAAGAAGTTATAGAGCAATCTATCAATGGGGTTACACTAAGTCCTGAAGTAAGAGAATATACTTTTACTAATAGGACTACATCTATGGTAATTACCCTTAAATATAAGTATGAGGATATTAGTGCTACAAGAGTTGTTACATTTGACATTAAATACCCAAATTACTTTGGAACTTCTCCAGACTATACAAAGCTTGATAGAACTATTGATAATGTCTATACAGTTAATGCTGGAGCTAATGAGTATATATATGTAATGATTCCTAACGGTTCTAATACTGTTTTAGGAGTTAGCAGCATTATAGGTGGTTTTAAATTACTTGGAACTCAAGAGATATTTAGTAACTTATATTATATATTCAAGAGTGCACAGGTAGGATTAGGAGAGACTACTGTAGAAATACTTGACCAGAGTGGATATAATCCAGAAAGTATTGATACCACAACTATACGTGAATTGTTAGCAGCTAAGGCTGATAAGCATACAGTATATACTAAAGAAGAAGTTGATGATAAACTTGCTGCTATTGAAGGCGGTGATATACAACTTAATAACTACTATACTAAACAAGAAGTTGATGCTAAGATTCCAGATGTCTCTGGTAAGGCTGATAAGAGTGAAATACCTACTAAGGTTTCTCAATTAGAGAATGACTCAGAGTACCTAACTGAAGTTCCTAAAGAGTATGTTACTGATAAGGAACTTGAAGCCAAAGGTTATTTAACCCAAGAGTTAGAACCTCAATTTGCTGCTAGTGCTGCAAAGAATATAAATCAGCAAGACATTGATAGCTGGAATAATAAGGTTGACAAACAAGTAGGAATGGGTCTATCTGAACAGAGCTTTACTATAGAAGAGAAAGCCAAGTTATCTGGACTTACTAACTATAATGACTCTGGCATCAGAAAGACAATAACTGATTTGGAAGGTGAAGTTGCTAAGAAAGCTAACAAGACTGATATTCCAGATATTAGTGGAAAAGCTGACCGAACAGAACTACCAACTAGAGTATCACAGTTAGAGAACGATAGTGGATATATAAGTTCACTGCCAGGTAACCTAGTTACTGAACAAGAACTAGAAGCTAAAGGTTATCTAACTGAGTTTACTGAAACTGACCCTACTGTACCTGCATGGGCTAAGCAACCTAATAAACCAACATATACATTAGATGAACTTGGGGCTGAAGCTGCTGGTGCTGCTGGTACTGCTTTATTAGAAGCTAAGGGCTATACAGACAGTAGGTTTGATATAATCTTAGAAGGTGCTGACCCATCATACAATACCTTTAAGGAATTAAGTGATGCTATACTTGCTCAGAATACTACTATAGGTGGAATTAATACTAAGATTAGTGGTATTGAAACTACACTAAACGGTAAAGCTGATAAGTCAGAACTATTCTCTAAAGACTATAACGACCTTATTAATACTCCTGTTATCCCAAGTATCGAGGGACTAGCTTCACAGACTTGGGTACAACAACAAATAGCTGCAATACCTGGAGTTGATTTGAGTGGATATGCTTTAAAATCTGAAATACCTGATGTTAGTAAGTATGTTGAGAAGGTTCCTGGAATGGGGTTGAGTTCTAATGACTTCACTAGCAGTGATAAGAATAAGTTAGATAGTCTTACTAACTATGATGATTCTGCTATAAAAGGGGAGGTAAATGACTTAGACATTAAAGTTAAGTATGTTAATTGCACCATACCATTCGATATGGTAAACAGTGATTCTCCGAGTACATACTTTAGTACTATTGATGAAGCTGTAGAATTTTTAGAGTTATTGTATGAAACTTCTACAACGGTCATTGAATATAATGAGGATACCATCTTGACTTCTTACAATAAGGTAGGAACTGATACTACAGACATAAATGATAGGAGAGTTATTAATGTTGTACTACTATGTCATCTATCAGCGTCTCAGGATTTTAAGATGGAGTTTAATTTAGTCTATGGAAATACTGAGGAATCCTTTAACTACACCAAAGAAGTTATTAGTGTAGTAGCTAACGACTTAGTAACAGACAGGTCAGACATTCCCCTATCAGCAGCTCAAGGTAAACTACTAATGGATAAACTTACAGCATTAGAACAGATTGTTAATAACATTACTACTAATGCTTCTATAATATTAGAATAACATGGCAGATGTAATGGTAAACAATAAGCAGGTAAATTTCTGGAGGGGTGATATGACTCCTCCAACTATTTACCATATCTGGATTAAGGACAACAGTAAGATGTTGTTATATGATGGTGAGAAATGGGTAGTATTCTTGGACAATAAGGAAATCATTGATATACTTGATAAAGTTCAACAACTGTTGGATGAAATGCAAGCTAAGATTGATGAAATTGGAAACAAGACTGTTAACAAGAAGCCTATTAAGACCAATCCAGTATTAGATGGTACTGATATACTTATAAATGCAACTGGTAACTATGTGATTCCAACTGAAACACTAGCACAAACAGCTTTAAGATTAGACAACTTACTAACTACTAAAATAATTGAATAATGGTAATTGATAGTAAGTTTGCATATGTAAAGAAGAAAGAGGTGTTTGAACCTCTGATTGAGAGTATTCCAAAGGGTCTAAACCCTATTGTGTTTATAGAAGACACAAGAGAAATGTGGACTTGTGGAACTTACTTTAGTATTGGATACCCTAGTATTGAAATATCAGAAGTAAGTGGTTCAGTAAAAGTTCAGATTGGTAACTCATTCTTCTTAATGTCTACCGCTGGTGAGAGTATTAGTATCAGAAAAGGTGATGGTAATAGAATTATTATTAGTAGTAATGCTCTTAGTAGAGTAGACACTGAACCTCCTCTTGAATGGGATGCAGCTAATAGAAAGCTATTACACAAAACCAGTGGAGTAGTCCCAGGTTCTTATGGGCAGTCTACTAATCTTGGAAATGCGAGTATCTTTGTAATTCCGAATATTATAGTAGATGCCACTGGGCACGTTACATTGGCTGAGAATCATAACATAGAAATCAGAGATTATGTTGAGCAATTAGCTCCATCTACTTTAATGGGAGATAGAAACATATTACTATCTTATAATGAGGCTAGTAATACGGCAGATACTTCTCAGGTAAGAAAGGCTAATGGTCTTACATTCAACGATGCCACCCAGAAGATGACAATAGCTGGAGGTATGAACTCTAACGGACCAGTTAATGTTAATCATGGAGACTTATCAGTCTTAGATGGTTACATTATTGGTAACTTAAAGGGTGATGTACAAGGTCAAGCTACACCAAAGATTCACATATCTTTAAAGCCAGAATATGGTGGTGCTTCTACTAAATTGTATGGTCATGTAAAGTTACAGGATATTCTTAACACTAAGCCTGACCCATCAAGTGATAACGAGAACATTAATGATACTAACGTAGTTGCAGCTATTGCAGCTTCACCTTTAATGGTATGGAATGCAATACAAGCTGCTAAAGACTATGCTGATAGTATTCTTGGTTCTAATAATGCAATGCTATATAAAGGTGCAGTTGAGGCTGGTACTACAAGTCCAGGTTCATTTACACCCACAGCTGATGTTGGTCATACTTACGTGGTGACATTTGGTACTGGTACATATACTGATAGTGTTGGATATATCAATGGAGAGCCAGTAGAAATTGGTGATTTGCTAATATGTAAGGAGAGTACCCCTGCTGCCACTTCCTCTACTTGGTCACAAGTAAGAACTAAGTGGACGTTTGTGCAGACAAACACTACAGGAGTTGTTAGTGGACCTTCAAGAGCAGTAGTTGGGCAATTAGCTGTGTTTGATAGCACTACAGGTAAGTTGATTACAGGTCTTACTAATGGTAGTGTAGGACAAGTACTTACTATTAATAATAATGGTACTCCTTCATGGATTACTCCAGTATCTCAAACATGGCGTGCTATTAACTACCAAAACTCTGGTCAACCAGCAGCTCAAATTCTAAGTAACTCTACAGATTCTGGAGATTTAACTTTTGGAGCGGCAGGTAACATGAGATTGAGTTGGGATAATGCTACAAATACATTAACCTTTACTTCAATATCAGATAATAGCTGGCGTGATGTGTTAGCCTATACAACATCTTCTCTTTTACCCCAGAGTATTGGAGAGAATGCAGACTTAATATTCTCCAGTGATTTCTTATGGATAGAAGGAGAATTAGTAACGGGATGGGCTACTGTAGACTCAAGTGGAAATATAACATATTCAAGATAATTCAGGAGGACTCAGTTCCTCCTTTTTATTAACTTTGTGATAACACAATATGCTAATTAAAACAAAATACATTGACTGTGCTAGTAAGAGTGTGTTTAATACATGGAAGTTACCTACAAGTGCAGCAGATACCAGTGGAGATATATACTGGTCAGCCGTTGTCTATATAAAGGACACTGGCGAAGTGTGGACTCATGGTAAACTATATGGAGGATTCTTCTCAAATGCAGACAATAACAAAGTTAGTTTAACCATAGGAGGAACAACAAAGATATTAGCATTAGATGGACATGTCCAATCTTATACTACATTAACAGGTAGTGGAAGTATAGCTGACCAGGCTATCCTATCTACAGGAGAGGCTAATAAATGGACTCTGAAGACTTTGGGTAAAAATGCCTTTAGTAATGTTGATTACTTACCTGCCGATGCTACTGCTGTTGCAGCCGAGAAAGTTGTACATGCTTTAGCTTTCCAATATAACGGGAAGGCTATACATTCTTTTGATGGTTCAGTAGCTAGAGTCCTAAATATTATACAGGGTGATAATGTGTTTATTACTGGAGATAGTCAGGGTAATGTAACTATTGCTGCTGACCCAGGAAGTGATACAGTAAACACTGCTGGAGCTACTAATAAGGTTGATACAAAATTGTTCCTTATTGGTGCCGAATCTCAGACTACTGCGCCTCAAACTTACAGTAACCAGTATGTATACATTGGAACTGACAACTGTTTATATAGCTTAGGTAAGAAGGTATTAACTGAACATCAAGCTATTTATAATTTAGATTTACAAACTCAAGTAGGGGAAGCTGTTACTAAGGTTACTACATTTGACCCCAATGCAGCTAACAACTCATTTACTTTAGTTCAAGGCACTAATGTAACTCTAACCCCAGATGCAGCTAATAAGAAAGTAACTATTAGTAGTAAGGATACAACTTATGATTTCTATAATTTAGTTTTCAAACAAGGAGAATCTGTTATAGATACTTATAAGCCAACTACTTCACCTAGTAAAACTCTTAAAGCAGGAACTAACGTTACATTTACAGGTAGCAATAATGAAGTATTAATAACAACTCGAGACACGAGGAATACAGCTGGTGCCACTGAAAAGTTAACTACTAAGTTATTCCTAACTGGAGCATTAACTCAAACAGATAACCCTCAGACCTATACCAATTCCAAAGTGTATATAGGCGCGGATAACAAGTTGTATAGTGATGGTAAAGTAGTTTCTACTGGAGACCATACGCATAACTATGCGGGAGCTACTAGTCCTGGTGGTCCAGCTCTGAAAGTAGATTTAAACCCATCTGGATTATTGGATGCTACTTATGGAAGCTACGGTGGAATATTACAAGACTCAAATAAAGGTCCTGTATCTGGTTCCTGGTCTAATAGGATTAAAATCTTACATAATAACTCAACTGGTTATTACACTGAATTAGCTCAGAATTTCACAGGTACAGCTGGGTTGTGGCATAGAAGAAATGTGGCTGGTACAGTAAGTGAATGGACTCCAGTAATTGATAATGCTAATTTCCATACATATCTTGATAGTACTTATGTTATTAGAGGTAACGACCCCAACGTTCTTACTAATTATGTAAGATATAGTATAGCTTCTGGTCTTACAATGAATTGGGAGTGGGGTAATGCTACTCCAACTCATATATGGGGAGCTAAGGCTAGTGATAGCTCTAAGGCTTATGTATTTAACGGAGACAATATTAGAGCTTTTGCTAATGCTGTAAATAGAGCTGGCGACACAATGACAGGTACTTTAAAAGTAACTGAAATTCAAGCTACTAATGGTAACGGACTTGTAATGTGGAATGGTACTACTTATACATATCTTGGTATGCAGGCTGGTACTACATATATTAGAAGTGGAGAAACTGATTTACAGCATAGGTATAATGGAACTGACTATAAGATATGGGATGCCAGAAACTTAGTAGGATTAAGAACTGAGCACTCTCATAATACTATAAACTTTATTGATAGTAGAGAAACAGCATCCACACCGCAAGAACATGCAGCAGGTGTTTGGTTGGACTTTAAAGCTAATGCTAAAGCTAATCTTAGTGATGGTGGAAACTATACTGGACTATTAACTGTCAGAAAGTATGGTGGTACTACAGACTGGTCAGGTGGTAAAAGTGCACAGCTTGGATTTACTGATAATTCTAATGTATGGGTTAGATTTGGTTCTGGTGCATCTTGGGAGGCGTGGAAACAATTAGCTACTACTGGATGGGCTGACGGTAAGTTCTTACCTTTAGCTGGAGGTACTGTAACTGGTAATATTATTTTAAAGGGTAGTACTAACGCAGATATGACTAATGCTAACATCCACCCTAGACTTAGATTTGACAACAGTGATAGCTCACAGACAGTAAGCTTCATATTTACTGATTATGACTCTTATAGAGCACCTGCAGGTATAAAACTAGTAGGTAATCAAGGTAATGAATGGTTCGAAGCTCCTAAACTGATAAAGACAGGTTCTTCTGATAGTTATGTATTACTTGGTGGGGGTGGACATAAGGCACTAGCACAATTTGTATATGCAGCTGGTAACCTAGGAGTTCAAGAGTCTACTGGTACTTCTGATAATATTAGTAGAGCACAGTTCTGGAGGGATAACAACTTAGGTGCTTATGGTGTGACGTTGAGCCATTCTGATAATGCTGGATATAAGACTAAAATCTACCACGATTATGGTAGTGGTGGTAACTTATATATGAAAGCTTGCTCTAATGGAACTTGGGGAAGTGTTTATACTATATGGAACTCTGGTAACTTTGACCCTAACACTAAAGTAAATAAAGCTGGAGATACCATGACTGGAAAATTATCATGGACTATGAATGGTGTTACTTCATCTATCGGCAATGAGAATGGTTCGTATACACATCATAATACTAATGCTAGTGTAGGACACTGGTTCAACAAGAATGTGTATGTATCAGGAAATGTGTATGGTGGTTCTTCTTATAATAGGATATTAGCATTCAAGGATGAGATTAACTCACAGGTGGGTGGCTCTAAGAGTGCTCAAATGAATTGGGCATCATGGGGTACTGATACTTATGGTGGTGCTATACAAATTAGAGAGCAGGGATTAGTAACTAATAAACAATCAGCTTGGGGTTACTCTCCAGCATTAACATTCCATTGGGGTAACAGATATGCTAAGAGGTTTGGTATGAGAAGTGATGGTCAGTTTGCTGTAGATGATGTCCCAATTTCACTGAGTACACATAATCATAACTCCTTATATGTTACTGCATTAGGTACTAATGGTAACTATCTAACATGGACTAAGAATGGTACTACTAATAATATTACTGTTCCATATGCTTCTAACTCAGATAAACTTGATGGTGTTCATAATGGTGATGTGACTGCTAACTATTACAAAGTGAATGGTCAGCAAACACTAAACTTAAGTGCCCTTGATTCAAATAAGTGGTATCCATGTGTAATGACTGCACATCCGAGTAATACAACCCCAATTAGAGTTACATTTACTGATGCCCTATCTGGTCATAAACCATCATGGTCTACACATAGCTCTGGATTCTCATTCCAATTCGATTTTGAATGGATTGGAGGTGGTTGGGGAACTATTAGTTGGTACTTAAGAGTATATAGATATGCTGCGTTGTTCGGAGGAGAAACTGCTTGTTATGGACTAGAGCAGAGGAATAATAGAAGTGCCTTAGTACTATATATGAGAGGTGGTACATCATATTATTATAGGACAACTGATGGTCGTTCCTTTACAGTATATACATCAACAACTAATATTGGAGATAGTACGTATCCAGATAATGTATCACCAAGAACTAGTAAGTTGAATGATTGTTACTTACAGGAAGCAGGAAGCAGATATGGAACTTGCTATAGGGCTACAAATGCGGACAACGTATCAAATGCTGATACTGTAGATGGATATCATGCAAGTGGATTATTCACTAATCTATCAAATTCTGGAAATAATATCTCTATTACGGTTGGTGGTACTAACAAGACTTTAACCCCAGCTTATGCTACAAGTGCAGGTTCTGCATCATATGCCCATAGGGTGAGAGGTGAGCACACAGGTAATGGAGGTCAACAAAATCCTAATTACTTCGGAACTAACTGGGTTGGATTTAGAATGATGAATACTACAGTTGGTACTGATAGTCAATATAAAGACTGGATTATAAGTGACTGTTATTCGGGCAACAACGTTGGTGGAGCTGTGGCATTTGGTATGAACAGGCAGTCCTTAGGTGCATATCTAATGGGTTCAGACTCTAATAGAAGCTCATGGACTAGAAAAGGTACATTCTGGGGAGATTGGAATCTAGACCCAGTTACAAAATCTCAACTCAAGAAGACAAGAGTGCCTGGGGAGGTAGTAGATTTCTATGTTTACCAGGTAAATGGCTATACTTGTACTAGTACAGGTTATACTACATTTAGGAATCAGCTATTTGATTCAAGTGGTAGAGGAAAGTCAAGTGTGTCATACAAAGCTACTTATAGTTCAATGACCTATACTGTAAACCTATCTGACTTCGTATTAGCATACAATGGAATCAGTGCATATAGTAATGGTATGTATACAGCAGGTGGTGGTGAGCTTGAAAGTAATAGGATTGGTAGTACAGCTGGTGCTAATAGTAAAACCATTACTGGTTATGAAATGCCTAAGCACGCCCACTGGTTTGGACACTATAGGTCAGATAATGCTAACGATAGAGACGTGTTTGGACCAGATGGAGGTCAGAATCACTCTACAAATGGTACAACTTCTGCTGGACAAGGAGGTAACTGGAGAACTGGTTACTCAGGTAATGGTCAATCAAAGGATTGGAGACCAAAGACAATCTTTGTATTCAAGATGGTGTATGCCCCTCAATCATGGTAAGTTATGAATATTTAAGATAATTTGTTTTGAATATTAGTAAATTATCACTAACTTAGCACCCGAAAACTTAAGAGAAGATTTTAGAATAAAATTAATTTTAAATAAATTTAATTATGGAATTACTTAATAAAAGAGTAATGTACACTGTAAAGAATCAAGATGCACACCTTAAATTGGAAGGCGATGCACAGATTACTGGAGATAACCAAATTACTACTTTCTCAGGGTCTTTCTTCACATTAGAAGATGTTTTCACTGGAGGATTTAGTTATTCTGAAGAGGGAGATGGACTTATTAGCAAGAGTGTTAATAGTTATCCTAGTTCTTTAGAGGATAAAGGTATGGACTTGTTAGATGCAACAGTAACGGCTTTAAAACAACAATTAACAGTTTAATTTTATGACAGTAAATGAAATGATGATTAAGCACAACTTTATCACTAAGGTACTGCTTAGAGACGGAGACAAAGAACTCAGCAAAGACCTAAAGGTAAGGTTAATGAGTATGAGAATTGAGTTAGGTAAAGTAAGAAAACAGCTTGAAGAGGATTTACAAGAGGCTGTTAAGGAACTAACTCCTAAAGGTTATCAAGAACTGATAATGAAAGAGAATAAAACTGAAGAAGATAAAGCTCAAGTTGAGGCTTGGAATAAGCAAATCAATGAGGAGTATAATGCTTACGTTGATAAGAGAGGAAAAGAAGAAGTACAAATTGATACTACATTGAGTGAAGATGATTTTGCTCAAATTATTGAGGTTAATGCAGGTAACGATGTTGAAATTAATGGAACAAAGTTGAATGCAGCTGATTTCTTAGAAGTACTTTATAGCTTATTCGTAGCGTAATGTAATAAACGAGGGCTGTGTAGGTTATACATAGCCCTTTTATTTTATCAGCATGAATGAATATATTGAGGTAATTGGTCAATTAAAACCCAAAAACAATGCTAACTTTCCGTTAGCTGACGTTAATGACTTACGTGGTGGTTACATCCAAGTTACCAATATGAGTGATATGGAAGCCTTCCTAAATACCAATAAGCTAAAGGAAGGTATGCTATGTTACGTTAAAAATTCACCTGACGACAACCATATGTACCAATTCTACAGTGGGGTATGGAATGTATGGAAAGTACAAGGAGGTGGAGGAAGTGGAGGCGGAGGAATGTCTATAGTGGTTGTAGAAACCTTACAAGAACTATTAGACAGAGACGATTTAAGAGTTAAAGGACAGATAGTATTCGTTGATGAAATCAATGAGATACGTTACTTTAACGGCTTCGTATGGGAGTCCTTCTCCAAAATTTACATACAGGATACACCACCTGAAGATAAGGGAGGTATTTGGATAGATACTTCTGAGAATAAAGAACATATGACAAGTAGTACTGTAATTCAAGACCTATTGAAGGTTATATCAGTATTACAAGACAAGGTACGTAAACTAGAGTTTGCATTTAACTGCCAGATAGATTCGGGTGATTTTACTAACAATCAGAGATATGCTTATGATGGTATGCCTAATGAAGAACCTGATTATGGTACTTCAGAAGAGGAGGATAATGCTACTCAAGAAGCTAATAAGGATATAGTTCTTGCTGATTCACCTGAGCCAACTGAGTATGAAGAGTATTTACCTAATGCTAAGCATATATGTATTAAAAGTGGTACGTATGCAGAAATGCAGGCTAATAAAGGTGATTTTCTACCTAAAGAATTGTTATGGTGTTATGATACTCAGACATTATGGATTAAAGACCCTAAGACATATAAACTAATTAAAATAGGTAGTACAGGTGGTGGAGGTGAAGACCCAGGACCTGGACCAGACCCAGAAACAATGGATGGAATATTAACCGAAGTCATTGGAAGCGGCAGTGGAGCTAAGACCAAGATTATTGGTATTGAGTTCGCTGACATGACAAATAAAGAGAATACATTCCTTATTCAGGTTAAGGATGGTAAGTTAGATGTACATGATTATAGATTAGATAAGAACACTTTAGCTGGTAATGCCCAGACTCAAGGTACTGGAATTTATTATACTACTCCTTATTTCCCAATTATTCCAGAAGAAGTTGGCTCTAAAGATTCTCCAAAGATATATGTCAACATGGTATATTGTGGGGGAACATCTGAGGATAAGGATTATAATCCAGTATCTCACAATTTCGTAGAACTATGTAACCTAGGTAAGAAGGACTTAAATCTAAAAGGACTATACTTACATTATACAGAAAGGAATAGTGGAGATTGGGTTACATTACCTCTAATTGGCACTCTTAAATCTCAAGGTACATTCTTAATTAAGGGTGCTCAATGTTCCGTAGAGAACATCAATACTACACTAATTAGAGTTGGTGAACCTGATATGTATTGGACTAAAGATGCTACTCTTAATAATACAAGGCTTGAGATTGCTGGAGATACAGGTGCTGGGGTTCAAGCTCATAGTATTTGGTCTAGTAAAGATAACTGCATCAAATTTAGTTATGACTGTGCATTCTATATTAGTAGTGAGGAAACAACAGATTACTTCAAGACTACTGTTATGAACAGTACAGCACCTTGGACTACTAATGGAGTAATTAAATGGTATGTAGATTTAGTCGGAATAGGTAGCTATAATGATAAGTCAATGCCATGTGAAACATCTCCTATTGCCACTAAGGGAAGTAATGTATTATTAATGCGTTACTATAATATGGACCCAGTAAAGCAAGCTACTAAAGCTCTGAGTGCTAGGAGTAATGTTAAGGATTGGACATATATTAATATGGACAAAATTAATCCTGCTATTGATATTCAAGAGTATACTCCGAAGAACTCATCACAGAATAAGAATATATTCTTCAATAAACATCTACTAGTTGAAGGTGCTCCCAATATTGTCACTTGTACATTAGGACATGATGCACATAAGACTAGATGCTTTAACTGGGTATCAGTTGGATATTATGATGAATATATCTGGATAAGGAAAGATAGGGAAGAATATACTCCAGAGAATAAGTTTGAGTCTTTTAAGAAAGAAGACTTCAATACAGAAGGCGTTAGTCAAAATCCTAACAGACCTGCCAACCACAAGAATTGGACTAATAAAATTTACAATAGGATTAGAAGCATAACTACAGATGGTACTCCATTTACAGTTCATAAGTTCATTAAGGACTTTGATGAACCTACTGATACACAGAAGTATTATTACAAGGTAGGTAGAGATGGAGCATGGACTGAGGAAAGGTCATTTACTCTTAGAAATAGAGATAAGGTTATTGAAAGGGGATTTAACTTCCTACAAGTAAGTGACCAACAAGGATTTAATGCGGAAGAGTATGAAATGTGGAGAGTTAGCGCAGAGTACATCAACTCTGATAAAGCTGAGAATCCATATGAATGGTGCTTAAATACTGGAGACCAGACTCAGAATGGTAATAGATTTAACGAATGGATTGACTATTACAAGGGTGGAGATATTATCTATAGAGATACGGAGCAAATGTACTCAGTAGGTAATAATGATTTAACTCCTGTGGATGTATACACGTTAGGGGATGGAGAAGATAAAAGTAAAACTAACCCCGCCAATGTAGAATTTTTCTTTACATTTGAACACCCTTATACAGTACCCATTTCGTCCGCTGGAGTGTACATCCCCTGCTGCTATAGTTTCGTATATGGCAACACCTATTTCTTGTCTATGAACTCTGAAATCACTGAATTAGCGAGGACAGATGTGTTCGGAGATGTAGTTGGAGTAAACATATATAATGACTTAAAAGATTGGGCTACTGCTGATTTAGCCAAACACGCAGCTGATTCTAAAATTAAGTGGAAGGTTGCGTTCTGTCATGAAGCCCCATTCACCATCATCACCGCCGATTTAATTATGAGCTATTTAAAGCATAATGAAGGTGGTTCTTACGATAAAAACTTAGATATTAAGAGGGGTGGAAGTCATCTAAATACAGTTGGCAATTACTGGTTTAGTCAATGGTTACAGGATAATGCATTTAAACTATGCCTATGTGGACATAAACATACATATGCAAATTCAAGATATATACGTGAGAATCCTGATAGGACAATGGAACCTATAGTATATGACCAGTCACTGTCCCCAACATGGTATACCAATCTACCTGATAGAGAAAGACAGTGTGTCCAAATCTCTACTGACGCTAGTCTAAACTATGTAAGATATGTAATGTGTCAAGCAACTGGATATAAGTTAACCTCTAATAAAGAGTTGCCTGCCAAGAACATACCTTGGTTACTAGAATATTATCCTGTATCTAGCCAGATTGAAAACCCAAATACTAATACTGCTACTGTTAAGGTTAACAGTGCCCAACAATATCCTAACTATATTATATGGAATGTAGGAACGGGAAATGAAGTTGAAGTACCATCCATGACCACAGCTAGTAGGGAGAGAATACTTGGTAAGTCTTATAAACTTCAGCTAAAGGATAATACTAAAGTTTGGGCTTATAAGTATAATGTACCTATAGCTTATACTGACTTAAAGAAGGTTGGAGGTAATGGTGCTACTAACCCAAGTAATAATATAGTAATTGAAAAGACATTACAATGAAAATAAAACATTATGATGAAGTAACTGGAAGATGGGTAATCGACGGTGCTTCTAATGCTTCAGAATTGGAACTGACAAACCCTGGCTTCTTAAATGAAGCTGGGGAATCAGTTTCTATTGACAATGGCTTTACAAAGCTAGATAATAGAATGACTAAGTTAGAACAAAACCTAGCCTGGGTGTACCTTAATGGTGCAATCGGAGGTGGTGGCGGTGGAGGAGGCGGTGGTGACGGCTCCGAATATACTATTGATGTAGCTGAGGGTAGCACAGTCTATACAGCCACTAATACTGTTACACTTAATATCTTGATTAAGAGTGGTGGTGTTAAAAAGTCATTTACTGTAATTGCTAAAGATTTAGCTACCAACAAAACATTAGGAACATGGAAGAAGTACTCTATGGCTAGAACAGATATTACCATTACTGGATTATCTGGAACTACTGACGTAGAACTATCTGCCTATGATAATGACAATGTATATGCTACTCCTACATATATAAAGATTGTGGCTGGCGCTATCTCTTTAGAGATTCAGTCTATACCACCTAAGACTATGTATATGGGTGGTGTTGCAGAAGTACCTCTTAACTATACTGTAACTAATAATATCTTACAAAGTCCAGCAGAGTTCTGGATGACTATTAATGGTATTGAAGTAGCTAGAGTAGGTAATATTACTACTGCAATCAGAGCTTTAAGCTACGATGCTCGTAAACTGTTATTTGAAAGCGAACATTTTAATCCCAAAGCAGGTCAAAGATTCTACTTCATAGCGCAGGCTAGTACTATTCTTAATGGAGAAGTATTATCATCTGAACAAATTAAGTTTGATGTTACGGTAGCTGATAGTAATAATCTGGTTATTGTGACTGAGGATATTACAGAATTTACCCCTTCTTCAAATCCTGGAGAAACTCTTGAGGATTTAACACAGTATGGTCAGGGTTCTCAATTAGGATTTAGTTATTACTTTAGTTATGGTCTTAGTAAGTACAGTACATTCAACATGGATTATAAAATCCATCTAATGAATGGAAGTGGTGAAGTATCATTACTCGACACAGGTACAATTAAGAATATTAATAAGAGTGAAACTAATAGATTTGTATATAGTACAGTAAACCTATCTGTTAATAAGAATGATGAATATTTAAGAATTACCCTATTTGGATATGCTGTAAACGACCCTGGTGATACTTCTGCTCAATATACCAAGACAGTTACTTGTAGGATAGTAGAGAGTGTAAGTACTGACTTATATGCTAACAATGACCTACATACACTACTTGCGTATTATAGTAAAATTACTGGATTCCCCAACACTTCTACTGGTACTTGGAATTATCCTATCAAAACTAGCGGAGATTTCATATACGAGGGTGCATTCGCATCTAAGTTCCCAGATGGTGTGAATTTTACTCTAAAAGGAGTAAATGGTAAAACTAGTGGTTTTATTCAGGACATTGATGGTGTAAATCGAATACCTGCAACAAGGCTAAGTGGTGAAGCTTATGGTTATCTTGAAGTAGCTGACCAAATGTTCCCTGCTGTTGATATTGGTGCTGGTGTATCATTCTTCCAACCTATGGGATTCCATATATCCTGTACTTATAAAGCAGATTCATCTTCTTATCCAGAAGAAGTAATATGCGGTATAGGTCAATATGAAGACGGTGAGCTAAAAACAGGTTATGAAGTATCATTAGAGAAAGCTGTATGTAAGATTGGTTCCGCTGATACACTTACAGTTAAGTTACCACAGAATGAGCTACTTACTGTAGACCTAGATGTATCATTACTATCAGGAAATGCTTGGTACTTTAAAATCTATGTCAATGGTGTGCTGTCTGCTGTAAGTAGGGTACTACAATCTGATATTGACTGGATGTTTGGTACTGACTTCTATTTCGGATGTAGAAATGATAATGGAGTAAGAAGTAGATTCTCTGATGTTAATATTTATGATATTAAGATTTATACATCTTCACAGAGTGAATATGCTATTGTTCAGAACTATATATCCGCCACTGAGCAAGCAAGACTTGTAAGAGGTCAGATTGATGCCTCGTTGGATGCTGAGTTAAGAACTAAGAATCTATTCGACAGTGCTGGCAATTGTTTAATTTGGGATAAGACATTAGATGGTGGTAAGGGAGGATTCCTATCAGGAGAACTATTATATGCAAAATTAGTAGAGCAGATGGAAGTTAATACTCCGTATCCTATCGTACTAGTAGAAGAAACATCCAACAGTCCAACATTATTTGAACCATATTCAACAGCTATCTTCTCTGCATCTGATAAGGTGGAAGTAATGGGTACTAAATTCCCAGTTAAAATCACTTATCAAGATAGTAAAGGTAAGGTAGTTATTAATACTCCTAGTGGTGTATCAGAGGGTAATGGTGTTACTATTGGTTTACAAGGTACATCTTCTCTATCTTACAATGCTAAAAACTTTGAGATTTATATGGGTGATGTAGACCAGACTGGTAAGAAGATGCTATTCCAACCTACTGATGATTGGTTGCCAGAGAATGAGTTTACATTAAAGGCTGACGTAGTAGACTCTGCACACGTTAATAACGTAGTAATTGGTCAGATTGTTAATGGTAGAGCTAAAAACTCTTCTGGACAGTCTATTACACCATTCGGAGCAACTCCACCTATGTCATTAGGTAATGATGTTTGGGGAGGTGATGCAGATAAAGCTAATGCTATTAGAGGTAAGATTAAGCATACCTCTGAAGGTTTCCCAGTATTACTATTTATTAGATATGCTCCAGATGCTGATGGTACTATTAAACAACCTAAGTTCTGTGGTATTTATAACTTCAACTTAGGTAGGTATGCTTTCTTTAACTTGGGATTAAAGTTACTTACTGACTACGTTAAAGTGAACCAAGACGGACCAACATTAGTAACTGATTACACAGAAGATGCTAATAGATGGAACACTGGGGTAAGTAATGGTGTATATTCTGTAGAAATAAACCAAAACTCTTCTGCTCAAGGAGCTTTCCAACAGGATGATATGAAGATTGTTCAGTTCATGGGTGATGTAATGTACACATCTAGGGACGAATCGATTGGATATAATCAGGTTCAGAAGTTCTATACTCAAATGGCTAATATGGCTCTTACTCGTATCCAGAAATATACAATGGACGATGCTGGACAGACTCCTACTAAACCTATTCCTGGAGAGTTCTATGATTTGGATAAGAATGCTTATTATAACTTTAGTGCTTGTGACCAGCATCTAAACTGGGATAATGCTTGTGCTTACTTTATGATTGCATTACTATTTGGTTGTGTGGACTCAATGTGTAAGAACTTAACTATTCGTAGTTGGGGTACAGATGTATGGTATTGCTGTTTCTATGATATGGATACAGCATTTGGACTTAATAATGCTGGACAAGATATTGTAGAATATTGGGCACATTTACATAGGTGGTACAACATTGCTTCACAGGATACTGGTATTACTCAGTATACTCAAGAGAAGAATTATGTATCATCTGACAGCTATAAGCAGTTCTTTGCCTCTTGGTGGAATAGAATATGGGAGGTACTTGAAAACTTAGCTGGTATAGATAGTGGTAGCACAGAGAGTAGAACTAGCTTAGAATCATTATATGTAAATCTAAGAACTAACCTATTCCCTGACCCTGATAAATTCATTAAGGATTACTATCAGTCATATACTGAGAAGACTGGTTCTATCATGTTTAACTATGATTATAAGATTAAGTATCTTGCTATATCTAAGACATATGACCCAAACACTGGCAAATATGAAGATAGTACAGACTTTAGTCAGTTAAAGTTCTTACATGGTAATCGTGTAATGCACGTTAAGGATTGGTTTAGAAAGAGGATTATGTTCTTAGACGGAGTATATGGTTATAAGGATAATACTAACTTATTACCTACCACTATTGAATCTCCTATTACTGGTCTATGGGCTTCTAACAAAGCTACGGGTTCCGCTACTGAAATTAGATTTAGTACTGATATTACTGCAAGTAGTCAGATACTTTATCACTATTCACATGATAAGACTACTGGTGCATTCTGGATTACAGACACTCCAACATCAGTTATCTTACCTATGCCTACTGGTGAAACAGTAGTATATATGTATGCTAACAAGTACATTACTGACTTTACTAAGTTTAAGAGTTACCCTTGGACAGGTTTGGACAATATTAACCTACCTATGTTACAAGAGTTAGATTTAAGTGGACTAAGTAATGTGGATGCTGCTTATTTCTTCCAGGGTGGAGTATATAATGAGGCTAATGATATAGGTCTAAAGAATATTAAGAAGTTGAATCTAAGTAAGGTTAGACTTATTGGTTCTACTGCTTCTGCATATACATTAGACTTGAGTGGTTGTCGTAAGATTCAGGAACTTGACGTATCATATTCTTCTATTACTAAGATTACATTCCCAACATCTGCTGTGTTGAAGACATTAAATATGTCTGGAACAGATATTACTAATCTGAAGTTAGAGAACCAATCTTTCCTTGAGTCATTACTTATTGATGATTGTTTAAAGCTAACTTCAATAGAAATTAATAACTGTGGTGCATTAAGAACTCTGAACATACCACCTAATGTGAGAACGGTAACTATTAGGAACTGTGAGAAGATGGAAACCATTCAGATTCCGTATTCTTCAGTTAATAACTCTGTCAGTCCGTTGGCTCAGGTTACTATTGATAACTGTCCTGGTATGAAGGAATTTAGTATCCCTGGTCAGAATAACCCCGCTCTAAAGTTAGAGTTAACAGGTGCTTGGAATCTTGAGGTTCTGGACCTAAGCTATACTAAGACTAGTGATATTACACTTGCATCTTTATATGTTAATGGTAAACCTAACTTCTCTAGCCTAAGAAGGCTAGTTATTTCTAACACGGCGTTATCTACATTAAAGTATAATGATAGAACTCCAGAGTACTTAGACTTGACTGCATTCCCAGACTTAGAAAGTATCGAGGCTATTAGCTGTAAACAATTAGTAGAGGTCAGATGTAAGAATGATAAGACAAATCCTATAGAAATACCAAGAGGTGCATTTAGAGATTGTATTTCATTACAGAGAGTAATCGGACACCTATCTCTTCAGGGTGGTGAGATATTTAGAGGATGTAGTCAGTTCTATCTAAATCCAGATAGTGTATATACTCAGTATGGTACTGATGTCTTCCTTGAAGGAAATAACGTTACCAATATATCATTTGGAGAAGAATTGACTGATGCTTACTTCTTATTTGAAGGATGTGCTAGAATATCCTATAATGACTTTAAATACCTAATGGTTAGATTAACTGATAGGGTTGTTTCATTAGAAGGTATGTTCAAAGGTTGTTCAAATGTTACTGGTGATATTTGGTATGACTTATTTAGATTATGCCCTAATGTAAATAGCATCAAGGAAGCATTCAGTGGAACAAGCCTAACTGGACCATTCTTCTCTAGGACATCTGATTACAGTACATCTAAGGATTCTACTTGGGGAGTATTAGACTTCTTACCTAAGCTTATTGATGCAGAAGCTGCATTTGATAGCACTAGCTTAGAGTGGATAGACAACAATGTGTTTGCTCCAGCTAATGGTAAGTATAGTCCTCTAGTAAAGATTGACTATATGTTTAGAAACTGTCAACAGTTGAGAAGCTGTGCTAATACAAGAGCAGCTGTACCTACAGATGGGTTACTAAGTTCTAAGACATTCTTTACAAACCTAAGAAATCTAGTAAGCCCTTATCCAAAAGGTGTATTCACTGGATGTAGTTGGGTTAGAATGACTGTAGATTCAGATAGTAATGGTAATACCTATCTATTCCATACAATTAATAAGGTTGCCCAATCCTTAATTCTAACAGATTCTTTATACTCTGGTATTAAGTTAGTTGGAAAGATTGGACCTAATGTGTTTGGAGGTATAAGTCAAACTATCAGTGACGGAGGTATTACATGGTACATTCCAACATTTAGCTCTATCCAATATCCATTCCAATACAGTGGTGGAGAAGCATTAGTAAATCTATCAGAGATGGGAAATATGTTCCAAGGCATTAGTGGAACATTAAGACAGGCTATAGGTATACTTACTGGACTTAAATGTTCTGATGAAGCTGGTGCTCAGAGTATTCCTGTTAATATATTCAAGAATTGTAAAATATTGAATAGTATTGAGGGATTCTTTAAAGGAATAGACCTAAACAACGATGGTAAGATATATCAATTCCCACCTGCTGGTATGTTTGATGATTGCATTAGTTTAACTAGCATCAAGAGTCTATTTAGTGGATGCTACAATCTTAAATTAAAACTAGTGGGAGAAGGCTTTAAGAACTGCCCTTTACAAGATGTGTCATTTGCCTTTGAAAATAGTGGTACTTTCGGATACATTCCTTATAGATTATTCTTTATGAGCCAAGACAACTCAGATGGCTCTAAGTCTATTAGGCATAGCATAACTAATATGGCTGGAGTATTTAAGGGATGTTGGTGTCTAGGTTATGATGAAACCAGAACTATTGACATAGGTTCAGAGTTAATTCTTAATAGTACATGGACAACTTGGGATGACCATATTATTAAGAATGCTGGTAACAGAGTAACATTTAAACTTGATGTCAGCAACATGAAGAAGTCATATAACTATGATAGGAACGAAGATACTTCAAGTCCTGACTATAATCCAGGAGAACAAGCATTTGATGTTTGGTATCTTGATGGTTATGGATGGGAAGGTGCTTCTAGTACTGAGAGTGGTTTAGCTGATGTTAAGTCAAGACTTACTGAGAAATACTTTAAGTATGATACTCAACAAAAGACTGCTATTAGCCAAGCAGGTAATGGTCGTGCTGAGATTGGATATCAGAATTACATGATTCCTACTGACCTGTTCAGGTATTGTCATGCTGACTGTACATTGGAAGATTCTATGATTGATTTCAACTATCCAGAGCAAGTTAGGAAGTTCTTGCCTGATTCTGGAGATTGGACTATAGAACAAACTGGTAAATGGGATGGCATGATAGGTAGAATACCATGTAAGCTGTTTGAAGCACTTGTAGATACACCAAAGCTACTTGGAGTGTTTAGAACTACGAGATTCTGTGCTTTCGTAAATCTACAAGGAGATACGTTCACTAGAGGTATCAAATACCCACCAGACCTGTTTAAATATAATACTAGATTGGAAGATATTACAGGTATGTTTTCACAGACAATCTTAGAAGTTGGTGTTGATGTAAATAGTGACCTATTTGCTAATAATCCTAACCTAAAAGTTATTACTGAATTGTGGGCTAATTGTAAGTTTGATAAGAGGGCGTATAATGCTGCTGGAACTCAGGAGATATATCCTCAAATTGATTTCGCTAACATATTTAAGAATAACAATAGAATTGTCAATGCTTCTAGCTTATTTGCTGTATCAACTGCAAGTACAGAGGAAGACAGTAATTACGGTTTACTTTTAATTACTGAAGACCTACTGAAGACTTGCTACAATATTAATGACATTAGTAGTATGTTCTACTATTGTACTAAGTTACAAGGTGCAGTACCTACGTTCACCTCTGCAACCTATCCTGTGTTAAATATTGTATCTGGATACTTAACTGGAGTTAAGAAGAGTAACATTACCAATGCTGACCAATTAGAGTCTAGATTAGTACCTGCTGAATGGCTATAACCAATTATATAAGCTAGTTATATCATAGAAATGATTTTTAAATATTTTAATACAATTATTTTGTAGTTAACATTGATTAACAATATTTCTTTGGTATGACCTTTAAGAATCATTAACTTTGCACTATGAAAATTAAAGAAGCGCGCTTAACAGATTGGGTATAAAAACACACACACACAAACACAACAAATTATGGCAGAATTTTTAACAATGCAAGAGGCAGAGGATAAATTCGGTAAGAAGGGTAGAACTAATGCCGCTCTGACTCTTGGTATTATCGGTAATTGTATAGCTGAGAAGGCTATGCAGACTGCTATGGCACAAGGACAAATGTCTCAGAATCTAGCTTGGAACAATAGAGTACAGTCTATGCAAGATGATATTGACTTATACACTTACATCAATGGTAGGAATTTAGCTACTAACGAAAGAATTGGAAACGAAACACAAATTCTAACAAACCAAATCTGGAGAGGTAGAGTGGAAGACTTACAAGAGAAGAGTGGAATGTATGTTGACATAATCACTCGTGATAACGCTCAGAACATGAAACTATGTGATGAGCTTTATAAGAGAAGAGAGCAAGACGTACAGGAGAAGGCTGACCTATTCGAAAGATTAGGAAGTAGAATCTCTGAGTTAGAGAAGAAGGAAGCTGCAACTGCTGCTGCTTTACCTCTAATGTTCGAACTTAACAAAGTTAATGCTGAAAGGTACTCAGATAACTGCTGCTGCAAGTCAGAGAAACAACTATTGGTTGCTGCTGGTGATTTACAGAGACAACTAGACCACAAGATTACTGGACAGCTGAAATATGCTTATAGTGACCTATGTGCTCCAGTTCCTAGTATTTCCCCACTATACTGTAGTCCATTTACACAATATGGTACAGGTATGTACGCTGGTCAAGCTGCTTCTAACTGGAATGCAGTAAATACAGCTATTAACAGTGCTTGTCCATCTTGTACAGCTCAGTAAGATATTAAGGGAGATTATGCGAATAGTCTCCCTTTTATTTTTTATTTTAAACACAAACACTTATGAAAGTAAAAATTACTCCTATCGGAGAAAGTGCTCAATTAATTGAATTTAATGTATCGTTACCATGTGGGGCAAGAGCATCTGTAGCTCCAGTGTCTACATTAACAATTACTCAAAGATGGGCTAAGGTTATTAACACAGCTACAACAGGTGCAGCTTCTTATATGCAGGTTACTAAGTTTGATATTATACACAACACTCAGTATACTGATTGTAAGGGTAATGTAAGATTGGTTACAGAAGAAACATCAACTATACTAGCTTCTCCAGCTACAAGTGAGACAATAACTACACTTGTTCCAGAAGTTAATAAGGTAATTGATGTTATAATTCCTAACGGAGTTAGTATTGTTAATCAAGCTATCTTAGATGAGTTACCAACATCATTGCCAGTTAAAGGTAATTGTGCTTACTCAGTATTCGAGATACAGATTCCTGCAGCAGCATAATAATCACATGATATGAGCTTATTTGGACAACCTTTCGGTACTAATTATACTGATTTACAAAACCAATACTTGCAGCAACTACAAGTTATGCAACAAGCTCAGCAAGCACAACAGAAGACTCAACCCATCCTTGATGAAATAAACAGGGAGGTTGGGTCGTTGTCTGTTGACGAGCAGAACGTATTGGCTAAAACACAAGAATATCAAATGGCTAAACAGACCTATGAGGCAGGATTTATGGCATTCTTAGGGACTAAGTTTAGTTCAGAATATGTAAATTCCCCTGATGGTAAAGTGGCAGCGGAGAATCTGTTAGCTACTATTAGAAAGAGTAAGGAGTATATACAATCTCAGATAAAAGCAAAAGAAGAAAAGGTTAATACATTATTAGAACTGATGGAGAGTGACCCGGAGATGAAGAAAAGATTTGATGAACTCATGATGAACAAAACAGCTAAATAATGAGTGACAAAGAATTAATATTTCAAGCAGCAAACACATTCACTAAAAACTTGGTAGGTAACTTATTCGGCATAAACACAATAGGTACTGATGCTCTCATAACTTACGTAGTTAATAACATGGAGGACAAGTATGGAATGTATTTGGAGCCATTCCTTGATAAGGGTGGTAATATAAATATAGATTTATTTGGAAATGCGCTACGTGACGTTATGAAGGCTCGTGCTAAAGACGGATATGTCGTTAAGCTATTTGGTAAACCAGTTAAGTTTGGTGAGGCTGACATTGATGAGTTCGAGAGGATATTTAAGACGTTAAAAGCGAACAATGGAAAACATTCGAGTTGAGTCATTCTTAGGGAATGATAAAGTTATAGTTGGCAATAAGTATACTGATTTAGTACTTGAGACTCTTGGTAAGGTTTATATCAAAACCGGCAATAATTCTAGAGTGCTTAGTGATGTTCTAAAATTATTAGACCAAGTACAGGAATCAGAAATAAAAAGTCAAACTATTATAGTTGGTAGCTTACTTGAGATGGAGCAGATGGAGTATCCCGGAGATGGATTCTTCATTTATAACACACTTACATCCACTCTATATATTTCTTATGATGAGAGATATATAGCCTTAATAGAGGCAGCAGAAGGTGCTGATGATGGGTATGTAAGACGTAAAGGAGACACAATGACTGGACAGTTAGAAATCAATACTGTTGGTCCTCCTTTAATAGTGGCTTCGTCTAAGCTAGTTAGTAACTTAAATGCTGAATTTATTAATGGATATTCATCCGATGATTTGGCAAAGAAGAACGTAGATGAATATATATATGGAAATTGGACATTTAAAGGCAAAGGAGTCTCTGAGGATACTTGGGTTTTTAAGGACAATGTCCGTATGTATGGAGATTTGGTTACTAGCAGGAGCTTGACATCCCCTGATTTTATGTCAGGATTTGGTGGTTATGGTTGGAGATTGGATGCAAATACCAATACACTAACAGTTGACTATCTTGTAGTTAGAAAAGCTATGAGAGTATATGAATTGGTAATCAATAAGATAAGCGCAACCAATGGAAGTATCTGGGTTACTAATTCAAGTAAATGTAGTAAGGCTGTGCAACCCACTATTTTAACAGATGCACAACTCAGAAGTATTGGCACATGGACTGGGTCAAGTGCAAATATAGATGCTATGTTGAAGCTATTATCAACAGATGGGTATTATATCCCCCTTCCGGGTAATGGGGCTAATACACTTAGTACAGTCACCAGAACGAAAGAAATATCTAAGGCAGATTCAATTAATACCACGCCTAAAACATTTGTAAACTATAAGTTTATAATTCATGTTAAAGACCCTAGAGGTCTTGTTAATAATACTCTGTTTAGAGGACCGCAAACTTTATATGATGAGTCTTTACTAACATCAACTTCATCAGACCAAAACCACATTGCATTTAGAAAGTGTATAACTCTATACTATATCAGTATGGGAATGACGGTTACTAAGTGGGGAGGAAATGAAGGACAATGGGATGAAGGTACTATTCCATTAGAGTGGACACTAACTGAGACTTTTAATAAGGATACAGCTTTCTATATGATTCCGAAGGGTGATAAAGTTGCCACAGAAGACTTTGAGAAGAATGGATTTAATAGTACTTACCTAACACCAATACAACCATTCTATAAATACTTCGGACTTGACACAACAATAGTCAATCAAGCTATTACAGAATCAAATAGCCAATTTAATAGTAGTATGAATACTACTGTTGTGATGCCTAATTTGTGGGTAGTAAATACCGATGATGAGGAATATCCCCTGTTTAAACCAGGAGATATAATAAGGTGTCAGAAATATACAGGTGGCAATATAAAGTATTATGATGCTGTAGTAATGTCACAGATGGAATCTAGACAATTTATAGTTCAGAAAGCTACATCTATATTTGATATTTATACTGAAATCCATTATAATGAAGATGGTTCAGTAGCTTCTTCAGAAGAGTCTTATAACAATACTCAGTACAGTAAGACCGAAACTAGCTATGATGTTAATACAGGAGCCAGGAAGCAAGTATCTTCATCTAATACTACTAGTGATAGATTGGATGATATATCTGAAGGTGATGATATGATTCAAATGGGAAACATATTTAACACCGAGAGGCAAGGTGCTTTATATTTAACATCAAGTGATGATGGTGGACCATACATGGATGTAATCACTGAATTAAATAGACCTGATTATTCGGTTTTATATGATGTTCCATTATATGATAGAAAGGAACTAATATATAAGTCAACTAAGCATAATTACTATTATCAAGAATCTCCCTCAATAGAAGGTGCTCCTACCTTTACAGTAGACATTAAAGACGGAGAGAGTGTCATTACTAAGACATATTATTGCACAGAATATCCCACACAAACATCTGTTATTAAGATGCGGGATAATAAGTATAGACACTCACTTACAAAGACTACAAAGGTAAGAATTGGTAGACTTGATGGCATTTACAATGAAATGTTTGGTAAGAAACAACCCTATGGATATGGTTTATATGGCGAGAATGTATTCCTAACTGGTGAGTTTTATTTAAATAACGGTCAATCAATAGTAGATTTCTCTGAAGAGAACATACTATTAAAGTTTAAGAATGCTGGGTTAACTATCAGAGACGTTCCAGAAAGAAACTCTGCGGGTGATATAGTACTTGACCCGGAAGGAAACCCAGTGTATGTACAAGTTCCGTCTATTGATATGGAAGGGAATCCAATCCTAGATGAGTTTGGCAAACCTATTTATACAAATAAAACTGAGATTTACATGAATGCGGACCAGTTTATATTTAGTATTGCTGGCAATCCAGCTATGAAGTTAAGTGGTCTGTTTAACGATAAAGGACAATTCCAAGAAGCTCTATTAGATGTACAAGGTGCTGTTCAATCAAGAGGTTTAAGAGTGCATGGTACAGAAATGAGTTCTCGTCCACCATTTACGTGGGACCCAGACCTAGAAATCCACATAGATGCTGCTGGTGACTATGTTACCCAAGAAGGGTACTATATTAATTCGTTTATTAATACTAAGGGTAACTTATATGCTAGAGATGGGTACTTCAAAGGTAAGATATATGCAACGTCTGGATACTTTAGTGGTGAAATAAACGCTGAGTCTGGAAAGATTGGGGATTTTGTTATAGAGCAGAACTCAACAGCTACGGGAGCCTGGATATGGGACACCAATCCATATGTATTATATCAAAAGTATGGTCTGACTGATTTCATGGGTAGTAGATATCAGCAGGGATTTAAGTTTGGAGTTGGAAAGAAGAGATTGTTTGATAACTACGGTGGTTTCTTGGAAATATACACTCAGTATAATTCCTTTGTAGATGACGTTAGAGATGCTATAGGTATAAAAGTATCAGGGAATCATATAGTAGGTATATTCTCATCTTCCCATAGTGGAATTAAATATGGTTCTGAGAATGACCCAATAACCTATCCACTTGACGTAGAAGCTAACCCAAACAATCCACATACGGTAGCTGGCTTCTTTGATGGTAACTTGTGGTGCACCAGTGGAGTCCACGCTAGTATTTATACTACGAAATGTATACAAAGTGAGGGTATGATTTCATATGATGCTTATGGACACGCCATTAGTAATGATGGTAAACAAGCACCAGTAGTTGGCAATTACTATGGTGGTTGGACAGGAAGATTAACTCACTTCGATAGAGCTGGTAAGAAAGGAAGATACCACATAAACGTAGTGAACGGATTAATAGTTGGATGGCAAAATGAATAACATGAAAATAGAATTAAGTATTTTAGACAGACTGACTCTTATATATATACTACCAACGACTGGTAGTATTCAAGAGCTTGTAGATGTTATGGACATTATTAGATTAGTAAGATTTACTGAAGAGGAGAAGAAAGCAATAAACTACAAGGAGGACAATGGGAAGGTAACATGGAACGTTGATTCTGAGACAAAGAAGGAAGTTGAACTTACATTTGAACAATTAAAGGTAATTAAAGATACTATAAACTCCTTAGATAAGGAAGGCAAGATAACACTTAATATTCTTGACACTTGTCTAAAATTTAGTAAGCTATGATAATTCTATTGGATGCAGGTCACGGAGAGTCAACTCCTGGTAAAAGAAGTCCAGATGGAAGACTTAGGGAGTATAAATATTGTAGAGAGATTGCTAACGAGGTAAAGAAACAATTAACAGACAAAGGCTTTGATGTTGAGTTGGTAGTTACTGATGAGGTTGATGTACCACTCATGCAGAGATGCCGTATAGTAAACCAATACTGTGATATACATGGAAAAGCTAATACTGTATTGGTGTCAATTCACTGTAATGCTGCTGGTAGCGGGGCAGATTGGATGAACGCTAAAGGTTGGAGTGTATTCATCTCCAACAACAGTTCAAGTAAGAGTAGGAAGCTGGCAGAGTGCTTGTTTGAAGCAGCACGTAAAGAGGGTTTAACACTAAGGAAATATTCACAAACACAAGTATATTGGAAACAGAATCTAGCTATATGCAGAGAGACTAAGTGCCCTGCAGTTTTAACAGAGAATCTGTTTCAAGATAATAAAGAGGACGTAGAGTATCTACTGTCAGATGAGGGTAGAGCAACTATAGCTCGCTTGCACGTACAGGGTATATTGGATTATATCAAGGCAATACAGGGATAATAATTAGGGGTGTTCTTAAATATTGATGAATTTCATCAAATCATTTTGGACACCCCTAAAATTTCCTTAATTTTGCAAATAACTTTAAAAGGGAATAATATGAGTATGAAATTAGAGGATTTAGACATTGACGATGTAGGATTAGACGAAGACGTAACTCCTGGGAATGAGTTTGACGAAGATACCTATGAGAAGCCTTGGCTTGATGGTTCTGCACCGCAAGACGAGGAAGTTCACGAGGATGAGCCAACTAACGAGCCAGAAGAGGAGGACATTATCGTTTCCCTACTAAAAGATAAAGGAATCAATCCTGAAGCTATCAAATTTGAGAATGAAGCAGGAGAGATTGAAGAGAAAAGTTTTAATGAACTTTCAAGGGAGGAACAACTTCAAATCTTAAATTATGATGAGTCAGATGATGACTTTGGTTTAGCAGAAGATGAAGTTAGTCTTATTAATGAGCTAAGGGCAAGTAATCTGAGCGCAGATGAATATAAGAAGTATATCGCCCAGCAAGCTATTCAAGAGTATTTAGATTCTAATCAAGAAGATACTCCTGTATATGAGATTGATTCTATCCCAGATGATGAACTATATCTTATAGATTTAAAAGCTAAAGTCCCAGAGCTTACTGAGGAAGATGCTTCTGCTGAGTTAGAATTAGCTAAACAGAATGAAGCACTATATCAGAAGAAGGTTCAAGGTATCCGCAATGAATACAAGAAGAAAGAAGAGTTGCTAGCTCAACAAGAAGAGGAAGAACAAAGGTTAGCCGCTGAGAAAGCTGCTCAAGAGTTCGAAGACACTATTGTGGCTGCAATTCAAGAGAATGATACCATTGACTTGGGTGAGTCCTCATTAACCTTGTCTGAGGACGATATGAATGAAATTGCTAGCTTTATCTTAGATTCAGATGTTGCAGGAGTGAGACACATCGCCAAAGCGTTAAATGACCCTAAGACCTTAGTTGGCATGGTTTGGTATGCGCTTAAAGGACAGGAGGCGTTTAGTCAAATTACTGATTATTACAAACAGAAGATTACAGAAGCATCTAAATACAATTATAATAAAGGGTTTGAAGATGCTAAGGGAGGTAAAGCTCCAAATGCAGCTAAGACAGTGGTCAAAAAAACAGCAGGTAGTACGGCTGCCCCTGCTAAGAAAGTAATAACAATTGATGATTTAGATTAAATTTAAATTATAAAGTATGATAGTAGCAAATTTCGTAACAAATCGCCCTACAATGAGCGAAACCAGAACTTATGAAGACTTCTATAAGTTCTTAGGTACAAAACCAACTAGACTTGGTATAGTTTCAAGACTCTACCCTAATTTAACTGCTTCTTACTTGACAGAATCTCTAAGAAATATCTTCTATATGGATTCTAAGTCAAATAGCAAATACAGAAGCATTGATAGTATGTACTTCGAGTGGGAAGTTGAAACCAACTACATCAAGAGAGTTGAGTTCGCAGATGTTCCAGCAACTAATGGTGAAGGTGGTACAACCATCGTAATGGCTTTCAAAGAAAACTATTACCAGAAGTACGACATTTTTAAGATTGACAAAACAATGCAGCAATGCCAAGTTATCTCTAGACCTACAAGAGTTGCAGATAACTATTGGACTGTTGAGGTAAGACTAATTGATAATGACTATTCTTCAATTCTTGACTTAGATGGATGCCAGATTGGTGACACTACAAGATTCCAATCTAACGCTATGCCTGAGGCACACGAAGAGGGTTATGCTAAGTATCAATCTAACATTGAAAGACATAGAGGTTACATCACTACACACCGTGTTGATGACAGCTATACTTCTCTATTCAAGCCACTAGAGCAAACATTTATCAGCATTGGTAAAGGTGAAGGCAATGGTGCTGTTAAGGAAACAATGTACAAGATGGATACTCTTGAGAAGAATCTATTAAGAAACTTCTTGGAAGTTCGTAACCAAGGTCTATTATTCAATAAGACTAACGTAGATAAGAACGGTAAACCAACAATCTCTGACCCTGACACTGGTCGTCCAATCTATATTGGTGACGGTATCATCCCACAAATCGAGAGATTTGCATCTAAGTATGTTTACAATAAACTTACTCCAGAAGCATTCACTACAGCTATGGCTATGATGAATGAGAAGAGTGAAAACCCAACTGGTAATAAGTATGTATTCATCTGCAACGAGAAGATGTGGAATGACATCCAAAGCTGCCTATCAGAGTGGCTTGCAAGATTCAAAACTTGTGGTACTTATCTATGGTCTAAGAAGGCTAACGGATATGTAGACGTTGGTGCTACATTCAATAGCTATGAAATGGGTGGTAACACTATTTCATTCAAGGTGGACAGAACATTCTCTCGTGAATGGGGTTCTGAGAAGGGCTTTGGTCTAATGCTTGACCTTACTGCTGATAAGACTAGTGGTGAACCTGCTATTTTAAGTAACATTTGGGTAGCAGCTGCATAACACTTTAAACTGATAAATGACAAATAACTCCTGAATTGCTGGAACTCCTGTTAACAAGGACAATCAGCAGCTAAGCATTGGGATATGCAGGCGATGGTAATCGTAGCTCCAATGAAAGTCCAGAGGCTAGTCGCGAGACGTACATTAGGATATCTAATGGAAGTGGGAGATAACTTAATGAGTAAGTAAAATCAACAATTTAAAAATGAAATACATAGTATATTTAACAACAAATACAGCTAACAAGAAGATTTACATTGGAGTACATAGAACTGAAACTCCATATGATTTCGATGGATATTTAGGTAATGGTATAAAAGTAACTGATAGAAGTACATATAGGTATAGTAAAACTCCTTTTGAGGCTGCTGTAAATAAGTATGGTCCAAGTAAGTTTATAAGGAAGACTCTTAAAGTGTTTGACACTTTAGAGGATGCATTAGACTTAGAAAGATGGCTAGTTGACGAAGAGTTTATAAGCAGAAAGGATACTTACAATGTTGCTCTAGGTGGGAGCTTACCTCCGATTAAAGTAAAAACTATCTATCAATACGATTTGGATGGTAACTTTATTAAGGAGTGGGTTTCTATAACAGAAGCTAGTTTAGAATACAAATGTTCCAGCTCCTGTATTGGGCAAGCAATATTTGAAAGAACTCCTAGCCTAGGCTATTTGTGGACAGACTATAAGTATGAGTCCATTAATCCAAAAGAGTTTAAAATTGATGAGAATAAAACTAAGTGCTATCTATATGATAAGGATGGTAATTATTTACAGGAGTTTAAATCAATTACTGAATGTTCTAAGTTTCTTGGTGTAACAACAGCTAACCTCTCTACGGCTATTTCAGGCAATTATAGTATTAGTAACTGTTATGTAACTACATATTATACTGATGCAATTGTGGTTCCCAAAAGAAAATCTTATAATGGGTTCTACCAGTATACATTATCTGGAGAGTTTATAAAATTCATTCCTTCGCTAAAGGACTTACAAGAGGAATTAGGAATACAGAACCCATCAGCAGTCTATAGAGCATTAAGAATTGGAAATTCCGCTTATGGATTCCAGTGGAGTGCTACTAAACTACCTAATATGAAGAAACTGGAGACTAAAACTCAAGCAAGAAAGGTTGGTAAATATACATTGAATGGTGGGCTTGTACAAGTATTCAGTACAGTGAGAGAAGCAAAGGCTGATACTTGTGGTGCCCCTAACGTTTTATCTGGCAAACGTAAAACAGCTGGAGGATTCATTTTTAAATATATTGAATAATATACTTACAGGAATAAGTTAAAGATATAGTGCACTCCTAAATTTACACAACAAGTGTATTTGAGGGCAAATGTTTACATTAAAGGGTGGTGACTTCATTACTAACAAGTATCCAGGTGTTGGTGGTTTAGATGGTCTAAGCTCTGGTATTGTTTCAAGTACTACAGCTGCATCTAAGGTAATCAACTGGGGTTATTCTGGTGTTGGAGTATTCTCTCCATACAGAAGCTTCATTATGAAAGAAGCGTAATAAAAATATATAATCAAGATGTGTTGGGAGGGGCTAATCTATAGTCCCTCTCATACTCATTATAAAGATGATGTATGATATACAATAAAAATACGAATTAATATGGCTGATGTTTTAGACGATATAATTATTTTAAGAAGTGTGTTCGGTAAAGTTGGACAGAAGTACTTCATGAATCCTGTTAGAGACCCGAAGACTGGTAGATTCCCTGATTGCGTGAGACCAGTAGATAGTAAGGGTGATATGATTATCTCCGATAAGGATAGAAATGAAGGTAAACCACTTATTCCTGAGAATAAAGTGTTCATCATTGAAGATGGTACTACGTTTAACCTAAATGATGAATGGCAGGCTGCTGAGTGGTACTCAATACAACATTGTCCTCTTATTGCATTATCAAGAGATGCAAGGGACTCTAAAGGAAATTTACTAATTGATGGTGAAATAGCTGAGGGTAAGACTCGTGCTCGTTATGGTACAGCTGAGCTATATGTAGAAAGACCTGGATATGATACTGCTAAGAGAATCTCTAAGAAGAAACTTATCCACGATGCTGATTCTTACATCTATGGTGACCCTAAAGGTGCAGAAGGTAGAGCACTTAAAGCTAGATTGCTTGGTAAGAATATGCGTAATGCACCAGACGCAGATATTACAGACTACTTGCTTGAAATATCGCATAAATCTCCAGAGAAGATTATTGACCTATATACTGGTGGAGATATTAATCTGAGATTGATGTTTATTGACGCTAAAGACAAAAATGTCATATACGTTAAGAACAAGGTTTATCTATATGGTGATAGCATTGTATTGGGTGCAACTGACGATGCAGTAATCACTTGGATGAAGAACCCTACTAACAGTAAGGTACTTGAACTTATTAAGAGAGATACTTATCCTGATATGTACTTAGAAGAAAGTGCATCTAAGAAATAACATTACCTAAATGACAGCGAAACAAGTATACAGAGGAGCATTAGTTGAAATGAATAAGACTGCTGCTCCAAGTATTTTACTTGAGGACTTTAACTACTTATTAAATAAGGCGATATACCAATACATTAATAAGAAGTACAACATTTATGATGTAAATCAACAATCAACAGATGACATTAGAGTTTTAAAATCTACTGCCATCCTCCAGCCTACTCTGGCTACAAACACATACGCTGCTGTTAGTTCTCAAACTAACTCACTGTATGGAGCTGTTTATGAAGTAAATCTCCCATTGGATTATTTACATATTTTGAATTGTGTATGCAATTTCAAAGTAGTAAAGACATACGAGTGCTATGATGCTGGTACTTATGTACAAATTGGTGCTAAGCGTTTAACCTCAGACCTTTGGTCACAGATAATAAGGAACTTCTATATGCAACCCTCTTATAGAAATCCTTATTACTTCATACACAATGTAAATAGTGCTACGACAATGCCTACTAATCCAGTAAGACTTACTGCTGGAGAAGGAAGTATATCACTAAACACAACTATTCAGCAAACTACTGGTACAGATGGTTCACTTCCAACTAAAATTACTATTGGAGGTAAGTCAGTAGACTTAATAGAACAGCCAGGAGTTAATAGGTATGGAAATCCATCTCAAGTTAGACTTGAAATTAGGTATGGCAAGGATTCTTCTGTATTTCAATTAACTGATATATTTGTTGATTACATTAAGACTCCTCAAAAAATTAGACTAACACAAGACCAGATTGAAATGGTTGAAGATACATCACAAGTCATGGAGTTTCCAGATTATGTGTGTCAAGAGATTATAAATGAGCTGGCAAAGCTATTATTGGAGAACGCAGGTGACCCAAGGCTTCAAACTAATTTAGCAGTTAATCAGACTATTGCAAATCCAGCTCAGCAACAGTCACAAACTAAAAAATAAATTTAAGTTATGTTTCAGTACACTAACACTATTGTATTAAACTCACTGAAAGATGTAACCACTGGTTTAGATAAAATCGTTAAGGGTTCAGACAACATTGAGGTAAGACGTGTAAACAAATTCCTCAAATCTAACGTAAGTGCGATGTACAAGAGAGCTGCTTCCGACCCAGTTATTGGTAAGGCAGAGTTCACTATTACTAACCCAGGCGCAGGTATCTATAGGTTGAAGCTATACATCAGATTATCTGGAAGTCAAAACTCATACTACTCTAATGACTTCGTATTCAAAGGTAAGCCTTTCGTTTACGAGTTCAAGATTGCTTCCAACTCTACTACTGCAACAGATGTTGCTAAAGAAATCAAGAGAGTTATTGATAAGATTCAAGCCTTCTATGGTGACAAATATATCAAGACTGAGGTAGCTGGAGACAAGCTAACAATTCACGGAGTAGACGAATATCAACTATTCACTGAGGCTAAGATTCAAAAACTTAACACAGCTGCTAACAACCCACTTACTAATGAAGTATTTGAGGATGTTACTGAAGGAACAATCACTAAGAGTGTTGAAGGATTCGGTACTTATACTCATATCCTAAAAGACCTTAGACTACCTACTATCGAGGCTAGAAAGTTCGAAGCTGTTAACCAAGAAGAGCTTCCTGTACCAGGTGCTAAGTACAACCAGTACATCATCGAGTACAAGGTAGATAGAGGTCTGTTTGGTGGAGCTGCTGTTGGTCAGCAAGTTACATCTAAGACTACTCATGTATTCTATGTACTAGATTCACTAGCAACTGAGTTTGAAACTGCTCTAAAGGTTCTTGGTACTATCCATGAAATCAAGAAACCAGGTGCAGATAACGAAGACGTAGCTTAATAAACCTACTAATACTAAGGCGATGACCATTTAAGTCGTCGCCTTTTTTATTTTGTACTTATGGGATATTATTTTAAATTAGCATCTGCAATCTATAATGATATAGTATCTGGACTTAGAGGTTATACCACTTCCAATACTTTATCAATAGAACAACTAGAAGATGATATTGTAGATGAAAGATTGCAAATCATTAAGGAATATTCCATGAAAGGACTTATTCCTAAGAGGGATTTATTAATGTCTATTAATTGTATCAACGTAGACTGTAAGGATATAGAGAGCTGTACCTGTAGCAATAAAGCAGATGGTACACCAACATTCCACTTTGAAATACCACAACTTCTAACTGAGTTCGGAGGTGGTATTGAATATATAGGCTCTGTAGATAAAGGACAGCCATTTATATGGTACATAAGTCCTACTGTAATGCAGTATCATAAATATAGAAAGAGAGCTAAGAACAAACCTTATGTATATATAGACGTAACTCCCAATGCTAATAATATGTATGATTGTTGGATATTCAATCTTCCAGTTATTAAGCAAGTATCTGTAGTAGGTATATTTAAAGACCCTCGTCAGCTACAAACTTATGGATGTTGCTCTGCATTAGACATTAATAATATGACTTTCATCGACGCTGAAATAAAGAAGAGATTGACAGAGAAGAAGCTACGTTATTACAGACAGTTAGCTGCTCCGATATTACCTAATGACCAAACTCCTAAATAATGGAAAACTTTCAATCAGCATACGCTCAAGCTAATCTATTATATGGTATAGAATTAGCACCAGAAGAGTTTGAAGAAATAGGTCTGATTGCCTGGAATAAGATAGGTAATAGACAAACTAAACTATACAGATATAGATGTAAGATAGATTGTGAAACCTTAACGGTTACACTACCATGTAATTGTGACTTTGTTGAGGCTGTAACATACGACTTTGAGGACTGGAGATATACTACTAATGATACAGTCAATGGAGATTATCAATCACAATTCATTGAGAACTATATTGAAGGACGTAAGGTATATAACAATCCATTCTATATTAGTGGTAAGCTAGCTAAGTATGAGAGAGTAAATGACACTCTTTACTTTGACAAGGATTATGGTTCAGTTAATATACTGTATAAGGGAATCTTACTAGATGATGATGGATTACCATTTATCAATGAGAAAGAGAAGGATGCAATAGCTTGTTATTGTGCATACACGGACAGGTTTAAAGAGGGCTGGAGTAAGCATAATCAAAATATGTTACAAGAGGCACAACTTCTTGAGCAAAGGTGGTATAGACTATGTGATGCCGCCAGAGTTCCTATGTATATCAACCAGAATGATATGAATGAAATCTTGGATGCTAAGACAAGCTGGAATAGGAAGATATTTAATAAAACTTGGAAATTTGTAAAATAATGAATTACGCTACAGGATATGCCATGAATATAGACGAGTTATTCATCTCCTTTCCCACTAAGAAGATGAAGATGACTGCGAAGGCGTGTGAGGAATTAATAGGTAATAGGCACAAGGAAATCATCGCTAAGAAGATATTTAAGAGTGCCTTGAATATGGTTTTAGAAGATATAATTGAAAATAATGTAACATTTATTCTCCCAACTAGGTCTAGGAGAGCAGAGCTGAAGATGAAGCGATTCGAGAGGGATGAGTTCTCTAAGGCGAGAAGAAATGGTAAGTGGGCTAAGGTAGACTTTCTAACATCTAACTTCTGTGCATATCAAATGGTGTTCCACTTTCAATCCGAAGGGGTTATGAGGGAGAAGTTAATATATCTAGACCCTGAGCATAGAGATAGGATATTAGAATATACTAATCAAGGTAAACAGTATTATTAATGCTAAAAAGTGTCAATGATTATTTACCGGAGCTAATAGCCCAATTCCCTACAGTACCTCCAGAGGATGTCAAACGAGCTGTTGAATATGGATGGAGGATGCTATACTATTACAATCTTAGGGGATGTGATACTCTTATTAGTAGTACCAAGTATAGGTATTGGTTTTATTGTGGGCAACTTACACGTGACTCAATTAAACACTATAATTACTATAGGAGAATGCTTAGGAGGAAGCTAAGAGTACTGTATTCTAAAAAGGTTAAAGAGTGGGATGGATACTATTATATAGGATTAACAGAAGATGAATATAAATCAGTAGTTAAATCTACTACTGGAAGGGGAAGAAAGAAGAAGAATTTTATATTCCATAATAAATTCGGAATGAAAGTATTTGATGAGGCTAAAGTATTTTACAGTTGGTCTAAATACATTATAAGATATAGATACATTACCGATATGGGATACACATTCTTTAAAGATACAATGAAATGCAATGATTTAGAGATTGCATTAGTAAGAGATAGCCCAAGTACGTTCAAGGACATACTTATTAGTAGTAACAACTATGAACTTATAAAATATGAGAAAAGAAGCAATTAATACCTTTGGTGAGGGTTTAATAATGGACTTACATCCATTAACTACTCCCAGTAATGTATTAACAAACTGCTTAAATGGTACTATAATAACATACAATGGTAATGAGTTTGTATTACAGAATGATATGGGAAATGGTGAAGTTCACACAGCCTATCTTGATAAAGGATATGTACCTGTAGGAATGAAGGAACATGGAGGTATTATATATGTTGCAGCTCATAATCCAATCACTGGTAAGAGTCAGATAGGTTCGTTTCCATCTCCTCAACAGCTGTATGAGGGAGAAGACCTAAATGTCACTCCTATTAGGTTTAACTTCAATGAGTTTATCACAATGAAGGGTTCAGTGCCCTATATAGAATTAGAATACTACAAGCAGAAATTATTTCAAGTTAATAATTCAGATGAAGTAAAGATATTTCATCCTGGAGACCGATTTGTGATAGTTACTAATTCTATAGATGCAACTATTAAAGAGGCAATCAATAGAGGTGCAATTAAACTAAGATTGGGTGTTATAAATAGTAGTGGTAGTATTGATTATATAGATGAGAAGAACTTGAAGATATATAGCAATGGACTGTGGATTTATGAGAATAGTAATACTCCAATGCTGGATGTTATCAAATCAAAAGAATTAGTCCAAGTATTTAGTGCTAAATCATCTGGAGCACTAATCTTAGTAGTTGAGTTGAAGACCTTTGATACATTCAACCTTATTAGAAAGTATTCATGTAATGATGATACTAAGGTTATCAGTGTAGAGTTCTCTGGAGAAACTACAGGAGTGTTTAAAGGAACAACCAAAAATAATCCAGATGAGGTTGGATTGATTGAAGCTGATTCATCTGCCGTTAAGTCAACTATTACTAAGAGTGGCAAGACAGGTAAGACTCAGTATAAAATTATGCCAGCTTGTCCTTATGGAGTATTAGAGAGAATGGCTAAGAGTGGAACTATAGACTTTGATGCTATTAGGACTAACTCTGAGGTATTAGGGGAGTGGAGATTTTATGTGACAGATACATATCTAAAGATTGGTTGGGGGTATGACTACTACAATTTGAATGAAGACTCTAACATTACCAAAATTGAGTTTACATTTATTGATATAAATGATTCAGCTGAGGCCAAATCTGCTGCAACTCTAAAAGGCGATTATGTATATACCATATCTAAAGAATACTATAATGGTTCTTTCGAAGAGATAATTCCGTTCGGAGATTCAACAATTAGAAAGAGTTGGATATACATAGTAAGAATAGACAGGTATGTAGGTGATACTAAGAAGACGGTTGGATATGAGTTAGTATATACTGGAAGCTATTTCAATGATAGCTTTGAAGAAACTCCAGACTTTAATAAGCTACCTAGTGGAAGTGCGAGACAGAAAGTTTTATTAGGAACTAAGAATGAGGTAAATACATCTGTAAGGAATGGAAATATCACTACTGCTATTAAAGTTCATGATAGTCAGACATTTGTAGACAAGGACGTAGTTAGCCCATTAGACTATATTAAGGAAGTTCCATCTGATGCTAAACCTAATTACAGATATAACACAAGGAAGACAGGTGTATATGATGTTATCATTAGACCAGCCGCAGACTTTGATTTTGATGATAGAACTTATGCAGGTAAACCAGACCAAAGTGTAATAAATAACTTCTTTGGTTCTACCCCAACAGCTACATTTGGTAAACCTGACAATAGTAACATTGCCTTTAGTAACAGCTCTACATCGACCTCAGAGATAGGTGCTGACCAGTTATTTGAAAAGACTGAGAACTTTACTTGGGATAATTCTAAGAAAGAATTAAAGGGAAGGATATATACATCCAGAAACATTATAGCTGCAAATGGTCCTGTTAAATCAACAAGTGCAGAGATAGAGAAACTAATGCCTGTTTACAGCCCTTCTCTAGATACATCAGAGCTAAATAAACTATTTACGTTTAAAGAGACTGATGATGTATTGTATTGCGTTACAGGAAGTCGAGGACATTTAGCGTATAATTCTAGAGTACTTAGAGATGCACACACTAAAGGGGACTTTAGGGGTCCGGATGGTGGGGCAGGAGTCAATGAAGAAGGATTGAGAGCCTGTTTAGCCAGTATGGGTAATGGTACAATCGGAATATTTGGCGGACATGACTGTGATGCTGCATCGTTAAGATTCAATGGTACTCAATACACTAATGCAGCTTGGTTTAGGAAAGACCAAGAGATAGATGATGAGGACAATTATCTAATAGCAACATGGAAAGATAAGGATGGTAATCATTGGCCCATTAATCTTGCATCTAGAAAGACTGAGAATGCAAATGTGCAAGTGGAATCCACACTAATAAGGGTGGAGAAGATGATTAAATGCTTCTTAAGCCAAATGCTAGTTGTAAAGAAAGGTAACAAGAGTTTTAGTTTCGTTGGTCCAAATAATCTAGAGTTTGTATACCATACTGCATTTAATACTAGCTGTGATGTCAATGTGCCAATTAACAATGCAGGTAGAGATATTGATGTAAACTTCTTCCTTGGAGAGAGTAAAGAATCTATCGAGTCCCATATGGCTAAATGGGTAGCTGCAATATCTGGACTTAAGAACTTTCTACCAATATTTAAGGTACATATGCCCACATCAGCTAAAGCAACTATTGAATATGGGGACAATATAAAATTTGATACAGATTCTAATATATTAAATTGCTACACAAGTGCATATTCCTACTATACTACTAGTGGAGGGTCACAATTTACTGATGAAGAAAGGGGCAAGATATTCATAGGGAAGCCTGCTTCTCCATTCTCGGCTAATAGTGATGGAAGTATTAATTTAGCTGTAAATAGTGATGGAACGTATCAAATTAATCAAGCCTCAGATTCTAATATGGTATCCTGGAGAAATGAGCCTATCTCATTAGGATATAGAATAAATGATAGGTTTATCAATATGTATGAGATAGAGGGGCGTTCGGGGGAAATTCCGGCAGGTTACTTCAATGATGTTAGAATACACAATATATCAACTGTGTTAGCAACTTGGACTGATGGAAAAGACCATAGTGGTTCTGCCCCAGATATGGCTATAAATATAGGGTTTGGACCTAAATCAATATTTCGTTATTAGTATATGAACTTCAAATCACTAAGTGGTAAGTCACTAAACTTAGACTTAGGATTAAATCAACTTCAACAAAAAGGAGCATTAGTTTATGAATATAACCCATTAAGGGTTTTAAGAACTAATGAGGATATAAGGGAACATGGGTCAGTTGTGTATCCTAAAGGTAGTTTAATTAACCTAGATACAGAACTACTTAACTTTGACCTGAACCATCCTATTGACATTGTTACTCAACAGTCTTATGATGGTTCAGTTAACCTTATCCTTAATGACGGAAGTACCTATCCTAAGTTAATTAATACAAGATTCTCATCTACTGGTATGAACACATATCAAATTGTAGATAGAGAAGGAGATAATGACACTAACATATATGACATAGATTCCTTTGAATCTGATATATCCCTTTATAAGAAGACTAACAATATTGCTAACCTCACATTCATGGGACTAAATACTAGTGGTAATTTAAGGGTTGGTAATTATGTATTCTACTTTAAGTTATCGGATTCAGATGGGAATGAAACAGATTTTATAGCTGAGTCAGGCATAGTAACTTGCCATATTGGTAATTTGAATGACCCATCCTCTATACAAGGTGGAATTAGAGATGAAAACAGTTATAAGTCAGCTTCATTCTTACTAACTAACATAGATTCATCTTACAACAATGTAGTAGTTTATTATACAAGGAGTACATCTGATATAGATGGAAATGAAATGACTACATCGTTTAAGATTATGAAACAGTTTGCCGTATATAATAATGTGGCTAAGATTAGTATTACTGGATTTGAAACTGTACAATCTGTTAGTATTAATGATATTAACGTAGCATACAATGTGGTTAATAGTGCAGTAGCACAAACTACTTGTCAGAATATGCTATTCTTAGGCAATGTAGCTAATCCAGATATTCCATATAAAGAACTTACAGACCTATCTCTTCACTTCCTGCCAGAGTTAAATGTAGAGAACAATATAGGAAGAGTTGATAAAGACTATAAGGACAATTCCGGAGTAGCCCAACCATACGAGTATTACAATGTGATGAACATCTATAACAGACTCGGATATTGGAATGATGAAATCTACAGACTAGGGGTGGTATATATCCTTAATGACTATACCCTATCTCCTGTATTTAATATTAGGGGTATTAGTAGACTAGCCAAACTTGGGGATGCAGATAGAATAGATTGGAAGGATTATCCACTATTTAAAGAAGGATTTGACCCGACTAGTACTAATGATATAGCTACTATCCAGGCTAATAGAGAATATATCCCTATTAATAAGGAAACATATAAGCTAGATAGTCAGAATGAAAACTCTAAGGGTGTAGTTAAAATTAAATATAACGGTAATCAATTAGCTGATAGTGGTACAATTCCGATTGGATTTGATATTAAGATTAGCAAAGATGCAGCTAGGGAATTAAGGAGATACACTAAAGGATTCTTCTTCGTAAGACAAAAGAGAATACCTACTACACTAGCTCAGGCAGTTACAATTGGACTAGAGAATACAAGCTATCTGCCAGTTCTACCAACGAGTGATGATGAATATAGAGTAGAGAGATTCCTAGATGATGATGGAGTATTGACACATGACTTTGACAGAAGATGTAAAGATATTCCTTCCAAGTCTGTGTTAGAGGGATATGCTGCTTTGTGTCCTGAGTTTGAACTAAGACAATCCTACTTTAATCAGCTATTTACTGGAACTCAGTTTAACGTTAAGATGGCTAAGTCTCAGTTTACTAAGAAGTATTTTGAGAGAAGCGGAGTACATTTTTATAATACATCCTACAGCTATAATGATGCAACTCAAGATGAGGTGTACAACATAATGGCAGTTGGAGATAATGTTAAGTCACTTAAGGGGAAGAAACAATTATTCAGTGCAAGGGCTGGGGAAGCTGAGGAAGCATGGAGAGTATCCTACTATGATTACACTAATAAATCATCCAACGCTAGGAATCTATTAAGGGGAAGTTGGGGACCTTATATTGGTTTGGAGGGATATAATACTAATAAGATGAGTCTTATTGATATTAAGATTCCTAACTATGAGGAGAACCTATTAGATACTTACTTCGAAATTAGATATGAAGATTCATCAGCCTTCTATGCTATATGTAATAGAATGTTATGGGATGATTTAGATGAGGATGGAGATACTATGATGGCTAAGAACCTATTTAGAGGTGATTGCTATATAGGTAACTACACACATAGAATGTGTAGGAACTTCCAGGATTCGTCAGCTCCTATAAATGATGATATTATAGACCAAATGTCATGGAAGGATAACTATACTATAGGAGATAGTGAGAAGAACGGCAAAATCAACAGAGGTGATGTTAATGCCATCAAGATAGGACACTGGGTTACTATTAAGGTTTGCAGCAACGTCAATCTATCAATGAGGTGTACTGACGTATCATGTACATCTGAGATGGGAATGGCAGGTAAACCTAGAGGATTCTATCCATTACAAGCTATGTCAGTTACTGGAGAATCTAAGATACCAGAATCATTTGTAATAAATGGTGGTATAAACAGTACTACATCTGACAAGTACTACTATGAATTGCCTAATGTTCCAGCTATTAAGAATAAGTTCCATATTAGAGTTATGTACTCTGACATCAATGTCAATGACTCATTCAAAAATGGTTATAGAGTATTCAAATTGACTCACTATAGAGACTATCCATTAACCTATGGTAGTATTATTAAACTAGTTGAATGGTTTGGTAGTATTATCTGTGTATTTGAACATGGTGTTGCTTTGATACCTGTCAATGAAAGAGCAGTTGCGGGTGAGGGTGCAGGCGGAAATATCTTCATAAACACCTCTAACGTGCTGCCAGAGAATCCAAAAATGCTGTCTGATACATTCGGTACTCAGTGGGCGGAAAGTGTCATCAAGACGCCGTATTACGTCTATGGAGTAGATACAGTTGGAAAGAAGATTTGGAGAACTAACGGACAACTGTTCGAGGTTATCTCAGACTTTAAAGTACAGAAGTTCTTGAATGATAATATATCACTTACAGAGAAAGAGAAGACTCCAATTATTGGCATTAGGAATGTGAAAACTCACTACAATAGGTTTAAGCAAGATGTAATGTTTACCTTCTATGATGATATTAATACATTGGAAGAGAATGTATGGAATTTATGCTACAATGAAGTTATGCAGAAGTTTGTAACATTCTACTCATGGGTTCCATCATATTCTGAGAATATTGACAATATCTTCTTTAGCTTTGACAGGAATACATCTAAGACAATTACTAAGATAACTTCTAACTACCCTCTTATTAGTATACAGGGTGGGGCTGTAGTTAATGATGTATTAGATGTAGTAGATGGTAAAGCTAAGCTAGGTAACTTACAGCTGAATCTGGACATTAGTGGTTCAAGTGTTGAGTATAGCATTGCTGATGATAGAGTTAGAAATAAGTTCTTCATTACTAATGGGAATCAGGTATCCGTTAGTGCTAATTCTGTGGGAGATAGCAGGTGGACAATACCTATTAAAGCAGTAGTATATAATCAAGGAACTGACTTAGTTGAAGGTGAGGTTAGAAATGTAGTAAAGACATTGTACTCTAATGTGACTGTAATTACTAAGATGAGGTACGACTTACTGACTACTTCATTCTGGAAGCATGGTCAAGCTGGATTAATGCCTACTAGAAAGCCAATTAGTCCTTGCTATTGGTATGGTAAGCAACATCCATTTGAGCTGGAGTTTATTGTAGTTGATAATCCATCAGTACATAAAATCTTTAATAACTTACAGATTATAAGTAATAAGACCCAACCTGAATCATTCCATTTTGAAGTTGTTGGAGAAGTATATAACTTTGCCAACGACAAAAAGAATATGTATTTTAGGCAAGAGGCTACTAAACATCTATACCAATATAATGGTGCAGATATAGTTTATAATCATGATTACTTGGATGTTATACCAGAACAAAGAGACATATTGTACAGTACTACTAAGTACAAGGATATGTCAGTTATGTTCCCACTATTATATTCAAGGGTAGATAGTCTGAATGATATTGAAGACCATTATCAATCAATGACATCAGCTGGTAAGGACTATCAATCAATATCTGGTTCAGAGATTGTACATGATAAACAACTGAATGAATTTAGAATAGCTACTCATATTAAGGCATGTCCTTTTAAGAAGAGATATTTACAAGAGATAACTCAAGATAGATATAGCTCACTTATAGCAGCTGGATACACAAATGTACTAGTTCAAAATGGTAAATGGTATGAGGTTATGGAGTATGGTAGAATAAATGGTAACATGGACTACTTAGAAGATAAGTGGGATATTCAAATACCTTCTATAACTTATTGGGCTAAAAATGAATTAGCTTGGTCTATTAAGGATAAAGATGGTAATACATATCCACCCCTTAACCTAGTTAACAATCCATTACCAGAGAGTATGACTGCTCTAAATATTACTAGTAACTCTGATATCCCATCTGAATTAAGAGACCGAGGTTATAGTGCTGATTTCTTGTCATTAGATGTTAATAAATGGTCTAATGAAAGGAAGGAGACTAGAATTAGGGATAAATATATAAAGATTAAAGTGAGATATACTGGTGATGAGTTAGCTATAATAACAGCTTTAAAAACATTATATATCGTAAGTTATGCGTAAACGTATACAGAAATATCGAAATTCTGGGGTACTAACAGGGGGGAGTAATCTGACTCCTCCACTACCCCAACCTACAAGTCTTGTTTCAATGATTCAGCAACCTCAGATACCTACGCAGTTAGAACTTCCTGACACAGTTAGACAATGGAATAAGAACCAATCCTCCAATATACGAAGGACATACGCAAGGCAAAATAATCTCAATAAAGGTTTTGGATTAGCTGGGAGTATTGCTGATGTGGCTGGGAGTCTAATCCCGCAGACTGAACAGTCAGCTTTAACTACTGGACTAAATCAAGGCTATGATGCTGCTGCTAATGCTGTGTCTGCTATACCTGGAGTTGGTACTATTATAGGAGGTGCTATGAAGGTAGGTGGAATGCTATCTGATGGTCTAACAGCATTGGGAGTAGGAACAGACCAAATGACTACAGCTGACAAGATATTAGATAGTAAGTTCCTTAAGTTAACTCCAGTAGGCTTAATTAATTCTATCGGTGCTAAGAAAGCAGATACTATTACTAAGGATAATGAAGCATTTGAACAAGTAGGTTCTGCCTATGGTGGAACCCAAGCTACTGTAGATGATGCCCTTACTAAGAGCGGTAAAAAGTATGGACTATTAAGTGGTGGAGCAAGGAATAGAGCTAACAGACAAATACACAATGCTCAGATGCAGCAATCTAAGATGAGTAACATAGCAGATGAAGCTCAAATGGCATTTGCAGCTTCTAACAATCCTTTACTTGGACTTGGGACCCAGTTACAACTAAATGGTGGCTATCAACAAAATACAGTAAGGGCTGGTAAGTCTGGACTAAAGATGGATAGAGACTTTGCTAAGAGAGTAGTTAAGTTATCTAAAGGTCAGAAAGAAAAGAGAAAGAAGATTCAAGAAGAGGTTAGAATGGAGGAAGTAGCTGGATTTAAAAACGGAGGTGCAGTTAATGTAATTCCTGACGGTGCTTTACACGCTCATAAACATCACTTAGAGGATGTAGATGATAAGTTTGAGGATGTAACAGCTAAAGGTATCCCAGTTATTACAGAAGAGAAAGGTGGGGACATTAAACAACATGCAGAGGTTGAGAGGGAGGAGATAATCTTCAATCTTGAAGTTACTAAGCAATTAGAGAAACTAATGCAAGATGGCTCTGATGAAGCTGCTATTGAAGCTGGTAAGTTACTTGTACATGAGATTCTTGAAAATACAGTTGATAACACAGGACTATTAAATACAGTTGAATAATGAAGATTGAAATAGGAGACAGAGAGTATAATGTAACTTGTGCTAGAACTGAGGAAGAGAGAATCAAAGGTCTACAGGGAGTTACAGAAATGAAAGATGATGAAGGGATGTTATTCTTCTTTGAAGAGCCGTGTACAATAGGTTTCTGGATGAAGGATACACTAATCCCACTAGACATCATCTTTATCAATGAAGATATGGAAGTAATATCAGTATATCAGGGAGAACCTGAGAATGAGAATATAGCAGAGGAAGATGATGTTAGATTTGTATTAGAGGTCAATCAAGGCTCTGGAATTAAAGAGGGAGATGAACTTGATATTGAAGAGGACGAAGAATTACCTAAAATGAAGGTAATCGCCCCAGATGGTTCCACTCAAATGGAATTGGAAGGTGGTGAGAGAATCTTTAGTAGAAAGAATACTAGAACTTTAATCAGAATGGCTAAGAGAGCTTCTAAATCAAAGAGTGAGAAGGACTATAAGGCATTAGGTAAGAGAATGTTTACCTATCTAAAGCAACAGGATGAAAGAGAACCTGAATATGTAGAAAAGAAAGACTAAATAAAAAAATAAGGGCGTTACCAGTGAATTAATCACCAGTAACGCCCTAATTGTTTATATAAGGTTTAGTTGAGACATTATCTCTTTAACTTTACCTATTAAATGTTCTATATCACTATTATTATCTATTCTGTAATCAAAACCTTCATAATCATCCAATGCTGTTTCGGACGGGTGGTTGTCATGAGAAAGAGTTTCCCTGTCTACTCTAATGATTATACCTCCTCTATCCTTAATAGCCTTAGCTTCTGAGGGAAATCTAACATCTGGGATAATCCAATGGTCATGCTCACTATAGTTTGTAAACAAGGCATCCACCCATAATGTTGGAGATATACTTCTTCCAACTTCAGTTCCAAATCTCTGCAGAAGTTCTCTATTAGTATAGTATCCTCCTTCAGGTTTGGCTATCTCACTGTAGGACATCTTAAATATATTATCTTCAAATGCCTCTACACGTACATTAAGTATAATGGATAGGACTTGCTTAAGCTTATCAGCATATGCGTGTTTGTACCATATACTACCTAGCGGACTTGGGGTCTTAAGCAACATCTTTACAAATGTAAGCATATCTCCATCTCCATACCTATTCCATATATCTAATGCTTTAATAATTTTACATACCGTATCCTTGCCAGTTTGCTTTTTACCACTGATTCCAATCAACATTGTCTTATTCCTCTTTAGTTGGGTCTATATAATCCCAAATTGGCTTAGTTGCTCTAGTAGCTGCCACAGTATTAATTAGACCCTGATACAAAGATTTATCTCCTGATATAACACTTGAGAATGTATCTACGGTTCTGTTAAGAGTCTCAAATGCGAATGGGGTCCATTGCATTCCACGCCCAGCAACTGCATCAAGGAAGTTGAAATCATAGGCTGAATTAGTAAGTATTTTACTTCCAAGAGATAATGTTGCATTTATTACCGCATCATTCATGGTATCATTGCCTCGTTCTTTTATATCATCCTTAACAAATTCTGCTAGAGAACCACTAACTACAGCCCCTACAAATAATAGCATAAATAAATCATAGAACAACTGTCGTAAATTAGACCTGTATGCCCTTCTAAGATTCTCATCCTCATTATTCCAGACGTCATTAGTCATCAATTTCCATCCTTCTCTTACACTACCTTTCTTATAAGACCCTACTATTAGGTCATTTAGAACCTTGTTAAGGGTTAATAAGATACCTTCCTCAAATCGTCCTTCCCACTTGTAGAATGGGAATCCTGTATCTTCAGTAGTTGCTTCATCTGTAATCTGACCTTTATCATCTAACTTATGGTAATACTTCTGTCCGTTCTCTTCATAATGAACTAGTCTACCTTGCAGTTTGATTCCCTCTGGAGCTAGATATTGATTCTTCTTAGAAGACCAGTATGTACACATTTGGAAGAATAATCCCCCAATTAGAGTACTTTGGAACATAGACTTCTTTTCATGGGAATAATATCCATATATTGAGTCTGCTAAGGCTTTATGACTTTCAGATTGCTGGACAGTATATGCCTTTGGCAATGCATCTCCTACTTTAAATAATGAACCGTCTTCATTCCTAGTATGTTCTTTAACTAACTGGTGTGCCATAGTATAATACAATGCCTCTTGCTTCTTATAGTCTGGACTAGATGTATTTCCACTAGCGTAGGCACTAAATCGACTATCTTTCTTCCAATCATAAACTAATTTACCATTTACCACAGAGTGTGCTTCCCAGCACCCATCTCCTCTCATTTGCGCTCCAAATATAGTCATTCTATTGTAGAAGTCGGGCCTAGATGCAAATCTAAAAGCGGATGCCCAGAAGTTCCATATACCAGCTTGGTCCGACTTTATCTTATCAGCATAGGTATTCATATCTATATCATTAAGTCCATACAGTTCATTCAGCAACTCCAACATAGACTTATTGTTGCCATAGTGAATAGCGTCTGCAATAGCATACTTATAGGCTTTAACCATATTCTCTTTAGTAAAAGATAATCCTCCGTCAGGCTTTCGTATTACTAATGATATATCCTTCCAAATACCATCTAAGTGCTGATACATCTGTACTGGGGAGAATGCTAATGCAATCTTAGAAGCAAATCCCATCAATCCTCCAGTAATAGCTGCAAGAAGTTTACGGTCGTCGGAGATTAGAGATTGGTTAAATATCTTATTCCTAATATAGTCACTTAGATACTCTAAGTCATCCTCAAACTTATCATTTAGGATAGTACCCATATCACTAAGGTGAATAGCTAAGGCTTGCAACGATGGGAAGATTTCATCTAAGTGTTCCTTAGCAGAGTATGCAGTGATATGTTTGAGTAATAAAGTCTCAAGATTTGTTTCGAAGAACTCTGGCTTCCTATCTTCTATCAAACTTAGCCTTATATCTGAACCCTTCTCGCCTATATCAAATGAGTTGGTCATTTCCCATAGCTCTCCTCTACGGACTTTTTCAATATTAGTATCCGTGGGGTCTAAGAATCCTTCTACCTTTGTTTTAGCCCTTTCTACAGCCTTTTTTGGATTCCAGTCCTGTAATTTATCCTTTATAGCAGATAGTAACCCCTTACTTGAAGCAATAGATGTAGCATTACCAGCAGCTAAGGGCAGCCTATAATACCTCACATCCCCAGATAATCGTAACTCTTCTATCTCTTCTTCAGACATATTCTTGAATCTATTAGCATTAACTGTCTTAAGGAAATACTTTAGGAACTTCTTTTGAGCTTCGGATAGCCCAGTTGTTGGGTCATCTGGGTTCTTCAATAATATATCCCCATCATCGGTATATACTATCATATCTCTGTATAGGGTAGCCTGGTTACCTATAGTTCTTTCTTTGAGATATGTAAATCCTTGGTCATTCTTTAGTTCATTTACTAGGTTTCTTATCTCACCTTGTGACCTATTTACTGTGTCTCTAATATTTTGGTATGCTACAGTTACCAGTGAAGTTAGCTTATTTAGAATTGGACTCTTCATATTACCTGGGTTATCAAGGTAAGTGCCTTCCAAACCAGCCTTCCATACATAGATAGATTCTAGCCATTTATCATGGTCACGAAGCTGTTGTCTAAAATCCAGACCATCTATCTCACCAATAGCCATTTCTAACATTCTATATACTTGAACATGAGGCATACCTATAATATCATCATTTGGTCTGGTATCATTAACGTTAGGGAATGCTTCCAGAAACTCCTTTCTAAGATTAAGGAGTTCTAACCTGAGCTTGGTTGGGTCTCCTATACAAGCATCTAAAGCACTGGTGGATTCTGCAAACTTTCTCCATTTCTTATTTATTTTAGTATCATCCCTTACATTAGATATAATCTCCCTAAACCTATTGTAGAATATATCATACCTATTTGCCATTTTAACTGGAGCCTTCCTTCCTTTTAGATTATTCACCCCAATCGGGGATAACTTGTCTAACTCATTGAAGCAGTATAATAATTGCTTATTATCAGCTGAGATACCTTCTTCTCTGAATGGGTTGTATACACTTACTTCTCCTACTATAGCGTTCTCCTCAAATAGACTAGGTAAGTTATTTAATACCAACATGGCTTCCATCAATTCGATGTTACCATTAACACTCTCCATCATCAATGAGTTAGGTTTATTTTGTGATATAATGTCACTTTCAAATGCACCAGTAAGTCCTCTTCTTCCTTTTACTAATTGTCTAGACCTTCTTAACATAGATGTACTAATCTTCACCACATCTATCTGATTAGTAAACTTATTCCTAAGCAAGATACATCCTAAATACTCTGCAGGTTCACAATCTACTACTTCCCAGTTAGAATTACAATATCTAGACATCCTTCTTTGGAACCAACCATTTACACCTTTAGGATTATCAGGAACCTGTGCTCTAGTAAACTCATAGTAAGGATTTTCTTCTTCTATAGCCTTTATTAGACCCTCCTTAATAACTTGTGTGGAGTTAATCTTATTATTAGCTATATTATTCATTTTCCTTTTTACTTTCACGAATAGCTCTTCATATGTATCTGCCTTAATAGGAGAGCCGCTACCTTTTGGAGAATATACGTACTTACCTGTCTCTGGATTTGGCTTATCCCCCTTACCTTCTTTTATAGTTTCAGTTACCATATCATCTGTAATCTCTCCTGGAACGCTATTATATTTAGGGAACCATTTTGACATTACTCCAGTTACAGTTTGTAATAGATTCTCAGTTGTAGCCTTAGTAATAAAAGGAGCTGGAAGAAACTCGTCAATATTCTCTTGAATATTGATATTAGTTTTAACATCTTGGGTTAAGTCCTCAACGTGTCCAGAGTATTCCTTTATACCATCATATATCCAATCATCACCCTCTCTTCTAAAGTTAGATAACTGGATAGGTGCTACAAATAACCTTGAACCGCTAGTGTTTATTCCATACTTTCTTAATAGACGTTCATATACTCCTAGCTGGTATTTAAAGGTCAGGATTTTAGCTGAATCATATCCTGCTTCTGAAGCTGTTCCCATGTAAGGTTTAGGTGATGTTTTATAATCAATAATATGGACGTTTCCCCTCTTATCAATTACCAACAAGTCAATAACTCCTAATAACTTGTTAGGATTACCAGACTCACCTATCTGTGAAGTACTTCCAGAGACAGCCACTTCTGGAAGGTATATTAAATCCTCTCCTAATTCTCTTTGTAGTGATTTCTCTAAATCCCTACAGTATTTAACAGTCTCAGCGATAACTTTGCTTGGGACTAAGTTAGTATCTAAGATGGATGGAAAGTATGTGTTAATTAGGAAGTTATCATCTGACTCCCTTATATTCCTTCCACTCTTTGATTCACTGAAATACTTCTGTATTGCTTTATGGAGTTCAGTACCTATTTTACCCTGAACTTTCCACTTGTTCTCAATAACTTCCCTAGCTCTAGTAAATTCTTCATCACTTACTATAGGTCTAGTTTCTGCACCTTCGCCAAATATTGCGGCAGCCTCCTCCTTATCAAAGTTACCTCCCGCCCATCTTGGTTTAATCTCTTTCCAATAGCTCTCAGGTTTAAATTCAGGGGATAATAAATCCCCGTCTAGGTTTCTCAAACCTTGTAGAAACTTATTAACACCAATATATCCATTACTAGACACATTAATGTTTTCAATATCATTCTTGCCATCTTCCGTTTCAGAGATAGTCTTATTTGCCTTAAGGGCTTCAGTATCCATCTTTAGATTCATTATAGAATCATAAGTTTGAATAGCTCTATTACTCTTGGCAAATACAATGTCCCCATACTTAGATACTAAATGCCTTCTTTCAAGTAAGAAGTCATCTAACTCTAACTCAGATTGGAAGATATGTCCTTTGTAATCATATATGCACCCCATTATCCACAAAATTCTTTTAGGTCTTTACTTTTCATCAAATCTGATTTAACATTAGCTAGTACTCTATGAACCTCAGCAGACTTAACATTAAGGGTCCCAGAGTATTGGTTGTTTGTTAATGCCGAGCCTAAGTATTCTGATAGCTTTACTAAAGAAGAGTTAAATAGGTCTTTTGGATTCATAGTAGTTACACTTTGTTCGCCAAATAATACGGAGTCAAGTACTCTGTTCATATTATAGAATGTTTTATGTAACACATTAGCTGGTAACTTATCAATAACGCTTCTCTGTCCTGTTATATATTTTGAGAACTCTGATACTAGTAGTTCTTCATTTATGTCTGAATCTGTTCTATTCTTATAGTCTCTGGCTAACATTGACCTATTAGGTAGTTCATTCATGGCTTCTACCATTGAGAAGTATAGCTGGGGGTCGCTATACCTAATTGAGCCTAAGAATAGATGTAGCATTTCATGTAGCGGAGCATCAATACTAGAATTATCCATATTGATGTATATATCTCCATTATAGATGAAAGCATTAGTTGTCTTAGCATCGTCTACTATTCCATTCCATTGTTCTGAAGACAATTCTCCATTAGTGATACCAATGAAGTTAATTCCATATAAATTTGCTAGCTTCTCTAATATACTATTAAAAACCCCAACATTTCTAGAAGGAGATGTAGAATCATCTATGATTATTCCCCCTTCATATACATTGTCCCACTTATTAGGACGCTTTTTAACTTGTATAGTTGAAACTTCATTAGAGGGAGTTAGTTCCACTTCTAAGTCCCTATACGTATTGTTTATTCTAATATTAGCTTCTTTAACATCTGTTGTTCCTGTTTGAGAGAATATCTTATCATTCTTTACAAAGCTTGTATCATCTACTGTTTTTACTGACAAAGAACTATTTAAGTAAGGTCTAGAGTCAGCTCCAGGTATCTCATCAAGCTCTGGATACCTACCAAATTTATCTACAAATGTAGATACAAAAGCATTAAATTTAAATCCAGAGAGCCCAGACATCTTTAACAATGTCTGGTACTCTACTGAATTTTTATTAAGACATACTGCCATAAAATTAACAAGGATTGTCTAATAATTGAGCTATGATTGCAGAATATTGTAGACTATCAACAGTTTTAACATTCATACCATCAACAACTCTAGTTACATAAGGTACATCTAAGTCTGATTCAGAACCACCTAAGGATTCAGCCAGTTTAACTAAAGTCTCTCTACTATAAGTTTTACCCCTATAGCTTATAGATTTTAGATTCCTATCAACATCAAGATTAATCACAGAGTTTGAGTCAATTCTTATGTTATGGTCATTATATATATCCGCAACATCCCAAGGATTAGTGTAGTTAGTATTCTCAATAACTCTTGTATAATCCTCTAGGTTTGGTCCATATTGATAACCTCCCATATCCCCACTGTCATAATCATCAGATACAAAATCCATATAATCAGAATCATATTCAAAATCCCCATCTACCTCCGGATTATCCATTGAATTAGACTTCCTAACAAATAAGTGATATTTCATATTAGAATCATCATAGCTTCTAACATAATACTTAGATGAATAGTTAGTATCTTCAATAGGAGCACACCATTTTAGAGCTTCGTCATAAGTGAAGTCTACCCCCTCAACTAACATTGAGTTAGAATCAAGTACAGACGTAAACTTATGAAACTCCTCTATTAATGGAGAGGATTTTGTTCTGATAATATCCTCAAAGATAGTAGTTAAAGAACTTTGAGATACAGTGTTATTAAAGTTTATTAGATTATAATAGAAGAACAGGTCTGTCAATGGATACCCTTGATATGTTGGAGCACCTTGTAATTGGTTAAAGGCTCTCTTATACCTATTAAAACGCTCTACCTCCGAACCAGTCTTTGGTAACATATTAGTTGGCAAAGAATATACGAATGCAGCGTTACCACTAAGGGTTCTATCTAATCTAATTGGACTTAAAGATTGAATAAATTCATTAGGTTCTATATCCTTTAATTCAGGAATTACCACAGAATCCATCCACATTTTAAATGACTCATTACCCCATCTTGTTCCTAACATAATAGGAGTATTACCTTGAGTAGTAAATGTGTTACCAATACTATTCATAATAGTAACACCAGCTGGGATTGTAATTACCTTCTCAGAAGTTTTCATCCAAGTGTTCCTAAGAGTCATGTCACAGAATGACTGTAACTTCTTATAAACATTAGACCTTTCTTTACTACTGTAGAATCCACCGCCCTTAATAATTCTAGGACCTAAATCCCTCATCATTCTATACTTGGACATAACCATATACTTGCTTTCTACATCCATATGGAAGGCTTTCAAATACCCTCTATAGTGAGGTACAGACCATGCTGCATCCAATACGTTGAAGGAGTGCTTTAATCCTCCATACAGAGAGATTAAAGTGCTTCTATATTCCTCATCAGACATAAATTTACTAAAGGAGATTCTATATGGATTGTCAGTATTATTAGTTAGATTTCTTAGCTTTGCTATAACATCAGAAACCTTCATAATCATTCCGTCAACCATTACAGTACCCTCTTTCTCTTCAGCTGATATTTCCTTAATTCTATCTTCAAAGATTCCTTCGAACTTATCAATAAATTTAAGGGAGTCTTCAACACTATTAGAGAGACCTTGATTGAGGGCATAGATACCTCTCAATCTGCCCATTTCAGATGCACCTTGGACTAGCTGTTTGATTGAATCAATAACTCTGTATTGAACCCCTTCTGAGTTAGTGATAATGTCATTGTTTATCGTATTAACAAACCTGATATAATCAGATAACTCTTCTAAGAATTTATACATTGAGACTTTGTTCATAGATACATCCATAGACTTGATTCTCTTTCTTAAACTATCAATCAATTCATGACCTTTAGATAGGTCGGAGAGCCTATATTGTAGCATTTTACCTATTACAAAATCAGATGCATCTGTCCCAGACCCAAACTCACTCTTTAGTATAGAAACAAATTCTGGGTCTAACTCCCCAATACTTGGACCATTCTCAATATATCTAATAGCACTAGTAATTGACATACCAGCCTTTCTATTAAATACATTAGAATCCATGAGCTTAGAGAGTATACGAGCAGTTCTGGACATCATAGCTCCAGCTAAATCCTTAAGAGGAATTCCAATTGCTGTACCGTAAGTATATAATCCCATCATATTAGGTCCGGCATTGATTTTAGCCAATATCGGGTCTTTAGCATTATCAGTTGCAGCTGACATCAATGCTGAGAATACTAGCTTAGCATCTGTATCATTGTCCACACTTCGTAATGCATCTAATACTTCAAGATTACTTATGGATTCAGGACTATCAGTATATGAATTAGCTAGCAATCTAAATCTACTACCGCAAATAGCCCTATTAAATAGTAGACCATATTGTTTTATTGGGTTATTACTATTTAATGTGGCATTATTGTAGTAAGTCAGACCATCAAATACCTTAATGGCAGATGCAACTATACCAACATTCTTCTTACCAGATTGAAAGTCATACATAGACTCATACTTATTTACTACATTACCTGGAGTAAATTGTAGAGTTCTCTGACCTTCTGTTGACCCTTTAGCTATATCCTTTAGCAGAGCTACAGCATCATCAATAGACGATTGTGACTGCATTAAGTTAATAGGATTATCACTAATCTTAAACATACAAGAGGATATGAAATTCTTAATCATATCTTCGGGATTGCTAGAGTTCCTTACATATAAGTTATGTCGGTCAATCAGTTCCTTGATTTTATCAAATGGAAGATTAGAACCTTTAGGAATATATAGCTTACCACCATTCCTCTTAACCATTCTTAAGAAATTCGATAGAGATTGTACCGAACCTAAAGAATTGTCCAAGTCATATTCTGGTAGAAATACTACTTCTGAACCGTTAAAGTTAAACAATTTACCTGAACCTACAAAATCATGCGCCCAATTAGTTAATGATGTATCATCAGCTTCAACTAATTCTAGCTCTTTATTTGTAGGGAATGGAAGTTTCTCAGATTCGGCTAGAGCATTCTGAGAACTTAAATTAAAGTAAGGACTCCATCCAACATATTTACCTGTTCTGTCAAATGAATGACCTAATAAGGAAACCTTGTCAATATCCAAGTCAGAACCTTGTAACCAGAACTGGAAATAATTTACATAGGCGGAGTTTGTGTCTGTTTCATCAAATCCTACTACTCTCATTGGCATGAACGATTGCATAGACTGGGCAGGAATACGAGCAGCTAAGACATCCAAAGATTTAATAAAAGATGTATGCAATTCTGCAGCAGCATCTCTTATAGCATCAATGTTTGGGTCTTCAATTTTAGCTCTAGGATTAGTTCTCAATTTATCAATACTCTCAGAATATAGCCTGTTTACATAAGTTATAATGTCAGTAGGGTTACTCTTACCTATATATTTAGCAAATCTGCTAGCTACTTTGGATTTAGAGTTCAGTATAGGTTGAATAATCTTACTAACTTCTTCACTTGTGGCAGCACTATTAGATACTCTGATAGTATGATAGTTGAAAGAATCAATATAGAATTGAGTGTTATTGGTAACAATTATCTCATTGCCATTAGCATCTACATATACCCTATCAGATTCATCAGACAGTCTGTGTAGCTTCTCTCCAGAGCTATTAACTCTGTAAAGTTTAGCCCCATCCCATCTAGTCTCAATTTCTATAGGAGTTAGATGAGTGTTCTTATAAACTCTCTTATCAACTAAGTATACGTGTTTGCCGTTTAGCCTCTTCAATTCAATATCAAAATCGGCATCACTAACCTTACTTTCCCAGTTAGATAACATTCTCTTTAGGAAGAACGTATCATCATTCTTGATAGTAGATAGACTATCCCCCCTCTTCAATCCAAATCTACTTGCGTAGATTTTAGGCATTATTAACTCAAATGGTTGAGTTTGAAGAGAAGACTTGTCAACTTGTACTGTCACTCCGTTAATGACTACAGTATCTAGTTTACCGTTACTTACTGCTCCAAGGGCATTTTGGAGTTCTCTTCTTAGCAGTATCTTCTCTTGAGGGTCAACAGTAGCGTATAGTGATTTAACTACATCTAAATCCCACATATTATAAAGGTTGCCCTGAACATCTCTAAATGTGAAATTATATGAGGCTAAATCTCTACCAGCAGTAATGTTTTCAACTATACGGAAGTCTTTGTCAGCTAGCCTGCTTTCCAAATCCCAATATTGTTGAGGCGTTTCTATAAACTCAGTACTGGTAATCCCATCTACCGTAATTGTATAGTACCTACCAAGCTTCAGTTCAGATAAGTTAGTTATAGGTTTAGAATTGTATAATTCTTGTAACTTTTGAATTTCTTCATCATTATTAAAAGAGTCATACATTCTATCTCCATATAACTTCCAAATCTTATGAGAGGGATTTAACACTGCAAGGCTACCATTAAATTTAAGTCTAATAGCCGCCTTAGTAAGTGTGGCAGAAATAGAAGAGAAGATTCCATTAAAAACACTAGGATTACTATATGGAATTGTACCTTCTACATTCTTATAGGTTATTAACTTACCCGCCCTAGAATCTTCTATTAGAGTATCCATAACAGCTTGCATTAGATTGCCGTCCCTACTTGTACTATTCTGGATAGATTTAACTATAGTAGATATGATTGCATCCTTGAACTTGGATGCATCTTTAGTGTCTACATACTGTTCAAATCCTTCAACATAGTCATTGATTCCGGCTTCTGATAGTGCAAACATAGCCTCATAAACTTCTCCAGCTTGTTCTGTAGTATAACCCCTCGAAGCCAAAGCATTAATTACTTGAGTCATAATTGATAAAGTAGATTCATCAGCAGTGTGCTCTGCATCTAACTGAATACCAATGTCATCAGTTCTAAACTTCATTGTCAAGTATGGGTTATCATCAAAATAAGCATGTTTCAGGTTTACGTTAGCTGCCCCTTGCTTAATAGCACCAGCGGTTACTACATACTGAATAGAAGACCATTTTAGAGGTTGGTACACATCTGATTGAGAGACAACTGAGTCCTTCAGTTTAATCCCCACACCGTTAACAGCTTTGACTACATTTCTTACTGAAACCTCAGACGGAATTAACCCATCTTCAGATTGTGAATAAGACTTCCATCCTCCAAACATTTGGAATAAACCAAAGTTGTTTGTAACAGGATAGAGTGTAGTTCCACTGTTCGTAACCCTAGGAGCTTCCCCTGGTTTGGGGGTAATCTCAGCAGGGAGTTGTTTCACTATAGTACCATCAGGCTCTACTTCTGACTTAATTATCATATATGTACCATCCTCTGGCATATAGGTGATACTATTAATCATGTAGAATTTACCATCTGTTCCCTTATAGTAAACGTCTTCGTAAGATATAGGATTGCCTTGGAAATCTACAAGCACATTATCATTAAATAATACTCCTTCGAATTCCCAATTCTTACTCCACATCTTCTTAACCATCCTTTGTAGGAATTTGCTGTTACTCATGGTATAGTTAGTAAGGGCGAATGTGGCAGTTTTGATAATACCTCCAGTAGCACTTCCTTCTTTATAAAAATGCACAAAAGGTTTCTTATCAGCACCTACTTTAGCCCCACCAAGAGAGCTATTCTCCAAATACATTGTTTCAGGAGATGCAAATGTACTACCATCATATTGTTTAACCCCATGCTCATCATGGTCCCCCATAGGATTATAGGTAGGAGCAGTATCATCCTCGATAACGGCAATAGTATATTCAGGTAATATTCCATTTATTAAGCCTTGGCTCATAACCTGCTTAGCAGCTGTGTCTGATACATTTCTCTTATGCTGAGCAATGTACCTTGCAGCCTCCTCAACTAAATCATTAGGACTAGCTGTGGCTTTCTTCGCGGGATGATTAGCATGAGTACCTACAGTAGTTAGAACATACTCTTGACTAAGAAGATAATCTATTACATTAAATCTAGCTAAGTCAGGATGAAGTTGTAACTCACCACCTCTAAGTTCTAGGAACTTAGAGAAACTAAATCCGGGACTTCCCCAATTATAAGATATTCCATTCTCAGTGTAACCTCCAATAGAATATAGGTCAGACCATTTAGTAATATCAAAAGTTTTACCAAAGTTGGTATACTTAGCTAATATTACCCGCTTAGTAGAGAATTTTATCCAATCTTTATTCTTAGCTAGGTAGGCTACTTCGGGAGTGGTAAGTGCATTACCTCTCTCATCAGTAGTTTCAATTGTAAAATCATTATCAAGTAAGTCAGTTAATAGTTCTACCTCCTTAATTCTCCAGAAGTCGTCACTATTGGTTAACTTGCCAAATACCTCTTCCACATTAAGTCCAGCCCTGGTAAAATACTCAGGATTAAACCTATTAGTAAGGGATATTAGTGTTCTGTTAAATGAAAGAGTTTTACCTCCCTGGAATGATACCTCGTCTTTAATCTCCAATTCTGGACCTCTAACCACATTCTGATAAACCCTTAATACTTCTTCAAGTACCTTCCTAGAATCATTTCCATAAACGGTATTCACTTCTGCGAAATTAGTCATAGGATTAAATACAGGAATTATTCCCTTACTTGCTAATAAGGGATATTGAGTCGGGTTGTTGAACACTAAAGAACTGTCTATGCTCTTAAGGGCAGAGTTTAATCTCTCCCATTCAAAGGTTATGGAGTTTATTATCTTTGCATAACAATCCCCAAGCTCTTTATTAATAATAGCTATGGTCTCATCTTTAGTTAATTTATTGAAGGGTTTACCTAGAGGGCTGAGGGCGTTCAGATTTTCAACCATGTGGAACAAAGTAGACTTATCTGAGATAACAGAAGGTAAGAAGGCAGCATCTGTATTTCCAGCAATATTACATAAATAATTACTTACAAATGCAGTATAGAAGGATTCTGACATATTAAAATCAATATGCTTCTTACTATCAGTCCTACCTTTATACTCTCTCGATACCACCATTCCTCTATGCAAGAATGTATTATTCAGAAGGGATAATCCATTAGTAGCGGAATTCATATTCATACACTGATTTGTCCACTGACTTCTGTAGTTAGTACCAAGCATTGACATAGCAACTCCAGATAATGCACGACCTTCTCCGTCCCTGTTTATACCACTAACATAAGCATCTGTAGTCATAGCATAGGCAGCAGCTAAATCCTCCATTACTGGTACATAGCTAGGAAGTAGAACACCAATATCCTTAGCCCCTCTTTTTATAGAGGTTAGGTTCTCAGTTCCAAATACCTCCTCTTGCTTTCTTCTAAACTCCTGTGTACTTGTTTCTTTAGGAACCAAGTTATGAGAGAAGTAAGAGTTAAAGAATATACTAGTACTAAGTTGAAGTAGGTCACTAATTGCTGCATCATATTGAATGTTACCATTTTTCGTCTTTAATGCAAGATAGCTTTCAACTAATGGTCCATCAGAAACAAAGTCTAAATATAAGAATTCCTTGAAGAATTGAAGAGCCTTATTCCAATCTTCCTCACCGTTAAATGAAACTAATGCTTTACCGTCTCTTGATATAGAGAAGGCATTAGACCTCTTCGCTTTTGGATTGAATTGAATAGACACATTCAAGTCTGGTATATGGAATCTAAATACAGAAATAGTCTTCACACCTTCCTTGGGGTCTGTAACCTTATCTTCCTCATATCTAGGATTATACTTAGCAATCATTGATTCATACTTAGTAGGAGCTGTAACGCTCAACGCAGATGAAATACTTCTTTCAAGTTGATTCCTTAATTGCCTGTTAAGATTATCCCTCAAAGTTGCTCTAACTATATCCCCATCCTCATTAACTCTATATTGCACAAAATCAAGAGGACTAGCAGTTGCCACTAATTGGCAGATAAAGGAATAGTAGTTAGTATCAAGAACATTGTTCTTATAAATCCCAAATAAGGAGTGTGCATCACTACTAAAGATTCCTTGCCTCAATGAATAAACTAAGTTCTTCTCTATGCTTCTAAACCCTCTAAGTAACTCATAGTTGCTGTTAAAGAATGAATCATCACACAATAATTCAAATAGTACATGATAGTTCTCAAGCACGTTACCTGTGCTAGCTGAGGATAATAATGTATAGAAAGATTTACCTTCAATAGAAGAACGCAAATGTTCAAACTGAGGATATTTAAGGAAGAACATCCCATCAAATGTAAGAGAAGAATTGTGAATGTCAGGAGAGTTAGTTAAACTCTTGATTTTAGATATAATATAGTTAAATGCGTCTAGTTTAACCTTCTTATCTGCAATCGGAGTACTATTTCCCCAAGTGTATATAGGAGAAGTCTCAACTAATAGCTTAGTTATGTCCGACACATGGTCATTCATATTTACATCTTTCTCCTTATCTCCCCAATTCCTACTATTGTTGGCTCCTGTACTTATAAGAGAATATCTATCTTCTGCACTATACTTAGGATAGTTCTCATTAATCTTCAAGACTTTCCCTAGTTTAGAACTAAGTAAATCGTCAAAGTGATTTAAAATAACTAAACTATTATATGCCTTAATGAACTTCTTGTCAATAATTCTATTCCTAGAATATATCTTTCTAAGTTCATCAGCAGTAAAGTGTGAATGATGGAGGAATCTTTCTCCTACAGCATTTAACTCTCCTACAGCATTTAGATATACTCCATCCTTCCACATAGTAAGATTAGACAGCTTCTCTAGAGTGTCCTGAACATCTTCTGATGGAAGTTTAGAATATGCATCCTTTAGATAACCAACTACATCTTGCAATAGAGTTTCTTGATAATTCCTTAAGGCTTCATTAATTTCATGCTCAGTCTTAATCACCTTACCAGCTTCTCTATCTACAAGAAAACACTTAACTATATTATCAGTAACACTAGCTTCCATTGCTGAGGCAATTTCAGTTGCAGTACCATAATTGGTTACTATAAATCCCCTAATCCTTTGTTTTGCATCAGCGTTACCTTCAGGGTCATCCAGAGCATCCAACTTGGTAGGATTCTCTTCAGCAGTATCATCAATGTTACTACTTTGACCGGAAAGATAGGTAGTCATGTTGGTTGGAACTATATCATGCAATACTGGAGCAACCTCCATAACGAATGCATCAATAAAATCTGCAAGGTCGGAGAGGGACGTAATATCGTACCCCTCTCCTATCTCTTTCAGACTATTAATAAACATCGCCTTTCTACTAAATTCGTCTTTCTCCTCCCAGATTTCTTCCAGTGTGTCTTGTAATACATCCTGTAAGTCTAAGTTAGAGTCATTCTTGTTAAATTTACATTTACCCATGATTATAATTTAATTTTTATAGTTATTGGACATGAATTGTCAGTAGTGTTTAGACGAGCCTTTTCATCTTGCTTAGATTGTAAGAAATTTACCAAATTCTGAAGCATATCCTTCTGAGAACCTTCGAATTGGTCAATCTCCTCACTCATCCTTTTTATCATTTTAGAAGTTGCTCTCATAGCATTAACTTCCTTATTAAATGCCTCCACACCCTTCGCAGATTGCACCTTACCAAGTGTAGCAAAGTTAAATACACTAAGAATGTTCTTATATTCGGCTACTTCCTGTAATGAGCTTACCGAGAATACAGCAAGTTGAGTCCCAGTAGGAACACTTGTCTGTTTTATTAGAGTAATCTCATTGTTATTCAAATTTAGCTCTGCACTAAAGATTTCATTCCCCAAAGTTAAGGTAAATTTGTGAATATTTAAACTTAATTGGGAAATATCTGAAATGACAGAGTTAGACACATCAAGGTTAGATGGTTTAGTACTTATATAGACGTCAGAACCAATAGGTATTACTAGATGATTTGTCTTTCTATATGCATCTAAAACCTGCTCCTTAGACAGTGTTTGTAGAGTATCTACATCCATTTCTGACATAACTGAAGCAGATGCCTTGATGTTCATTGACCTAAAGATAGTATCAGCTGTAGGCTTAGGGGTTACTCCTATACGAGAGTTTCCAGCTAAATACCTGCTATTGTCTCTACTACCTTTAAAGTTACCATTGTTAGTCATCTTGTTGACTATTGTTTCTAGTAATGGGTTTACGTTACCATAGAACGAAGGGCTATCTATCTTACCATTAACCATAAATGGATTATTATCAATAGAGTAGTTACCTGTATCATAAACTGCATCTAGAGCAATAGTGTCTGTAGAAGACTTACTATATTGTATATTGTAGAATATTCCATCAATCTTATTTTGACCTAATATATGTTCTATAGAACGTAAATTAAGTTCCTTAAATATTCTACTAGTATTATCTGCGTTTGGAGGATATACAGAACCTAATAGATAGTTCTGAAGGGCTTGTCTAGCAGTAATGTTTCTATTTAGCCCTTTAATATCAACAGGACCATTAAGGATTTCCATTTGGGCTTTAACATCTCCCTCTGCGCTATCAAGTTTACCTACCAACTTCATTATACCATCGTATGCAGTAGTATTGTAGTTTAGGTCACTTGTCTCATAGCCAGGTTGAGCTGATAATATTTTTATAATCCTATAGGCCGTGAAGTCATTACCTATCCTCTTAATAGAGTTCTTATCTCCAGAAACAATGCTTAGTAGATTATCAAAATACTCCTTAACTGATGCTTTAGGAGGAACAACATAAACTAACTTCACCTTCTTCTCCAAAGAACTATCCTCTAATTGTCTATAGTAGTAATTCTCCAATTCTGCACCACTAAGCATTATATCATTACTAACAAGTACAAATGGGTGTCCAGGCTTGGCAAAGTTTACGGTTTTATTTCCAAATGAGTAAACTCCCTTAGGAGATAATTTTACCCTAGAAATAGAAGTGCCAGGAACCTTTGATAATTCATCAAGGGTTATCCATTTACCATCATATTTCAAATGGTCATTGTATTCATAATCAGAACCCTTAAGAGCATTAGTAATTGTCGGTCCTTGAGATTTAAGATTATTAGCCAATGTCCAATTTGCATCCTCCATGTAAAATACACCATTAGAGTTAAAGGTATATACCTTTAAGAAGTTAACTAAGGCATTTCCTCCTTCAATAGACGGATTAGCTTGAATAAATTTAATAAGTTCATTAAACTTATCAAACATAGGAGCACTAGGATTCCTTCTAGAAATCTCATTATATTCCTCTTTTATTGCCTTGAATTTGTCATTCTTAAATACAGTTAGAGGGTTAGGTAATATAGCTAAAGGTAGCTCTAACATATCATTAGTGCCTTCCCCTATAATGATAGATAGTGTCTTTAGCTTAATATTCTTACTTTCTTCATCCTCAGAGAATATGTAGCTTAAAGACTCTGAACCTGTATCCTTTCTAAATCTTCCCCATTCTGCGTTATTGAACGTACTTGCAGAACTCTTAAATGCAAATGTACAATACACATCATCTCCGAGACCTAGAATTGCCTTTATCTTCTTGGTAAGCTCTCCCTTATCTGCTGTATTGAATATAACACTCCTTAAGTTACCTATGGTCTTATCAAATGTTTCTTTGTTCTTTACTCCAGGTAACTTATTCAAACCGAAGTAGCTATCTAACCTTTTACTATTCTCTGGGGTTACTATTAGGTTTCCACCCTTATCAAATGAAGTTCCTGACTCAAATGTGGGGAATGTGTACATTAATAAGTCAAGAACAGATTCAGTTTTAGTGCTGGAAACGTGATTAGTTCCAGTTGTAGGTACTGGAGGTGGGGTTGTATCTTCGCTAGAAGCAAGGGTCTTATCCTTTATATCAGCCTCAGTGGGAAGTCCATTGTTAGTAATAATGACCTGCTCCTTAGTTCCATCATCCGTTACAGTCGTTACTACCTCAGAAGTCAGTCCAGCTTCAGGTACTACGGTTACAGAAGGAATAGTGGCATCCTTTTCCCTCTTAACCAATTTAGTAGGTTTATTATCTAAGGGAAGTTTATCTAACATATCCCTCCTTTCAGAAGAGAATGTCTTGATTCCATCTTTGGACAGTTCACTAACACTAGTAGAAGGGTCTTGGATAGAATTTAATAGATTCGAATTGTTAGTCTTATAGCTATCCTTAGTGTGAAGAACAATGCTACCCTGTATTGCTCTAGAGATTCCAGTATAAAGGTCGTCCCAATATTCCTCGTTCTCTAAACCAGCTGAATCGTCAATTATATAATACTTACCTTCAAGTCCTTGTGAAGAGTTACCTTGTTTAAAGTCTACTCTATCCTTATAAGTAGCACTAGAAAGTAATTTATATATCTCAGTATCAGTATCATAATAGATAAATCCAATCTTTTCATCTGGATTCATACTATTAATCATTAGGTCAATGTCTTTCTTTACCAGCTCTATACTATACGGTGCAGAATTTCTCAGGTCATTTATATTATAAACCTTAGTTCCAAACAACCCAGAATCATCCTGATAGTAATGCATTGACACATCTGAATCGTAGTTATTACTCCTTAGTTTTGGTAGGATACTCTTAAGGTTATTGATATTAATTGTTACTTGCTGGTTGTTAGACCTCATAGATACTCCCAGTTTAGGACACCTTATAAAGTTACGGCGAGCTAACTGTATTGTATTTCTAACATTCTTCCCTTTATAGTCGATAAGATGCCTTCCAATAGCTTTACTTTGGTCAAAGTCCCCAGCCACAATAACTGGAATTCCATACTTCTGTGCAAATCTATTAACTAAATCCATATCAACTACAGTGTATCTTGACACCTCATCAATAAGGATTAGAGATGGAGCTTCCGAGATTTCATTTATCTTGAAGTTTGACCTAGTAATAAAGTTATCGTCAAAATATATATCTCCATCATCAATTATAGACACTGGAATATCTTCCTCGGAAGATGGGTCTACTTCTTTAGATGATTTCTGAGGATAATCTTTGAAGTCTTTCCATTCCTGGGTTACCCTCTTCATAAGATGTTCTCTATCCAAAGTGGTAGCAGAATCAAGATTTAAATCGGCTTTTAAGCCCTTAGCACTATCTTCAGTGGCATGACCAATCCAAACACTCTTCAAAACCTCTGGATGGTATTTCTTTAGAAGTACTATAAGGTTATTAAATACGCCAGTAGTCTTACCACTTCCAGGAATACCCTCAATAAAAGTTACTCTAGAGAATCTTGGAGCAACTGAAGAGTCAAGTACCAATTCTCTAATGATGCCTGGGGCATATTTCCACTCAGAATCAGTCATAGATGCTGCATAGTTCTTTAGTGAGGTATTTACAGCATCACAGAACTTATCAATCATACCTCCGTTAAGAATTGAAGCATATCCCAAATAAGTAGCTAACTCTTGAGTAGGTATAGGAGCAATCTTATCACTAATAATAGACCTATATTCTCCATAGAAGTCAGATGCCTTAACAGCAGCTCTAGAGGCAATATACCAAACCACTGCATTATCGTCTATATTAGTTGACTTGGAACTTAATGATTCTACATCATCACTTATAGTAATTAAGCCAAAGTTGTCTACGCTAATAAGCTTAGACAGTGCTTCTGGGTCATTAACCTTATCACTATTAGCTTCAAAGAAGTTATATATAGCATCATCAAGTTTTACCATCTCTGATTCTACCTGAAACCTTTCCTCCCTATCAAGGCTTATCTTCTTGGCAGCTGATATTTCTTCGAGTTTACTTAGACTGCTTACTGTCCCCTCAAACTCAGCTTTACCTGCCCAATCATTAGGAATGTTAAGAATAAAGCTCTTTATTCTGTCATAGATAAGTATATTCTTATTATTTGCGGTTCTTGTTTGTTCTCCTAACTTCTGAGCATTATTTGCAGCTATTATCTTTTGGAAGGTTTTAAGACGTAACTCAATACCTTCTAGGTCCTGCATCATTGCATCAGCCACATTAGACTGTAATTCTGCTAGATTAGCCTCTGAATCTAATTCGTTTATAGTAGTATTCATACCATAAGGATTAGATAAATCAGCGTTGTCTACCCTAGCACTAAGTAATTGAGCCTTAAATATATTAATCACTGAAAGAGCTTCAGTAATCTGGTCAAGTCTCTCATTATTTAGGTTAAAGTTGGACAAATCATCCATATGCTCCCTTAACGAAGCATCAGTTTCTTTAAGAATATTAGATACCTTTACGTCAGAATCAGTAGTACTTAATGAGAATTGGTCTAAAAGTTCAATGATATTAGAATGCTGCAACTTATCAATTTGAGCTTTAGCATCTTCTATCTTGGTTGCCTCTATATAGCTTGCATCATCTCCATACGTTTCTGCTTGGTTAATAAAATACCAGTATGCAGAATCTAAAGTGCCGTTTAATACTCTTTTCAATTCTGGATTAATATAACCTTGGTTCACAATAGGCTTAACAATAGCATCTATATGTGATGTTAAGAATTTACTAACAAACTTGTTATATTGCTCAGATTGAACCTCCATCGTATAATCTTCAGTTATTGGAGTATTTATTATGTCAGTAAATGCTGCCTTCTCTGATTCAGAACCTAAAGTGGTTAGCAGAGGACCAATAATACCCATTGATGAGTGTATATTGAACTCAGCCATATCTTCTACAAAGGATTCAGAGTCCTTGTTCTCATTAAGATGCTTGACATGCCTATTTAGTCCGGTCTGTAAGATACTTAAAGTAGAGTGTAAGTTTTCATCAAGACTCTCGTAGTACTTTAGACTGTGGTTTTGGAATAAAGGTGCAACAACCTTAGCTATTGATTTATGAATTGAGGCAGCAGTACGTACTGCATCTTTGAATCCTGAATTCTTCCATCCATCATACTCTTTTGATATTTCCTCTAATTCATTCTTAGGAATGTCAGTTACCTTTTTACCAGTTTTGTTCTCAGCATACTGTATAAGAGTTGGGGCTAAGTAGGCACTACTAACAGCAGTTGACATCTCAAATAGAGCATCATAGATGAGCTGAGGGGCTAAATCTCCCTTCATATATGCCTCCTTTCTCTCTATTGCTGCCTTTAATTCACCTTCTATTCTACTTCTCTCAGTCTTAGTAGATTCATCTCCATTCTCCTTTACCTGAGCGTCGGTAGGTCCACCATTATCCATACGCTCTTGGGTTCCACCCAGTCCGTTAAGTTGATTAGTTAAAGTTACAATCTTCTCACAAACACTGTTATAGTCCTGTAAGTAGCTTGCAGCTACACTACTGTTCTTAAGGGTTGAGAATCTTAAATCATTGAGAGTTTGTGTGTCTAGGAATGCATCATCACTAATGGTTGCGCCTTGTGCAGATAAAGTATTAGTAATAAACTTGGCTATTCTCCTGACCTCGGATTTAGCAGCTAGGTCTTGGTTATCAGTATCAGTACCTTGTGCCCATACCTTTCTTCCGCCTACTCCGTCTACAAGTTTAGTGGCAGATAAGTACTTATTACCTAATTCCATCTTGTCTACCATCTTTAGGAAATCACCCATCTTGCCATTTCTAGCCATATATACTAGTTGTTGCATAGCTTGCTCATTATTCATCTGACCAAGCTGCCTAGCTTCTCTAAGGTTAGGTAAAGCATCAAACATAGCACCACCTAGCATACCTCCTACAAATGACATACCATATCTGTCGAACATATTGTCCCATGCTTGTAGTGGCTGTGTATCACTACCAGCTAACCACATTCCTAGATTAGTAACTGATTTAGCGAAGTCATACATAACCTCTTCAGATACTTCCTCTATACCTTCCCCAAGAGCATTGGCGGCAGTAGCTTTAAGTCCACTTTTACCCACAGAGTAGTTAGCTTGAGCAACATCCTTGCCGAGCTTGAATATCTTTTTCATCCACTCAACTTTTTGGACTTTAGAGCCGTTATCAATAGTCTTTCTTGAACCTTCTGTCAAAGTTTTGACTACCTGCTTCATCTGCTCCTTATCCATCCTAAGTTCAGGAAGTATCCATTCTCCTAACCTACTATTAATAATAGCATATTCTCCTGCAGCATATCCTAATGTAAGTAATGCAGCTTCTAGGTCGTTAGCACCCTGTTCCTTAGCTTCACCATAAGCATCTTGAACTGTAATACTAGTCATGTAAGCCTTAGATAGAAGTTCTCCTATCTTGTTGTAGCCCTTCATGTAGTTCTCTAGGTCATTCTGAGCTTTAAATGTATTGACTGCTTTTAATTCTTCAAAGTATCTTAAATCTCCAGCCTTTGGAGTTGCTACTTTAGCTTTTAGATAGCTATCAAGGTTTACATATTTAGCTTGAAACTCTTCTAGCTTTTTCATTTGGGCAGCCTCGGTAGCCATATTCTCCCCCTTAAATAGGGCAGGTGCGTATTTAAATATCCACCTCTGCTCATACATTTGCTTGAATACATCACCAGCCAGATTAATGAAGTTCTCCATAGACCATGCGTTATTCTGACCATACTCAGAAGTTGTAGGTTCTAAGGACTTAGTAAATCCTTCTACAGCCGATAGAAACTTATTATCACTGCCAGAGAATACTTTATCCAGAGTAGCTAAAATCTTAGTGGTTTCTAAGGCAATACCAGCACCTATATACCAAGGACTTATCCCAGGAATGAACATAGGAAGGATTGAGACAGCGTTACGGGCTAAGGAGCCAACAACACTTTTATCGAGTCCGTCTGAGTCAAAGAAGTCATATTTATTGATTGCAGAACCATCTGTGGTTAGAGTATTTAACTTTGAAAGAACTCGTCTTCCATACACATCTCTACCGTCTAGGTTCTCATAATAATATGTACCATTCTCGTTTAGTTTCAATTCCCCCTTCTTATGTTGAACCCTCTCTTTGGTTACTGGGTCAATATGCTCCCCATCTTCATCCCATTGAGCCATAACTCTAGTATCCCAGAAGTCAGTCCAGAATGAATCATTAGGGGAATCATGCCATACTGGATTAGCTCCATTAGCTACACTCATAGGGTTAGCTAATACTTTCTGAGTTTGGGCAGCCTCATCAGCTGACATAGTAGGAGCGTCTAATAGATTTAATCTTCTAATACCCCTTGTCTGCCTTAATGGGTTAACTTCTCTGGACAGATAAATATCTGGACCCTTCCTTCTTTGCTCAGGTTCAGCGAATATATTATCTCTATGGAATGTAGCCTGACTTAAAATATCTTCTTGGTAGGATTCATCAGCCAATTGATTATAAGTCTCAGCCATGTATTTATATACATTATCAAACTTAGCTTCATCAAATTTACCATCAGTTTGAAATGCAGGATTATCTTGAATTTGGGGAATGTTCTTATAAACACTTGCATCTGCTAATGAAGTGTTAGTGGCATCTAATCCTATTGCCTTAAAATCAGAGATAGAAAAGGTAGGATTAGACACTCTATTTAACAGCCAATCATTTTCCTTTGTATTTGTCATATTACTAGATTTTATAGTGTAGATAGTGAGGGACTTGGCACGTAAGTTTGCAATCGTTGCTTCTGTTGTTCTTTAGCTTCTATATCCATAGCATCATTACCTTGTATCGTAGGATAGTGCCCAGAGCCAAGTGAAGCATTAATAAGATTCTGTCTTACTGGTATATACACAGAACCAGAGTATACATTATTACCACTGGAGAATATGCCAGGCTGACTCATCTTAAATGATGCATCAGCAGCCTTTAATATTCTCTCTATACTTTCCCTTTCATTAATGTCAGTTACTTCACTAAGAGTATCATCCATTGTTGGGTCTTCTACGAATGCAGACTCATCTGCTGAGGCATCTAATACGGCGAATCTTCCATAGGCATTGGTATTTATTTGTCCATTAATGTACTTATATGGCAATTTATACTTAGCATAGATTTCATTTTTCTGAGCTTCATCCTTTATATCTCCTTCTCTAATCTCATTCTCAGCCAACTCTAATCTCTTTAATGAATCAATATCGGGCTTAAGCACCCCAGATTGTAATGCTTGTGTGTCAACAGGAAGGTCAACTGCAACTACATTAGAGCCATCTATAGCAACTCTACTTCTCTGAGATGAGTTTAATAACTGACCCCCCATCGTAGCATTCTTAAAGTCTAGAACTCCAGAGAATGTACTCCTTGCAGCATCCTCTAATGTAGCACTTCCTATAGTTTTACCAGAAGTATCAACTAATGGTGCACTATTGCCTGGTAGATTTAAACTATACGAATTTCCATTATTAATTTTATGGTTTTTAACCTCTCCTAGCCCAAGTAGGAATGCTTTGGCAGGGTCTGTAATGTTATTATCCCTACCACTACCTGATGTTTTAGCCTTCCCGCTAGCATCCATCTTCTCTTGTAAATCAAGTTTTAAGGTATGTTCTCCACTTAATGCTGATTGGGTTAGAGACATTAATAATTTTTTAACACCTTCCGCAGAGTTATCTCCTAAATACATAGCTGCCTTAGCTTGAAGAACAGTTCTCATATTCTTAGGTAGAGAGGTTAATAGATAGCCTAATGCCTGATTAGCCTGAGCTTGCTGGGATTTATCCATGCTGGACATTTTATAAAGTCCATCTACAGACATTCCAGATAGGTCTTCTCTACTAGGCTGTAAGGCAGCTAAATACTCCATTCCTTTTAATATTTTGCCAGATTGCTGACCTACATATCCCTCCCTTGACATTGAAGTAGTTCCTAACTTATTAACTACAGATTGTATATATTCGGTTATCTTAGGGATACCTACTGCATTACCTATAATGCTCGTAAGGTCAGTATTAAAAGCGGCATTTATACTATTAGCACGATAATTAGCCAGCTCTGAATTAGTCAAAATCTGTTCTGAGTTAAGGTCAACATCATTTAGTGATTTCTTCTGTAGTTTACCCTCAGCATCAACTGTAATTACATGACCTCCGTCAGTTACAGCAATCTCGCCAAGCCCTCCATTTTTGTCAGCCTGGGTCATAGCATTCTTAAATCTTTCATTCTCCGCCTTTATTCTTGGGAGCATCTTTAATATAGTCTTATATTGTACAGTAGCATTATTACTAAACGGATTCTTGTATATACTATCTGAGAATATACCAGAAGTTTCTACGAATGCTTCCACATCACTCGGTATGCCATTCTCATACAAAAACTTTACCATATTCTTATCCAATAATCCAACAGAACCGTCTGGCTCACCTTGGCTGGAGGATGTGGATGAATAAGGAGCAGCTACTTGTGGTTGAGGTACATTGGTGTAGCTAACGAAGGCGGGCATTCCCCCGCCTTGTTGTAGCTTATAGGTTAATTTCATAGTTGCATTCCTTTCTTTATAAGTGCAGCAGTGAGGGCTGACATATTTGTTATCATCTTATTATGTTCCCTCTTAGATTCCATTACATCTTTGTGAAACTGTTTATTATCATCAGATAATCTTTTATTAAAGTCCTTAGCTCTTTGAAGCATAGCCCTCTCAGCATAGGATAATTTAGAACCTTTTCCACTAAACTGAACTAACCAAGGGGTACTTATTAGTGAACTTCTCTTCTTTAACATATCAGACTGTAATCCTTTCTGTAGCTTAGATAGTTCTCTCTGAGCACCTATTGGGTCGTCTTTATAGTCTTCCATAATCTTAGCGGCACTAGTATTATAATTTGAATTAGCTTCATTCAAATAAGATTCTAATGCTAGTTGGTCTCTCATAGCTTTAGTTTGTCTAAATCTATTCTCTACGCCAGCTAGGTAAGGAGCAATAACCTGCTGATAGTTTGCAGTTACTCTTCCAGCATCAATTTGCTTTTTAGCTGCATCTATAGCATTCATTGAAGCCCTATTTCTATTGGCAACTTCTACCCTTCTTGCTTTAGCTGCATCGGATTCTTGCTGCCCTAACATCCTAGTCTTATAGAACATTTCTGCATCTTGTAGACCACCTTGGAATCTAGCCTGACCTGCTCTACCACTAGCCTCTAATTCTCCAGCTAATTGCAATGAAGCATCAGAAGTTCTAGGTCTTGCAGCTACAGATTCTAAATTACTTGCTTGTTGTTCAGCATTAGTCACTGCTTGGAAATTACCTTGCAGTGGAACAGTATTCTCAAATGTGTCTAATAGAGTAGGCTTTAACCCTTCTTTATAGATTCTAGCAGCTCTATTATTCGCGGCTAAACCTCCTACCATTCTACCTAAAGCTAATACTTCCTCCGGTGCTACATTAAGTTTTAGACCCTTTTTGGTATTACCTGGTGTACGTTTAATGTTAGATGGGTTAGATGTATTTGAAACTCTAGGAGCTGTAACTACAACTTCCCCAAGCTCATTAGTAGGGTCTTGAAGTAACCTTAGTCTGTATCCACCATCACCTTTGTCATAAAGCTCTAAACCTCTTGTCCTTAACTGTTCATTAAAGCGGGAAACATCCTCAGCTGACATACCCCTTCCAAGAGTTCTATTGCCAGTTCTATCTCCAGCATACACATCAAACCCAGAATTACCTTCTGTAGTACCATAACCTACGATACCCTTTCTGATTAAATCATCAAAACCTTGATTAGTACCCCTAAAAGTAACCTGTCTGTGTTTAGCTAATGGGTCTTGCACTGAGTAATTATAGTTGCCTCCGAAATAATTACCAGTCATAGATGTTAGTTGGTCATAAATATCTTCGCCACCATTAAATGCTGCTGCATAAGCTTGCCTCCAATCGTCTGAGCCTGTGTACTGAGATTTCCATCTATCAGCATCTGCCCCAAAGTCATACCCAGATAGAGCTTTAGACCTATTCCAACTAGACATATCTTTAGCTTTAATTCTACCTACAGTGTTACCACCTTGTAAGAATTGTATTAATCCTCCTTCAGCCTTCTTAGTAACCCTATCATCCTTTGAAGTTTTCTTCTTTTTTGATTTGCCTTTGTGGGGTAGGTTATCTCTCTTAATATGTGAAGTACTAGACTTCCTATTGATAAGTTCCCATAGATACCTTGCATTAGGGTCTTTTATAGCTCCTTTAGGTTCTACATATACTTCAGTAGGGGTTGGTGGGGTATATGGACTTCTCTTAGGAGATACTTCTTCATACCCAAAGTCCTTTCTGTTTTTAATAGCCTCATCCCAAACTTGATTATACTCTCGTTCAGCTGCAGGATGGAATACATCTCTATATTCCCCCTCAGTCTTAGCTCTCTGTCTACCAAATTGCCTTCCACCTGGGATTTGACCTTCAATGAATTGGTCTAATCTTTGAGTAGGTTGTATAGTTTGAGAAGCAACTACCTTTTTAGCATTTCTTGATGCAGGAATAACAGCAGGCAAGTTTCTTGACTGAGAAACAAATGGCTCTAATATAGAGTTGATAGTCCTAACTGTTCTGACTGCATTAGCATTTGGAGATTCTACTGGAGTACCTCCCACTGGAACAGCCCTGTCAGTATAGCTTCCTGGCTTCTTAAGATTAGATGGATTAGTTACATCTTTGGGAGCCTTAGGTTTACCTGAACCCATATAGAATACTCTATTAGATGGAGTTACTTGTCCAGGAGCTGGTAGAGCTAATGGGGCTTGCCTAAATTTTGATGCTGTATGAAGTGCTCCTATCATAGAAGATACTGCATCGGCAGTTTCATTTATTGATTTAGACTGAACCACAGACTTTGGCTTAGTTGAACCCTTCTTTAGGAACCAGGCATCAGAGAATGGAATATTCTCACTACCCCTTACTACAGACGGGTCTCTATAACCAGCTATGTGCTTACCAATTAAGCTGTTAGAGAACCAATTACCATCAGTCTTAGTCCCTTCTACCTCTTCAGATTGGGGTCTTCTACCAAAGTATTTAGTGTCTACGGACACACTTTCGGGCTTTATAGCCTTATCTCCCTCAAGTTTATTAGCTTTGTTATATTGTTCAGCAAACTTAGTCTTAAGTTCTGCTACCTGATTCTTACCTTTAGTATTCTGGAAGAACGCATCGTCTACCTCTAGTGTTTGTTGCTTACCATCAATCATAGCTGTAACCCGTCTTTTACCCGAAGGAGTAGTTGAAGAGTTCCACCAACCTCTGTGAGATTGGGCTAAATTCTTACCCATTAATACAGTACTAGCAATAGCAGAGAGGTTCTTAAAGTCTCCAGTATTCAGGCTCTTTATATCGCCTTTAGTAAGCTTTGATAGTGTCTTACTATACTCTGACCTTATTGCTGGGTCAAGATAAGGAGTAGTATTAATAAGAGTCATAAGTACTGGAATTGACTTCTTTATTTTACCTAGAGCTTTAGTAGCCTTTAATGTCTTCCCAACAGGAATCAAGGATAGGGCATCCATTCCTAAATTCACTCCAAGTCTACCAAGGTCACCCCATTGAGGTCCATCACTAGCTAAATCAGCCCCAAACTCGGCGAGAGAAGCACCAACTCCCACTCCTGCAGAGGCTAAATTAGCTCCAGGAACGAATCCTAAACCAATACTAGCTAGGTCTGCCATAGCCGCACCAAGCCTAACTTTATCGGATGTTTTTATAACACCACCTGCATCAGTTATATCCATATTGTTACCTAGTGATACATTGGACCTACCAGTAAATGATTGTCTAGCTTTAGTATTCCTTTCAATCTGTTCAGCATCAGGTTGTACTGCACTTACTTTTAGTGGGGTAGTGTCTTCTATAAACTTAGTACCTAGTTGGGCACTTATTACACCACCTTTTTTGTATCCTTGTAACTTTAATATTCTGTCATTTACTTCTCTACTTCTCTCAGCGGTTGGGATACTTAACAGCCTCCGTAGCTCATTGCTAGATTCATCCTCACTTTCAACTTTATTATTGAAATACCATGATAGTGTACCATCGTTGTTTCTTGCAACATTCATGTCATTGTCCCCAACAGCCCATTTATAATCCTTACCATATTTTACAAATGGGGATTGTTTTGAGTCAATCCACTTACTCAAAGTGTTTTGCACCATTCGGTATGCCTCACTAGCTGGATTCGACAAGTCTGGGTCCTGCATCCATGTATTGAATAGATTCTCCCAATTAGCCTTAGAAGTATCAGTATAGTCTACGAACTTAACTCCCTGTCTTTCTCTTGCTCCGTTAGGGTTATATGCTCCTAGATTTATAACATTACCATCCTCTCCGATAAATTGGTATTCACCTAGTGATTTGTTAAGTTCCACTGAACCTCTAGTTGTCTTACCAGTAGTAGGATTCTTTAGGTAGAAACCCATCTTACCATTCACGTCAGAAGGATTGGAATATGCTCCGTATAAGACATTATTACCTACACCAGACGCAAACTGAGATAAATTAGTGATATAATTATAACCCTGACCCTTTAGCATCTTAGTAAAGGGATTATTATCTGTAAGACTTGTATATTCACCGAGTTGGGCTTGTCTTGCTCTAGTAATATCCTGTCTATATTGCTCTGGTAGGTTGGAATCGTCGTAGATATTACCATCAAAAGCATATCTATTTCCAACACCTTTGAATACATTACCAGGAAGTATTCCACTTACCTCTTCATTGGTTCCTTTCTTGTATATGTGATATTTACCTTTATCATCAACTGTCCTATCATATTCTGAGTTAGTCCAGCTTGTATCAACTTTACCTTGCTGTCCTTCAACTGTAGATGATTGTGGGGTAGTTGCTTGTTGAGTAGGTCTTATGAATTTGTCTAAACCAGTACCGCCTAACGCAGCAAAGGTATTATAATCGTCATTGTCTAGTTTGTTATTAGTAATAGCCGCACCATATGCTCTACCAAGAGCAGCTAAATCTTCTGCACTCCTTATATTAGTTCCAGACCAGTCATGGGATTGAAATATTTGGTTATAATCAGCACTATCCCAAATTCTACCCATTAGAGCGTTGCGGTCTTGTTCTGTTCTATTACGGAACCAATTATTATAATCTATGGCGTTACCTCCATACCATTCTCTTGAAATGGCATCTTCCATGAGTTTATTAGCGTTAAATCTTTCCTTCTTTACTTCTGGTTGTTTATACTGAGGGGAACCTTTAATGATGTTATATAGGTAATCAGCAGCTAGACCGTAAGCATTGTTCTCAGTATTCTTAACCCCTGTCTTTATTCCTAGAAACTTCTTTCTATCTAGCTCACCTGTACTTGACTTTTGACCCGTTGCATCTTGAAAGTTACCCATAGCATCCATAGTCATAGTGCCATTACTAATCCCCTCAAGCATATATTGTACAGCGTTTCTAAAATCAGCTGCGGCAGTATTTCCCAACCCTTTAGATGAAGCATATTCATCTACATCTCTGTATCCTCTTTTTATTAAATCATCCTGATTGAAATCCCCCAAGCCCTTCACACTTAGAAGCTTAGGCTTATCAGTTTGACCTCCAGAGTTATATTTCCTTATTACTTGTGACATATACTATGTATAATAAAAAAGGAGCATATAATTAATATACGCCCCTTCTTACCTTGTTGACTAATTATCTTACTCTTACTAGTCTAGCACCTTTCCTTGCAAAAGTTGGTTCCTCTTGAGGAGCTTGTTCCTGAGCAGCACCACCTTGAGCGATTTGCATTAGGGCTTGACACACAGCCATCGCAGCTTCACAATTCTGTGTCTGAACTGCCTGAGCAGCTACTTGTAAAATCTGTGCCATTGGGTCTTGTCCACCCTCAGCAGGTGCACCACCTTCTGCCGGTGCTCCCTCAGCGGGTGCTCCTCCTGCTTGTTCAGCTCCTGGCTGAGGTGCAGCACCACCTTGTTGGAATTTTCTAAATTTCTCTTCGATTTTCATAAATTAATACGTTTAAACAGTTTAACCACTTAATTTCTACAAATATAAGCATTATAAGCAGTATTACCAAATTAAACCAAGTATTTTATGAAATTCAAGTAGAGTAAGACATATTAGTTAATTATCACACAGTACAATTACTTCAACTTAGACTTATCAATTGTAATCAAAGTTTCATTCTCCATAGCCTTTCTTATATACCTCATCAATGTAATAGGCTTATAAGAAGCTACAAATGTAGTTGTACCTACATCATCCTTATCATTCATGTCAATAGGAAACTCTACTACTATATTATCAGTTGTGATTCTATAATAGAGAGTTCCAGCTATTGCATGAGTAAACTTTGCTTCAGCAGGAAGAGTTACTATTTCTTTTAGTGTCATACGAGATAGGTTTTAACTGTGTCAGCTAACAATTTACCATCTACATTAGTAAGCTTTGCCTTGACCAGCTTAATAGCCTCTCCCATGCACTTCTTCGGGATTTGGGGACCTGTCTCTCCGTCACCCCAACCCTTCTCTGAGATAACCTCATAGATTGCTTTAGTAATTTCCTCAGGTGAGGCTTCACTCGGAAGGAAAGACTCAAGCACAAGAATCTCTTTGGATTCATTATCGGCTAAGTCTTTCCTTCCAGCTGCAATGTATTGGTCTCTACTATCCAATCTCTGTTTTACCATCTTACGAAGAATAGTAAACTCGGCTGCATCATCTAAAGGCTTAGCACCTTTAGCAGTTTGATACACTAAGAACTCATTCTTAATAGCTCTTAGTACCTCTGTCCTCTTTACATTCTTATCAAGCATAGACTGCTTAATAAGTGCATCCATTTGCTCTCTGAGCATTCTCGTTCTCCTTTCTTATTAAATGTCTTAAATACTCATATTCTTCAATACTAATCATACTCTTTAGTCTAAGAGATGCTAGCTTCCTCAATAGAAGTTCTCTATCTAACGAAGGGTCATTATAGATGTGCCTTAGTGGCTGTATTGGCATCATTTAGAATATGTATTGCTTGTTCAACATCCTCATCACTCAAACCCCATGTTAAGTCCCTATGCCCACTTATAAAGTATGTCATACTGGGTCTAAGTCAATATCCTCCATATCCAAATCTCCGTCCTCTAAGTGCATCCACTCAGCAAACTCTCTGATAATTTTATCATGGTCAAACGCCCATTGATACTTATCAATAGAATCCAATGGAATCCACCCGATAGCTTCTACTTCATCCTCTTCTCCGCCCCTATCATTGCCAGTACCAACACTGATACTACCTGGCTGTGCATCAATTAGAGCATAGTATCTAAAGGATACATTCTGCCTATTTTGGGTAGGAGAGTCATTGAATTTCCAGAAGTGTAGGAAGTTAGGATTCAGTCTAACTCCAGTCTCTTCATAAACTTCTCTGATTACAGCTTCTGCTGTAGTTTCATTAAAGTCTAAGTAACCACATGGCATATTCCACATTCCTTGAAAGTCTGGAGTTCCCTCACCTCTTTTATTAGCAAGTACGCACCACTTACCATTTAGGAATGTAAATACACATCCTGTTACAGCAATAGAACGGCTAATCCACCATTCCTTACCATTTTCGTCTAATAATGGAAAATTCTTCATATTAATAAAAGTAACTCTTTGGTTGTTCAACATTAAGGAAGTCTAGTGGGTCACCTAATAACTCACCCTTTAGATATACACCTTCATCTTGTATTGTGTAACCACCGTCATTGTTTACCTTAAGTACACCAGTAAAGGGATTTGAAGCCACAATAGTTCCAAACTGCCCATTTACAATTTGATAGAAGTTATCAGCTGTTCCAGCAATTCCTTTAAAGTTTAAATTCTCATCTATCTCTGTACTATATATGCCTAACCCGTTAGCTGATTTGTAAGCTAAGAACATTGGAACTCTGTGATTAACACACCACATAAGTTCTGAAAGCATTCCCTTAGAAATACTTTCCAATTTCTGTTGCCATGCAAATCCATCTAATACAAATACGACATAGTCTGATTGTTCCAGCTTAGAAAACTGATACTCAGTTCCCTTCTCACTGTAAACCACCTTATCTGCTTTACTTTTAACCTTTATACTTTTGACTACTTGTAATACACCAGAAGCAAAAGACCAAGGACCTGAAACATAGATTTGGCTCATTTATATAGTCCAAGTTTTCTGATTATTGAATTTACCTCATCTGTTACAAATGGTAATATAATCTTTCCATCATCAACCCACTTTCTAATAGCTGTAGAGCATATTGTAATGTCAGGAGCATAGATAACCTTTACCTCGTCATGCGGAATATCCTCACTGTTAAAGTGTGCTACATCGACCACTAAGAACTTATTATCCTTTAATATGTCTTCACCATACTGCCATCTTGGAATCTCCTTATAAGTCTCGGCAGATGTTACAATGATAAACTCACCATAAATCTCTTTTAATGCCTCAATAGTCTTATAAGTAGGTAATGGTTCTCCATTAGCGATACGATATTCAATACCATCCACAACTACTCCAGGAATATTGTCAAAGGTTTCCTTAGCCATAGTAAGTCTATACTCCCATTTAGTTTCTGTGTTCTTCCAAACACTCTTATACGCTGGAACTACTATAACCTTGTCAACAATACTAGAATTAAGTGCAGCTGTGACAATGTTAACATGACCAATATGGGGTGGGTCAAAAGACCCAAAGAATACTCCTACCATTGTGAATGTTCCTCCTTAACTATTTTACGGATGGTGCTTTCCAACTCCTTCTTGCACTTCTTACAAGTACCAGAGTGTGTAAAGCCATTACCCATTTTTATATACTCATGCTCATCAATGGTGTATCTATACACATCTCCATACATCTTAGATGCCCCTATAACATCTGGACCACTAATGTTAGATGAATTGGTACAACCCATTAGAAGGAACATTACTAACAAAAATAAATAATATAATTTCATACAAGAAACAAATAATAGATAATGGCTAGTACTCCGCCTATAACAAGCAGAGCTACTAGCTCATTACGTGATTTAACATTTACTAATTCTAGAATTAGCTCTAAGAAGTCAATCATACATTTCCCTTGGCACTATGATAGGACTAACTAATCTCTTGAACCTAGATTTGAAGCGCCGTTCAGTAATCTTACCTACAACATCTGGACCAAGTTCAGCGGTTAATTCGTCTTGTAGTTTATCATTCTCTGGAGAAGCCTTACAAGTAAGAGTCTGTAATACTCTATCAACGTCATAATAACTCTTAGCTCCTATTTGGTCTAAGTCACTATTACTAATACCAAGACCATCAGTAGGAGTAAGAGACATTGACTTTTTAATAGCCTCACACATATCACAAATCTTCCTAGCACCATCTGCATCCACTTCTTTCTTTATCCCACACTCATAGTAATACCCTATTAGCCACTTAGCTAATTCATACACTTCAGTCTTCCATAGACCTTGAATTGGGTCAAAGTCACCTACATCACCATGAATAGTCCAGAATCCGAGATTATGTTCAGTAAGGTTATCAGTATCCATTACTAAGCCTCTATTGATTCCTGCTAGATTGTAGAGATAAATCATTCTAAGTCTAGCCTGAATATTGCCCTTAGAGATAGGAGTACCAAGAGTACCTTCACCATCATAAATAGCCTGGATTATATGCTGGCACATATAACTAAGATTTACTACCTTAAAATCATCACAGAAGGCATTTCCTACTAACTTCGATACACTAAACTCGTCATTCTTGTTCTTAATAGGTAGACTTCTACCTATTAGAGGAATGCCAGTTTGTTTACTCACTTCATGGCAGATAGCTGCCACTACAGTTGAATCAATACCACCACTAATCCCAAGAACCATAGCATTAAGACGATTCCTAGTAATATAATTCGATGTCTCTTTGACGAGAATATTGAATACTCTTTCATAATTTAACTCTTTCATAATCCTAGTTCATTCATACAATGTTCCACTTCTTGTTCCAGACCAGTGTGCTTACCCAAATCATCAGACAGTTTCACACAGTTAAATACAGGTTGATTTTTATTCATTTGGCAAGAGGTCAATTTCATAACAATATTGGAGGGTTTATGCCCAGTATCATTAGTAAGATTAGTTCCAATACCAAATGCACAACGGATACGTCCTCTACAATATTCTCGGATTTCAAGAGCCTTCTCAAATGTAAGGGCATTACTAAAGATAATTGTCTTAGTAGTAGGGTCAATTCCAAGTTCTTTATAACGTGCAATAGCACTTGTTACAAACTTAAATTCATCTCCACTATCTTGACGTACACCATCAAACAGCTTTGCTTGCTTACGAGACAGATTCTTAAAGAATACAGCAGAAGTATAAGTATCACTTAATGCAATACCCAAATCACCATCATATACACTTACCCAGTCTTCCAATGCCATATAATTGGCTTGTTTATAGCCATACATAGCACCGTGGAACATAAACCACTCATGAGGGTGTGTTCCCATCATAGGCATATCATATTTCATAGCTAGATAGCAGTTAGAAGTACCAGTACAATATGTTGCACTATCTTTCAAGCTCTTTACTATAGCTTCTTGAACATTGTATGAATAGCGTCTACGAGTACCAAACTCAGAGAAGAACATTTGATTCTGATTAGAGAGAACTATCTTAGGTTCTAGTCTAATAAGAACATCTGTCATATTGATAGTATGATTAAGCATTCTATTACGAAGCTCAGATACTATTGCTAAGATTGGTACTTCATACAGAGTAACTCTGTAAAGGTAATCAGTAGCTTTAATATGGAGATGCTTATCTTCATCCAACCATATCTGCACCTTACCAGCACTGAGTCTAATTCCACTTAACCATTCCCAATACATGGGAGGAATGAAACGACAATGTGTCGTCATATAGTCTTGTTCATCGTGAGTTAATTTTAGAGAACAGAAGTTAGATATTTCTATCCATAATTGTTGAACAAACTCTTCTGTGTACTCTGTGTTGTCCCTATCAAAGAACTCAAACGTCCCTATTGCATGAGGGAATAGTTTCATGTAAGCATACGAAGTTGTAAACTTATACAAGTCCGTATCAAGGATTGATTTTACAATCATAGTTCAAATAATCTTGTGTTATTACTTTCGATATAATCAGTTAATTTTATGCCACCATCCAGAGATGCTATACCATCAAGATATACCATAGGTTTGATTGGTTCCAGGTTCTTTAAGGTTTCAAGAACGCAATAATCACCTGCTAATCCACATACCACTACCTGCTCGTCTGGGTTAATATCAATACCCATAGAATGGCTATAGATAGTATGATAGTTAACCCTTATAGTAGCAGGAGCTACCTTAACCCCGTATTCTTCAGAACTGGGTAAAGCTCCTTTAGTGAGTACTTCATAAGGTATACCAGCACCTATACAACCATACAATAACAAATCATGTATAGCTGCGCCTTTAGAGAACTGCACACAATGGTCATTCCATTCACCGCCATTCCTTTTGAATGAACAGTGATTAGCTGGATGCCAATCAGCAGTGAATATTACTCTATCAACTTTCTTGTTCTCAATTAAATGAGAAATGTTCCACAGAGCCTTATCAGACCCAGGAACGTAGAGTGGTGCTCCCAGTAGACAGAAGTCATACTGGAAGTCCACAACTACTAAAGTAGTTTTCTTTTCCATGCTACAAGTATTGCAATTAGAATTGATACAATAAAGAATCCTGCTATTAATGCAAGCGGAATCCATAATGGAGCAAATACCCAGAACCATGTTATGTTAGCACCAAATAGTTTACAAACTAACAGTACTATAAACAACAATCCAGGGAATCCAACCCCTCCTTGTACTACAACTTTATTATTTGACATCGAGATATAAAGGTTTAAAAGTTTCAGTGTAAGTTTCATCTACTAAAGATACATTAGCCATCTTCATATCGTCAAGGGTTTGCAGTTCATGTTCACCACTATGAATATGTCCACAGAATGTATATCTAGGATGTTTACGGAGCATTTCATCAGCTAACCAAGGATTACCAGCATCTTCCCTGTCAAATCTCTGGTGAATAACACCAAGACCACATAGTTTAGGTGCATCATGAGATATAACAATATCACAATGTTCAGGCATAGACTCATATGCTTTAATCAATATCTCTGGGTCATACATGTATGCCCAGTTGCCAAAGATTTTACAATATGGTGTTCCCCATACATCATATACCTTACCATCCTTACTAACAACAGATGTTTCTTCATTATCTAATAACTCAAGTTTACCATTAGTAGGATTACTCAATATTGAGCTAATCTTTAGAGGTTGCCTATACATATTAGCTAAGGCGAAGTCATGATTACCTCCTACCATGATAACTGATTCACAAGGGAGATTATTAACCCACTCAGCAAATGTAGTCTTTAACCACTTTTCACTCTGAGGGATGTTCCTCTGCATACGCAGTGGCATAATGTCTCCACATATCAGCACTACCTCACAAGGCTCTTCTATTTTAGGAAGAATACCATGCAAGTCAGATGTTACACAAATTTTCAAACTTTCTTTGTCTTTAGTGATTGGTCAATTTTGTGGGCAAGTCCATAGACATTCTTAGTCCAGCCATTCATGTGTCCCTTATTGTTGCCTATTAAGCAACCTTTCTCGTTGTCTACTGCATAGACTTTATGAGTTACACATGAACCTCTTACTTTACAGAATACTACATCACCCACTTTACAATCTTCCCATTTAATAGGAGTAACCAAATGCTTCTCATTACTTTTATATAATGGAAGCATTGAGTTACCTGGTTCACTGGTAATGAATGATTCACCAGCTTCTAACCTTTTAATCTTCCTTAGAGTATTCGGGTTCATAACCTAATTCTATGTCCTCTCTATAGTCCTGAGCAGCATCTCTTAAGGCATCTTTGATGGTGCAAATAAGAAACGTTTGTCCATGCATTAGAGTACAGAATCCTTTAATTAGCTCCTCAGCAGTTGCATCATTATAAGGCAACTCCATAGAGAATACTCGTCCGTCAATTTCTAAAGATATTTTAGTCACTTAGTTTATACACTTCGTCAGGAATGGTGTGTTCCTTAACAGATTTCTCTACTCCTTCATCTATTTGGTGCTGAATCTTCTCCTTTACCTCAGTCCAAGAGATTGGAGTATAGTTGTTGTTATCTACACCTACATCATATTGATAGGGGAATAGATGAACTAACCTATCACAATCCAATCCAGAACTAGTCGGACCAGAGTGAACATGACCGAATAACTGCCATACAGCATCAGCATCGTTACGATATGAACCACCATAGCACAGGAATGGGTAATGATTCAAATAGATACTTCTCTTCTCTATCTGGATTTGCATTTGTGGTAACACCCCAACAAACTTATCCATATAACCCTGTCTTAGATTCTTTCTATCATGATTACCTATAATCAAGTAGATTTGTCCATTCAGACGAGGGATGATGCTGTTCCATAGAGCACTTCCACCAAAGGCAAAATCTCCTAAGTGGAAGACTGTACCATCCTCTGGGACTACTCTATTCCAGTTCTCAACTAACTTTTCATTCATTTCCTCAACATCCTTAAATGGTCTATTGCACAATCTTATGATATTAGCATGACCAAAGTGAGTGTCAGAGGTAAAGAAAGTGTTCTTAGCACTAAATTCAAACTTCTGTTCTTTCATCTTTTACAATTATTAATCGTTATCATAATCTAAACCTTTAGTTAGATAATCAATAGCATCTAATTCACCACGAGTTAGTGGGATTACCTTATCATTTATAGTAATATCCCAACCTTCACCATTAGTCCATTCAGTAACTTCAATAAAGTCATCCTTCTTAGCTAAATGGTCATACTTGCGTAAATTATCATTTACTGATTTTCTATTAGCACGTTCCATATTCCGTCTCCTTATAAAATTCTATTTGATAGTTATACTGCTGCTTCAACGCCTGATTGATGTCAGTAAATACACTACTAGGCATCTTCTTACCAGTCCTAGCATAATATGCTGGATGATATACTTCGATTGTCTTTAAGCTATTCACTATATCATTCTTAAATAACCCAGCTTGGCTGCCAAATAAAACATAAATCATACCTCCATCTTTATAGCTCATGTTGTGAATCAACTTAGATACAAATGGTTTCCATATATCAAAGTGTGCTCCAACTCTGCCTACCTCACAAGTAAGGGCTGTATTAATCATTAATATTCCCTGCTCAGCCCAAGACTCTAACGTATTGTCAAACTCTATAAGGTTATGGGGAATTTCATAATTAATAGCTGCCTCTTTAACTACTTTAAGTGAAGGAGATAGATACTCCTCAGAAGTATCCTCTGAATTACCAAACAGTATTCCAGTAGCTACTCCTCTTTGAGGGTAAGGGTCTTGCCCAAGAAAGACCACCTTGCAGTCTTTAAATGAGCAAGCCCTAAATGCTCTAAAGATGTTCTTAGGAGAAGGACATAGGTCAGCTGAATTGACCTTATTAACCCAAGTTACCACTTTACGTAGTTCCTCTTTGTCAATAACATCAATCCAGTCACCAAAGTATTCATTTGCGGTCATATTCTATAGTACCTATATCCATGAGGATTAGAAAGTATTTTGTACCATTCCATAGGAATAACTTCTACACTTTTCCATTCCCTAATATAAATTTGAGGTGGGAGTGAATTATCCATAGGGTCTACGTACTCTACTAACACTCTTACTATCATTTTATATAGCCCCTCTTAATAAATTCTTCATGCAGTGGTTGTGCCAACTCTCTTGCTTGAGGGTGAGCATCCTTAGCATCTCTCAACTTGAAGAACCCTTCCCATTGTTTAATAGTGCCAGTCATAATTAACTCAGTCTTTAAGCTATTAGGAAGTACTGCTCTAGCTTGTTGTGCAATCCACCCTAAGTTTAGTAAATCAAAGTATTGGTTTTCAGCGACTTCTAAAGCACGTAAGAATGAATCAACCTCTTTCCAATCGTTGCTCCTAGTCCAAGCCCTTGGATTTACAGATTCTCCAAATATATATTCTTCATTAGCCCCAACTCTAAAGTTTATACCATCGTGGAAGTATGCTTCCCCTTCTGGAACATCTAACCAAGAAGGAATAATGAATGTACATTCCTTACCAAACTTATCCTTAGCATAATTACAATACCTAGTACTCTCTTGAGCAAAGCTAAAAACACGATGCCTTACAAATTCATGGGACACACCCCTATCACATACGAACTTAACAGTAACACGCTTAACGTGGTGTTCTGAAGGCTTGCATTGATATTTAAGGTCATCAAGCCAGCCATTCTGAAGTAGTACTCTATAGTTAGTAGTTATATAAGCATATGTATGCCCATTGAACTTCTCTTTATATTCTGGAGTCTCATATCCATGTAGGGGTTCATTACCAACAGTCACTACAGAATACTTGTTGAAATGATACTTATTGGGAAGGTTCATAGAACCATGCTCGATAATATCATACTTTAAATATACTGTACCATGTTCAACCATCGCAGTATGACCACGATTTACAAGCATATCTACAAACTTAGGAGCACTTTCTTCAGTAATCTTGTCTAAACTCTTGTAGCAGTGGCGCCCTACCCATTCAATATGTTTGAGCATTCCTGCATATCCAGGTTCCTGTTCTTTAATTTCAAAACTAGGTTTGATTAGCTTCATTCAGTAACTTCCTCATAAGTTTTCTCAAATATATCTGGCTTACAAGGATAGAACTCCCCGTTCACACCTTTGATGATATAATCTCCAACAGAGGCTTTCATTATACCTTCAAGAGTCTCAATCTTCAGATAAGGATTATCCTTATCTTCGTAGTTTACTCTTATAGTATCACCTCCCATAAACTCATGAATTTCTATAATACGGTCTGAATTATCTTCAAACTGTATAGCTTCAATGATAACTGGTTTCTTCCTATACTTCATTTCTTTACTAATGAATCTCTCCAATCATCCCAAGCCTTAGCCTCAGCATATGATTTCTGAATAGCTTTCCAGGATGTCTTAGAGAGTGTAGAGTTATAATAAGTAGTATCTTGTGTTACTTCTTTACCTAACCATTGAGGTTTATCAAACTGTGTATCCTCTGATGGTAACTCTATCTCAGCAATTATTAAGCCTTCATCCTCTCCATGAAACTCGTCTACTTCCCATTTCAACATACCAGATGTTGCTGGAATGATATAACGAGTTTTATGAATAATCCTACCACAGGTTCTTTTAAGTAATTCTTCTGCATCCTTCTTAGGAATAGGAATTTCATACTCCAACCTTGACAGTCTTTCATTAGATTTGACTATAACCCATGCTTTCTCGTCTCTTATAGATACTCTAGCTTCTCCTTTACTTGTAGTCCCTATGTATCCTTGATGTATATCCATAACCCTAACAGCCTGCTCTTTAAACAAGCTGCTAGTGGTTAAGAACTTTCTCTCAATCTCAGTCTGCATCCTTAGAATCTTCTATTATCTCGTCGAGAATTTCCTTCATCATACTGAGGTCACTCTCGTTACAGTGATTACAAAGGAAGTCTTTAAAGAACTCTTCGTCTAATCTCTGCCAAAATTCATATTGAAGGTCGTCATCTTCAATAAGGGGAAGTACCTCACATACTCCAGGTTCTACGTCTACTACTGAACTTAAGTCTATATATTTAGCCATATTAATGAATCCAATGGTCACCAACCTCTACATCAGCACCTAAGTGTGCCCTTGTACAGAATGGTTTACCTGCACTTACCATGCACTTAACTAACATATCTGCAACTTCTTGTGAAATCTCTTCTGGAGCTTCAAGATTAATTTCATCATGTACTGGAATACAATATTTAACTATGAACAGCAAATTATTCTTCCTGAGCCAATTAAAGAGCTTTATAGACGCTAATTTGAATGTTAGTGCCCCAGCAGCTTGAATAGGGTAATTAATAGATTGCTTCTCAGACTCAGCTTTACGTCTGGCTAACCGCCTGACACCTTGTACTGTATCGCACTCAGGATTCTCCTGCTTCATTTCTCTATAATATGCCCAGAACTCAGGGTCTTCCTGCTTATCCATTTGTCTTTTAAGTTCATCATAATCATAGATATATGCTTTATGACCAGTTATCTTACTTAATAAGATATAACCTTTGCGCATAACATCTACTCTTCTGAAATCCTGATACCTCTTTAAGCCAGCAAAACCTGACATATAGTTCTCATAGATTTCTTTAGCCCTCTTGGCATCAAGACCATAATTCCTTATTAAGGTACTATCTTGACCACCATAATTGAAACAGAACTCATAACCCTTAGCTTCCTGCCTTAGGTCTTTAAAGTTCTTCTTAATATCCTTTAGGGGCATATCCCTTGGGATTTGTTGGAATACCATCTTGGCGGTTAGACTATGTAAGTCACCACTACCATTAGTAAGTTCTTCCAGCATAGCCTCATCGTTAGCCATAGATGCCATTAAATATGACTCTTGACCACTATAATCGGCTGAAATCCATTTATTACCTGTATCGGAAACAAAGCACGCTCTAGTCTGAGCATCATGTGGTAGATTCTGTAGATTAGGTTCTGTTGAACTCAACCTACCAGTATCAGTTCCTAACTGGTTGAAATTGGCATGGATTCTACCAGTTACAGGATTAATCAAGTTTAAGAACTTCTGACCAAAGGTATTAACAATGATTGCAGCTTTCTTATACTTTATATAGATTGGAATTAGAGGACTCTTAGATGCCTGTGGTTCTACCACTTTAATATCCACAGACTTTTTATAATGTTTGGTCTTCTTATCCAATACTCTTAGATTCAATCCCAATTCTTCAAACAATGGGATTACTTGTTGGGAACTAGTCCAGTTTATATGACATCTTGGTTTAGTGTCAAACCCACTGAACAAATCACCTTGCATATTCACAGAACAATAGTTACCAGTTTGCTTAATGACATAAGCTTCACTGTCATGACTCGCTCCAGTAGAATCAAACTCTGGTGCTCTAACAGCATTAAGAGGTAATTTAGCTCTCTCTTCTTTGAGTGCATCCTCTATCTTATACCATTTATCAATGTGGATAACTTGATTGATAGTATAACCCTTATCACCATATTCATGGCAATAACGCTCTACCCAATCATTTAGCTCTGCTTCATATCTCTCAAGGTTATTAAGGTCGGTAGTCATTTTAATTCTCCACTTACCTACGTCTAACTTAGCCCCACAATATTCTATATATGCTAAACACTTAACAAACTCATTCTCAAAGTCAATAGCCTTTAATAAGCCTTTAGCTTCGAGTTGTTCAAGTTGCTTATCTCTAATCTTACCCAGATAAGAGACATCACCAGCAGCATATACAATAACATCTTCCGTTAATCCAGTCTGTATAATCTTACCTCGTACAGACTTATCCATATCTACTCCTAGATAATTGATACTAGCAGCCTTCAAGCTCATCTCATGCATGCCTGCTGGATAACCTAGCCAAAGTAACTTCTCGGCTAAATAACCATCATATACTCTCATAGGAATGATTCTTTGATGATATAGGAATTTCAAGTCAAACTTAATATTCCAACCTAAGAATATCCTTTGAGGGTTCTCCATATACCCCTTAAATAGGTGTATGTCCACAGATGTACAATCAATAACTACTTGAAAGTCTGCACAACCAAGTTGAACAGTTAATAGTTCCTTAGTATATGGGTCTAAACCCATAGTTTCAGTATCCAGCTCTACTACATTGAGAGGTGCTAATAATTCTAAAGCCTCCTCGGCACTGATGACTTTATATCTATCAGATGCCCAGAGAGACTGTTGCTTGGTTACTAAATATATCATTAATATATAGCTATGTCTACATCATTAATATCAATATCTCCAAGCTGTGATAAAGCTGCAATAAGACGCTGTTTAATAGCCTCTCTAGCTTCATCAATGTCTAAATAGCCATAGTATTCATACCATGCTATACCTTTAACACCTAAGTCGAATTTAAACGTCTCTTCTTGAACGTTATACGGAGCGAAGGGGTCATTCTCTGCTCCTAATGGTAAATTACTCATTGTGTTTTGCTTTTATAAATCCTAACGAGTAATCTAATACAGTACTTATTTCTAAGCCTTAAACAGTTGCATAATACAACAGAGTTGGATTATCTTTCTGAATATCAATCGGGTCCATGTTCTTAATAGCTAGCTTTTGGTTAAACTGCTGAACATCGAATCCAATAGTTATTAGATGATAACCATGTAGTGTAGGAATTTGATACCTTACCTTATTCTCCTCAGCACCCCTACATTCATTGACTAGTTCAATAACTGTCTTTAAATATTCTGGGTCTTTGGAGTCTACATCAACTACCCACAATGGTTTATAGCCTCTAGCTCTATTTCCACCACACGCACTATCCCATACTCTATAACCCTGATATGAGTTACCTTCTGAGACTAATTTGGCATATTGCTGGATTGAAGCCAATGCTACTTCTTGAGCATTCCTTCTATTAAGATGGATATATGCTCTGGCATTATTCTTGAGGCATAGTTCTTTAATCTTCTCTTTCTTGGTTAAGAACTGGTCTTTACTAAAGATATAGTAAGTCTTGATAGTTCTATAACCATTGTTTCCAATTTGAGTTACATTGCCATCTTTCTTACGTTGGATAATCTGTAGAAAGTAGAACTCATCTTGGTTATTAAATTCCAAGATATTCTCAATCATATCAAAGTTATCCACTATAGTAAGATTACTTAGGCATTGCTCGCAGAAGTCATAACCACTATGCTCCTTACGATACTTATCAAATGGAATATTCTGTTCCATAATGACACTACATCCATCACAGACTACAGCGCCATTTCCTCCATTGAATTTATACATTATATCAGTTTAATAATCTGGTTTGGTTATTACTAACTTAGGTTTCCATATTTCCCCTACCTTGCCCTTGTGGCATCCTAAACCTATCCATTTGACAGTTGGAAAGTATTCAAATAGGTAAGTAAAGAGTGCAGTTACAACATTGGGAATTTCATAATCATTCCAGTATAACATAAGATACTCGTCATTGTCAGTCTTCATATAGTATCCCCTAATGGTATGTGAGAATGGGTAGCCAATCTCGCTAAGCCACTTAGCATGAGATACATCCATGTGTTTCTGGGTAGGGAATTTTACCAATAAAGTATCGGTATCAATATAGAATGGCTTTCTGGCTAAGTGAAATTCTCGCTCTGTCATATTCCAACCTACGAAGTAAAGAAGTTAATATTACCTACTCCGATGATGCGAGCATCATCTCCACTATCAACATAGTAGTTCACTTCACCATCAAAGTCTTTGATTAGTGTAGTAGTCCACTCTCTGTTAATATGATAATCGAAGTCGGGGTTATATTTCAATACTTCGTCCAATAGGAACACAGCCACCATACCAGCATCAGCACAGAAGTGTCCAATTTTCTTGATGTTTAAAGACGCGTCAGCTATCTTATCATCGTAGATTTTAGCTTGAACTGAGTCTTCTCCATACTGCTTCATAAGTTCCCATCTTGCTCTTCCTAAAGTATTAAGCTCCTCCAACTGTGCTTCCACATCCTTACGGGGTGTAGACCAAGTAGAACAACTCCAATCTCCACAAAGAGTATATTCAGAGATATAGGTTGTAAAACCTAATATTCCCATATTCTCACCCCAACCACACTTATTCCAATCGTCAGAGTTATCTTTAATTATATAACATGGGTCTGTTATGATAATATCACCCTTGAATTTCATTTGATTTGTTCATTAGTTTCTCATATTCCAAATCTCTTTGATATACTACACTAAGCGGACTCATACCAGCTTCAAGAGTTTCAATAAGTTTGAAACCATTCTCAGGAGTTATTAATGATTCCTTCTCAGATACACAGCCAGTATATTTCTGACCATAATCTCCCTCTACCTTCTTAGTAGCAGGGTTAATATCACCCCAATCAGCAGGGTGTCCGTTGCCTATTGGTTCAACATAATACTTCTTGCCAGTAACCAGAGATTTAACAATAAATCTACCAGTTTCATCAGTATTAGTTAAGAACCTCTTATCCAAATCAGTCACGTGGAATTACGTCTAAGTCTGTTAAGTAAAAATTGGTATCATTTATATCTTTCTGTACAAAGTACCCATTAACGTCAACATTCTCCCCTTTAAGAGTGTGTATTACCACTTCTCTATCAGGGTTGAATTGTTTCAGTATTTCAATTAGCTGTCCTACTAATATTGCCATTAGAACTTTCCTTCATTAGGTTGCAAGCATACTAAGCCTTGTTCTCTCCACATCTTGACACACTTATAGTTATCCTCAAGAACGAATTGAACATTGTACTTACCTTTGATATTGTCCTCATAGATTTTCTTCTTACAATCAGCCCCAGGACTATAATCCTTAACTGGTCGGAAGAATAACTCATCGACAACAACATCATGCTTAGCTAACCACTTCTTAGTAGCAGCTATGATTTCTGGAGTACCTTCTCTACCAGTAACAATGAATACCTTACACTTCTCATACATACGTCTGACAAGCATACAAGTACCTTCGATAGCTATATCATCCAGCATACCCTCAGCTGCACCTTCTCCGAAGTAAGGTCTGCCAGTAGTATTTAGACATAATGTAGCATCCATGTCTACTAATATGACAGGACGTCCACCATCTACATGCTTAGGTGCTCTCTTTAACATACTCTTAATATCTTCCTGGATAATAAAGTCACGATACCTTCTCCAAGTTGCTTTAATAACTTTCTCCCCTATTGGATTGGGTCTCATAGCATCACGACGAATACACTCCTCAACTGGAATGAAGAAGTCTTTGTATTCAACCTCATACTTCCAATCATAGGTATAATTCTCGTTAAAGTCCTTAACCATCTTCTCTAACTCAGCACAAGTCTTAGGGTTGAGGTTCATGTTATCAACTACAATATTATAACCTTTCTCCATACCATAAGCTAGTACAGTGTTATATGTTGCAGTAACAACCTTCTCTCTGTTAGGAACCCAATAGTCACCTAACATATTACGAATATCATCGTTATTGAATCTAATCCTATGTTCTGGGTCTTCATGACACCATTGCTTAGCCCAAGTAGATTTACCTGAGCCTTGGATACCTCTACAGATTATTAACTGTCTTGTTTCCATTATTTCTCATTAGTTGGCTTAAGCCACAGATTAGTATGAGTAAAGATATAATCTCCCAGTGATTTGTACACAATACATAAAGCAAATAGAGTTCTACTAGTATCATGTTTAAAGCACTTCACTAACTCCTCTCTGATTCTCTCCTCAGACACCACTGACATCTTACTTTCGTAGTCGTAGTTGTATATAGCATCAAATAGACTGTTACTAAAACCAAAGTTCTTAGTAATAGAAAACCTAATCCCTCTCAGAATACGTAATGGGTCATCGTCCAAAGTTACATAGGTATCAAGAGGAGTTCTAAGTATTTTAGATTTTAAATCCTCCATACCACCAAAGTAGTCTATAATCTCCCCAGTATCGGGGTCTTTAGCCATAGCATTAACAGTAAAATCTCTACGAGATAAATCATCATACAGATTACCTGGTTCTACTATGGGAGTTCTAGTACCTGGAACATATCCTACTTCCTTCCTAGCCATTACAAAGTCTGCTACACCTTGATACTTATATCCCTCTGGGAACTTAGCACGTATGGTATAGCACTCTGGAGTTACTAAGAAGATTTCAAACTTCTGCTCTTCTAAGTAGCTCTTTAATGCTTTGAACATTAGTTGAGCTGGACTAAGCTGAGCTTCACATGGATGAATTTTACTGTATACTGCCTCTGTAGGCACAGCTACATAGTCAACATCCTTGTTAGTAAGACCTAAGAGTTCATCACGTATCTTACCGCCTACTTCATAGAATTTGAAGTCATCCATTATTCTTCCTTTCCATAGATTTCTCCTCCATACTCTTCCCACTCTTCGTCGTCACCTTCAAATTCTTCAATAGTGAAATTATAGTACTGAGATTCATCTACTGTCTCCCACAACTTATCCCAGTCTGAATCTTCCATTTCATCTGGGTCATAGCCTTCCTCTTCTGCTATATCAGCCTCACATCCATAGGACTGAAAGTTATCATAAGCTAACTGGTCGGCTATTTCATCTAACTCAAGTTCACTCTCAGCTTCTGCTCTGAAAGTGTTATCCATACCGCACCAATATGTGCTAACGTGTATTAGAAACCTCTTCATTATTTAGCAAGTTTAGAAATACTGATGTCTTCTACCATCATATAATCATTAATCTCGTCCTCTATGTAATTAGCTTCATCTAAGGCATCTATCATTAGAGCCTCTGGAATATCGTCTAATGTATTGAAAGTGGGTTCATCAGAACGCCTTTGATAGTCATTGACCAACTCTAGCAATTCCAAATCATCCACTTCCATTACATATTCAAGCTTAAATTTCACTTTATGATTCAGTTTCAATGTCCACTTCACCCTTATCCAGTGATTTAGATTCTCCTTCCAAGAATTTAATACACTTCAGCTTATAAGCTTCGGATAGAGAGTTCTCAATCTTAATAACAATTCCCTCATGAGGAACTTTGTTATTACAAGTTGGAGATTCACACTCCATGAAGAAATTCTTATCACTAGCTAACCTCTGTAGGAAGTTCTCATTCCAATGCTCTGAAACGGAAAGGTCAGGATATAAATCCTTAGCATAGCCATAGTAATATTCCTCTACAGGCTTTAAGCCTTCTTTAACACACCATTGTTGTACTTGGCGTGCACTAAACTCATATACACGTCCATCAGGATTAGTATAGGTCAAACGATAGATTTGTACTCCAAAGTTCTCACCATACTTATATTCACCTTTAGGAGGTTCAAATCCGTAGTCAAATGCTTTACCGCCCAATTTCTGGATTGCCCCACCATTGGGTAGGAAGCCTACTATCTCGTAGTAAGCAGTCATACCTTTCTGTAGATGAGGTCTGACAACATCATCTGCATACTTCCACACGTCTACTCCATAGAAACCACCGTTAGTAGTTCCATTGTAGTATGGATTCTTAACTACTGAACGAGAAGACCATAGATAATCATATCGAGTATCATCTATCTCTTTACGAGTTAGGAACTCGAATACTTTCTCATACCATTTCTTAGGTCTTTCACACAATACATAAGCAGATATACCAGAGGTTCCATGAACCTTAGCAGTAATGCTTATAATATCGTTAGGATGAACAGCTGATGGACACTTCTTAATGAGCGTAGTATCATAATGAAACCTAAATTGAGTATCAATTACTTTCTTTACTTTCTTTAGGTTTCTCTTTATCTTACCTCCCTCTCTGGGCTGACCAAGAGTATAAGCAACTTTGGGAACATATTTCCTACATATGATTTCTCCATCTACAGAGTCAAACTCAGTACCTGGAGCAACCTTATGTACTATCTCACTCTTCTTACCAATTAAAGTAAGCCAGTTGTATAGGTATGTAATAGGAGTAATAAATCCTTCAGAAGGATAACCTTGTAGCTTGATAATCTTCACTCTACAATTATCTTCAAAGAATCCAGATTGTTCTTTATTGACATTCTTATTCTTGTCCCTAAAAAGGTTATTGGCAGATAAGAATTTATCATCAATAGCACATTCTATAGGGAAGTAAATATATGTACCGGGATTGGTATCAATACTTACAGCAATAGAATAGCCATCAATTGTACAACATTTTAATCTCTCACACTTTGGATTAGGATGTTTAATAAAATCCTTAATCTCTACAATCTTCGCAGCATAATTTCTGTTAAATTTTGGTGATTGAGTTAATTGCATTTAAAGCAGTTTAGAAAACCCATACTTAATAATCTTTGTATTAGGTAATCTATAGATAGCAGGACTATTCTTGAAATAGCCTCCAATCTTCACGAAGAATAGCATCCCAGTAAAGTTTCACTTCCTCTCTCTTACCTTTAGGGTATTGAGATTTAGGAATACAATATACCTTACCATCCTCCATAAAGAGGACATTACCTCTCGGATTAGTCACTTTTAGACCACTCTTTAGAAAGGACAATGCCTTTCCAAAATCAAATTGTGTTAATTCCATTGTTGCTTTAAGTTTTATAAGTGAAACTTTATTAGGTTTTGCTGAATGTAGTCTCAGCTATAATGTTCCTCAAGATATTCATATAGTTCATCAACATTGCGAATTATTTCAACATCGTTGCCATACTCATCAGTCTCAAATGCTTTGAGTTCTGGGTTGCGAGATTTCTCGTATACCCACCATTGAACCCATTCAAGTCCTTCTTGACCATAAGCATCTTCCATAACAGCATCGAACAATTCACACATACCATTGACTAATGTACTTTCGCATACATCAATACCAAGTTCTTCTAACTTCTCTGTATCCTTACCTACATTCGATATAAGGTTTAACAATTTAAGGAATGTTACTTTTTTCAATGTAAGAACTTTCTTAAATGTTCAGTGATAGCTTGATTATCCTCCCTAAATGCTTCTGAATCTAAAAAGGTTTCCCTTATTACATACGTTCCCTCATCGGGAGAGAAATACTCATCCATCGCTTTAATAACATCATCTTCGTTACGAATCAGAGTATCATCCTTAAAGACTATATCTGACTCGTCTCTGTAAGCAAAGAAGAGGGACATTAAAATCCCTCTCCTCCTAAAAACTACAATATAATTCATTCTCTTGTAAGTTCGTATTCACGCATAAAGTTGGCGAATGTTTGAGCTAATGACTCATCTTGCTTGTTATTATAGTAATAGTTGAATGCATGGAACATTTCATGCCAGAAAGAGTTCTTAATCTGCTCTTCAGTCAGGTAGATAGTCTCCCCGTCATCATTTTTCATACATTCTGCCACCTTGATTTCCAGCCTTAGATTGCAATGAGAACCAAATGTGTCACCATTATCTATAAAATCACATAGTATTACTTTATACCAGTGATTAGCTATTCTAACCTTACTAGGAATATTATATTTCATAGCCTTTAAGTCTCTTCCACTCGTCAATAAATTCTTGAGGCAGACTAAAATCCATTTCTGCCTGGTCTATATCTAAGTCTCCGACACTAAAACTATCCCATATTGTATCATAAACTGCATCATTAAGTTCACATTCATCATCATAATCAAGATAATCCTCTGGATTAAGCTCAATCTGATTATCAATGAAACCCCAATGCACATCATAACGATATGGTACTTTGTAATTACTCATAGTCCCTAATACATTTTAGAACTGGCTGCAAAGGACAACCTTCATCACTAAGATAGAAATATTTTACAGTAGCCATCTTACCAATGATTTCATCCATTCTGTCAAGGTATTCCCATTTTAATTCACGAGGACCCATTGGTTTAGCTTCAAACTTAGCGCCAAGTTCAGTTTGGCATACAAATACCATGTCCTCTGGTCTTAAGCCATCCTCATAACCAACAATCTCAAACTCAGCATCTTTATACATCTTTACCTTAATCATAGCATTAGTTCTACCACCAAAGTTATACACCTTAGATGGGTCACGAATAACTATTCCCTCAAAGCCTTCGCCCACGTACTTATCATGTAGCTTCTGTATGTTTGCCCAACCAACAACCTTCTCTTGTGGAACCATTTGGAACTTTAAGTCCCCTTCAGCCCATTGCCTTTCTGGGTCAAAGCCTAAGCCCAACTCATTAGCAATATCATGGAGAACATCTAACCTCTCCTCAAATGTCTTAGTGCTGTCCATTACATCATAGATGTAATATTCTAACCAATCCATTCCAGCAGTGTCTTTCTCCAACCTTGCTGCGCCACTAATCTGCTGCAATGATTTACCATGTTCATATAGTTCCCCATCCAATACAATGTCTGGATGGTCTTCAAAGAATTGAATAAGTTTAGGATTGTGCCTCATAAAGGAAGTGGAAGCATCATAGTCTCCACCACCCCTGGAAGCAGTTCTAATTTCACCGTCTTTCCAATAGAAAGAGCATCTAACTCCATCTATCTTTCTACTTCCCCACCAGTATTTAATCTTATCGAACACACTGGTTGCAACCTTGTCAGCTTGTTTAGCTAACATGTGCTTCTTAAATCCGTTAGAATCAGAAACACCTTCGCCCATTTGTTCTTGGACGAAATCAGCTACTGCCTTACTATCATCAATGCTAATGTTAGATGGTAATAGCTTATATCCTTTATCTTGATACTTCTTTAAATGGGAAGCATACTCCAACTTTACCTGCTCAGTAACAGTTCTTTTAGCCTTACCTGTAAATATCCAGATTTCTGGCTGAACTGATACCTTACCAGCATATTGGTAAGTACGTCTTCTTATTACAAAGCCTCTTCTTGAATCATCCCATTCATAGTCAATCTCAACAACTCTGATTTTACCCTTATTGTCTTTACTAACTAATGTATCCATTAATAAAACGGTGTTTTGATACTCTTAACCGAGGTATCATTATATATCAAACTACTGTCACAATCTGAACCACCCTCCAAGCATAGAGCATCCATCAAGCAATCCATGCTGATTGATTCTACTAGTAGTAGACACATTTTCTCTGTGTCTCCCTGCTCCATAACCTCCTTAAAGTATTCTGTTACTTTACTGCTACTATCTTTAAGTATGTAACTCGCTGGTACCGTGAGGGTGAGCTTTAGTGAATAGTCTTTTATACTAGCCATCTTTACATATCATCGTCCAACTCAGCCATAGATATTGGTTGAGACAAGAACTCTTTAAGAACAGTAATAATAGTATCTCTTTCCTTGATTAAGTCGGCTTTATGCTGCTTTAGATTCTCTATTACAGCATAAGCATCCTCTACGTCATCATCACATTGCTTAATCTTTGATGTAAGCTCTGTAATCTTCTGACTATAACCTATGATAGGGTCTATTGCTCCCATTACTTACCAGTATGTCCAAATCCACCTTCACCTCTATCTGTTTCTGGAAGTACTTCTACTTCTTCCCATTCAGCCACTTCATGTTTAGCAAGAACTAATTGCATTAGTCTCTCACCATCATTAATACGAACAGGAACATTAGATGTATTGGTTAGGATGATACCTATCTCACCTCTATAATCAGCATCAATAGTACCGATTCCATTAGTAAGAGTGAGTCCCATCTTTAATGCTAATCCACTTCTCATTCTACATTGTAGCTCATATCCTTGCGGAATAGCTACAAATAGACCAGTAGGAATTAAACATCTACCTCCAGGTTTGATTTCAATAGTCTTAGCTACTTGAATGGTTGGTAACTTCTCACCAGTGTAGTTGCCTTCCTTATCTACTACACCTTTGCTGTTAGGGTCTTCCATTAGACCAATACCAACAACGTCAGCATCAAAGAAGAACTTCTCTGGTTTACCATCTACTAACTTAATTCTGCTGAAATCTCCTCTGACATCCATGCCAGCAGAGAATAAGGTTTCATACTTGGGAAGCTCCCATTGAGATTTATTTATTACTTGTACTTTCATTCTTCATTTCTTCAAGAATAGGACGATAATCAATCTCTGTAAACTCAAACTTGTATCTTGAATTTAAAGTGGTGAACTCACCTTTATCCCAGTAAATCTTCTGGATTACAGATGTTCTATACCACTGTTCTACGTCAGCTATGTAAAGACTAAGACCCTCTCCAAATGCAGCGGTAATGCCTTCCTCAGACTCACCTGTGGATAAATACCCTCCATTGCTAGAGACTTTAGTAATCTTAATGTAGCCAACTTTAGAATCCTTTATAGCTCTGTGAAGTTTGGGGCTTCCCCCTACTTTCACAAAGTCTTTAAGGCTTGCTTCTCTATGTTTGAGAGTGGCTTGTATAAAGCTATCTCCCCACATTATTGCTTCACTGAACCTCATTCAAATATTTAATAATATTATCCGCTGTACAATCTCCCACCTCTGAATAAAAAGCTTTAACTAGTTCTTTGTTGTTATCATAGACAGCAACGAAAGGAACTAATCTAGTGCCACATGATGCTTTAATCATAATAGCCTTCTTCTTATCTTTATAGTGTAGTTCATCGTAAGTTTCAACTTCTATCTTAGGAAATTTCTCCCAGATATAAGCTACTACCTTATTCTTCAAAGGTAAGCAAGTTTCACTATAAACTATTTTTACAGTCATGTCTAGTCGGATTAAACCAATATATAAGCATCTGTTTTAGTTCTTGACAATGATACATATTGCATCTGTCTAATCTCGTCAACATTCTTACAAACAAGAACGTTTGCCATATCAATGAACACTGTTCCAAGAGAGCTTCCTTGAATCTTATGAATGGTTGACGCATACCCATAATCGAACGTTTTCTTTTTAATAACTCGGTTGTCCCACATTATATCTTTAGGAGTTGCAAAGCTCTTTATCATTTCAAAGTACTTCTTCCATAAGAATGTGGACCTAGTTCGGTTGCCGTTCCTTTTAGCTTCAATAGCAGATATTCTAAAATTCTCTATTGTAGCAGCAAGGCTATCTATATAGTCTTTATTGATGTCTCTTTCTAATATAAATACAGTTAATAACTTCTTATACACTGTATCGTATAGTTCAAGCTCATACCCAGGCATCTTCATGAAATGTGGAATATGTCTTTCTACCCTCTTAGGAGTATCTACTATTATATAGTCCAAAGAATTGTAAAACTGAGTACCATTATACTCAAAGTTCTCATAACCAGTCAAAAACTCGAACTGATTATACTCATTGGCTACATTATCCTCCCAAAGCAGCTTCCTCATACATTGATTGAATCCTTGTACTCTAGCATTAGTATATGCTATAAGCTTCACTTCGTTAACGTCCTGCTTCTTAATAGCTTGCTTAAAGAAGCCAGCACTTCTGACCATAAAGTCTTTGGCTTGGTCACATATAATTAAAGACCCTTCTGGAGCTTCAATAGGTTCAAATCGCTTCAGGGGTCTTTCTCTCAGTCTTGATAATAATGGTAACAGACCATTAGTATCAGCTTGTCTATGAATTTGAGTTAATGTAATAATGTTCGGACAATTAAATACTAAACTTGTACTCTTACTACACACAGGCTGTATTTGAGCCTTATCTCCAATGAATAGCAACTTAGTTCCATATTGATTACACATATCAAGTAGTAACTTGTATATTTCGTCATTAATCATAGATGCTTCATCTATAATAACAATACCATTATCAGGTATTTCACCAAACCCATTACACTGGAATTTTAAATCTTTGTAGTCTAATTCAAATATCTCTATATTAGGAGCGAGAGATAACAGTTTATGGACAGTCATTGCATCTTCACCAGTTACCTCTTCTACTACTAACTTAGCTTTATGTGTAGGGGCACACAATATGAAGTCCTCCCTAGTAGACCTTAGGAATTGTATATATTCATTAAGGATAGAGGTTTTACCAGTACCAGCATAACCTTGTAATACTAGTACTGGCTCCTCTGTATTTAGAAAGTCTTTCATCCTTTCAAGAGCCTTTATTTGCTCCTCTGCTAAGGTAATACGGGGTCTACTTGGTTCTCTTACCTTCCTCAGCGAGTGCCCACTAAAGGGTAATTTGGCATTCATTTCCAGAACGAACTTGTTATGTCTTCTAGTCCATATACAGGATTACCATCTTCATCTAACTCCCTGCACATCTTAACCTCATACATTCTCTGGTTAGTTGTAGGACTCTTCAGACCACCTAATTCTTCAATATAAGGACCTAACTTTATAAAGTTGAAGTTCTTAATATCAACATCCTTAGATAGTTCTTGCCTACCACTATACCAAGCTACTAGGAGCCCCTCTCCACCATAGCAATACCATATATGCTGTGCTAGCCTATTTATTTCCTCTGGGTCCGAATCTCCACCCATGAAAGAGATACAAGTAATTCCCTTGTTCTCTCTAATAAGCTTCTCTAATACCCTTTCGGTTAAAGGTTCTCCAATATCTTCTGCCAAGTAAGAACTATGGCAGCCCTTACAATGGCAAGGACAGTTTGAGATATTAATAGCAAGTGTAGTTTCATTTGGTATCTCCTGGAAGACTATATCATAATTAACATACTTCAGCATCAGATGCACAGTAAGAACAAGATTAGTAAGAATACCATCTGTAATACCCACCTATCTGGAAACTGATACCTAATATAGTCCTCAATATTTATTCTCATAAATAGGGACACTAGCTTATCTTGGAGACCATTGTAGTTGTACTTTACTGCCAGCCCTACCCCTATTTCTAGGAGCAGGATAGCAATAAATATGATTTGAAATAGAACCATAATTTTTATTGTTTATAGTAATAACGTTTACTAGCTTCTTTTTGTCTAGCTTCACTAAAGTTGCTAATTCTCTTTAGATACCCAATAATCCTGGTAGCATAGTCTATATTCTTGCTTCCACACTTAGGACACTCATGCAAGTATCTCTTATCAATGTGTCCACAATCATTACAGATAGTATTTGGAATATTAAAGGTAAAGTAATTAGTACCATTGACAGCTGCAACCTTTAGTAGGTTTCTATACTGGTCTTTAGTAAGGTGTTCTTCCAAGTTCATATGCAGTGCACTACCTCCGTCCAAGTATTTAACATACTCTTTTCCATGAAGTTTGAACTTATCAAAGATAGTTAAAGATGTGTCCTCTACTGCATAGAAATAGCTATTATAGCAATCTCTAGGTACAAAGTATCCATCTTTCCTATCCCAGTTAGCGTGCTTAACTCCTAGATTCTCAGCCCTTCTGTTACGCCTACTCCCTAGCTTTGGAGCAGTGACCTAATAAATGATATAAGTCCTTGTTAGGACCGTAATCACCACACAATTCAAATTCTTTAGTAAGACGAGCTATAACAGCTTCCTGTTCAGTATCAAAGTAACCTAGATGCATTCCTTTATAGTTATGCATAATTCTCGCTGCCCCACTTACCGTTCTTGAGCTGAGAAACTCCGATTACCTTGTTACCCTTACGAATGTTCTTCATATTGTCCTTATGTTCACACACTCTGAGATTCTGTACTCTATCATCAAGTTTATCACCATTAATATGGTCTACAACTTTCTTAATTGAATACTCCTCTTCATGCATTCCCATTAAGTATCTATGAAGCAATACCTTCTTACCATTTATACTAATTGCAGCATACCAAGTATCTCCACCCTGTTTGCGGATGTAAATCTTAAACTGCTTTAGCTCTTCCACCTTATCTAAATCAACCTTGATTCTAGCTGTCTCATTACCCTCTTTGTCATAGGTAATACACTCAGCGTAATCATCATGTAGTATGTACTCGTTGGGATCATAGATTGTCCTTTTGGTAATCTTACCTTTATGGTACATCTGCATGTAGTGTTTCTTACAATAAGGTATTCCTTTGAATCTTGCGAATGCATCAGCATCACAAGCCGTGCATTTAGTTCCTTCTAGTGTATTAGTTCTCTTCATACTTGTACTCGTTTTAATTAAAGTTATGTACAAAGATACACAATTTCCACCAGTAAAACAAATGTATTAGGTGGGAAATCACTTCAGATTTCCTCTACATATCACTATGTAGTGCAGACTATCACACACTCTCATTGTTGAGAGTCCCATCCGTTTAGTCGTTCAGGCTACCATTACGCTTGCCCCTTGTTGCCTACGATTCTCACGTAGTGGTTCCAAGTCAATTAGGTTGGGTTTAACGTGCCCACAAGTTTTAGGCACAAATTCAGTATTAAACATAAGTTCTTTGGTCTTAGCCTTCCTATTCTCATCACTGATGGTCTTTAGAATGGATTGCATAAACTCTCTGTAGGTATCATTGTCACTCACCTCAATTCCTAAGAACTCGGCAGCTTCAATAACACCATTAACACCTACAGTTAGGTATTGCTTCTTCAGATTAATAAATCCAGCAGTATAAACTGTTAGTAGACCATCCTTTAGATAATCCTTTAGCAATTCATTATATGCTGTTTGGAATTTATGAACCTTTTGAACCTGGGAACGCAGATAATCAATCATATCATATCCCTTATTAACTGCATCCTGTACTAACCTATTGATATTTAAAGTCATTACTGACTTACTACCAGTAGCAATACCACCTGCGCCTAATGAATATGAGAATTGGTTATCACTAACCTCATTCCTCAACCTACAACATGATGATAATGAGTCTGCACTATCAGAAGTATAGGTAAAGAACGAATGTCCCTTACTATACATTTCAGCAGTGAAGTCAGCCCATTCTTTGTCACGAATATCCTCACCATCAGTAAGTAACGCAACAGTTTCCCACATATGTTCCATATAGTTCGCTACACTATATGCGTTCTCTTATGAACTGCTGTATGTCACCATACAGGTCAGACTATATCACAATCCTATTAGGATTCTCCCCATTTCCACTGTCAATAGCTTACAGTGTACTCTCTTTCGAGATAGTCGTTGAACTTTCATTACAGAACTCAAATGTATATCCATGATACAACCTATTAGCATTGATAGCTTTATGTAACCCTTCCACACAAGATGGCTTACCTATAAGGCGTACTGCTTCACTCATAGATTTATATATAGTATCATTCTCTATACATCTGACTGCCTTTGGAGCAGTCTTCCCCTTCATAGACTTACCAAGTACATCTACAGAGTGTCTTTCATTCTCTGACTGTGTGCACCATTCTAGGTTCTCTACACAGTTATTAGAACGATTGCCATCTATATGATTAACGTAAGGTTTGTTGTCAGGATTTGGTATGTACGTCTCAGCTACAAGCCTATGACACATATATCTTTTCTTAACACCTTCTTTCATTAACACAATCCTACTGTAACCATCTTGCATAACCTCTACTTTAAGTGATTTGCCAGGATAATTACGAGTTCCAGATTGCTTATACTTGATAATTCTATCTTTACTTCTAAAGTTACCTAAAGTACTTACTTCAAAGTACCCTTCATAGTTAGGGATTTCTTTCCAAATTTCTTCCATAATGCTTAGCTGCTGATTGTCTTAATACTAATTATCTAGTGCAAAGATAATGTAATTTACTTACATTTCCTAACTTTCTACCATTAATTAATGTTAAGATGTCCCAGCAATTAGAGGAGTTGTTCGAGATAGATTACTCTATCAAGCTGCGAAATTCACAGGGAACGTTAATATGCACTTAGTCCTCTCCTCGTTAAACCACGACATGAACTTCTTCTGCAGCCAGTTCAATGAATCCCATTGAGGTTTACTTCCGTCAGGGAATACAAACTCTCCGAATAAACCTTCAAAGTAATACTTGTCAAAGTAACTGATATTCCAGAATACTGATTGGAAGTTACGAGCAGCAGCAGGCTGATTGATTGAATATACAATCTGCTGGAACTTCTGCTCAAGAGTCTTATCAATGTTTCTATGTTTATCAACCATCTCTTCTGGACGTTTCCAGTAGTCATCACCCCACTCCTTACGAGCAAAGTAATCAAAGTACATTAGAAATTCACCAGTAGCTACTGCACCAGCAAACTGTGAACTAATTGCAAATACTAGATTCACAAACATTCCACAGAATGAGTCTAAGTTCTTAGGTTTAGCAGATAAACCTCCAATAGGCTGTAAACCTTCTAACAAGAATGGATACATAGTAATTGCCACACAATATGGCATAATACTTGTCTCATCATGTTTATATAATACGTGTGATTCTAGCATCTGGATATACTCCTTAGCTAAATCCTCGCCATACATTTCTCTAATCTTATCGGTAAGTATAGTGCGATTCACCTTAATAATATCACCCTTGAAGAGTTCACCATTAAGAGTTACAATGTTCTTTTCAGTAACATTAGCGTTAGAATCATATTTACTACCTGTGGCGGCATTACTAGCCTTAGCATAGTCCTTAATAAACTGTTTCTTGCTTGTTAAGGTTCTAAGTTCAGCTTGTTTCTGCCTATATAAGATAAATGCTTTAGCAACATTATAATAATCACAAGCCATAAGAGCCTTCTCTATTTGGTCTTGAATCTCTTCTACAGAGATAATGTTGTTAAAGTATAATTCATCTTTTACATCACTAAGAATATCCATGTCAATAGGTTCATTAACAGCATGGAATGCTTTAGTAATTGCTAAGTCAATCTTACCCCAGTCAAAGGGCTGTACTGTCTTGTTTCGTTTTACTACTAGCATTAATTAATTAAAAGTCTAAGATTGTACGTAGTAATAAGGTCTTCTCTGCCTTATTGATGATATCTTTACCACCATCATTGCTGATTAGCTCAGTAAATGCATTATAAACCTTAAACATATTGACATCTTCATCTTCCTTAACATAATACTTGGACTTAGTGTCCACAAACAATGATTTATAAGCGTCAATGACTTCTTTAGTTCCTAACTTAACCTTACCATAGCCTAAGTCACAAGATTGTGAAATTGCATTACGCATCCACTTACCTAAATTAGACTCGATAGTTGGAACTGTTCTCTCCCACTCTGTATCGTGGAGAGTTTTCAACCATAGTTTCAAATCAGATGTTTGTTCCATCAGATTCTTAACTGGTTTATAGTTTATAGCCTTCTCAGGCTCTAATTCCTGTATATTGATGAACGAAGGGTCAAATACACATAAATTGGTACACGCCCTATTAAGACCACCTCTATACATCTTACATATTGGCTTACGGACATCTAATCCATATAAGAAACCAATAACTTCATCATGGTTATCCCATGCGTATTCATCTGGCAACACAGCTTCAATAAGAACTCTGTTATAAGTTACATCATCTGTGTTATATTCACCAGTAATAGTTCTGGTGATTTGGTCAGGGAGTTTAACTTGTACCCTGAAATCAGAAGTAAATTTAGACATAGTTTCCAAGAAAGGCTCTACATAAGCTTCAGTTGGAAAATATGCTCTCTCTTTAATTCTTGTTGCCTTACCATTCATGAGTTGGTCAATACTTATTTGCATTCTTCGTTTGTTGTTTGATTATCAAGAAGTTCTCTGGTCAAAACTTCCCACACATCTTCATCATAACGAATCTCTATTAATTTGATATTATTATCTTTACAATATTGCCTAACATACTCGTCACGAGCTTGTTGTCGCTCAAATTTGAAAGACCCGCCAAATGCCATTTTAGGATTATAATGTTGAATGCCATTATATTCCACAAAGGTATTATATTCTGGTAAGTAAAAATCAATATAAGCGTGTCCAGAGGTGTTAATCTCATTAGGCACTTGGATAGTGTATTCCCTTATAAATTTAATTCCATTACTTAACAAAATGTTACATACCTCTTCTTCGCCCTTTGAACTTGAGCAGCTAGGGCAGCCACTACCTTGTATATGGCTATTTGGAGTCTGCCAAAATTCACCATGTTCAGGGCATACAATACAGACCTTTGTATGACTATCGTTGTACTCTACTCTAGAATAATCATAACGTGTGCCATGAATGCGTCTGGCATCCTTTAGAAAGTCATCTAAGGACTTCTGCATATACTTTGCATGACTTTCAGCAGAGCATTTTGGACACCCTTTATACCTAAGAAAGTGGTTAGGAAGGACTTCAAAGTCACCGTGTTTGGGGCATGTTATAACTATTCTAGTATCCCACCCAGTATATACAGTTTTACTATAATCTAAATCTGGGTAGTACTCCTTAAATTTCTTTATGTAAAGGTCATTAAACTTTTTAAGTCTTTCTTCCTCTTTACATTTCAGACATCCTACACCTCTCGATAGAGTGCCAACACGGGCCTTAAATTCACCATGTTTAGGACATACTATGGTAACATACCCTCTAGTGCCATTATATTTGACTTTAGAGTAATCATAATTATCCCCAAACATGTCACGTAAACGGTTAATAAATTCTTCATTAGATAATGAAAGCTTGCTACTTTTAGCTAATGAAGCACACTCAGGACAACCATCCCCTCTAGAAATATGCAATCCGGATATAGCTGTAAAGTCGCCATGTTTCGGACAAGTGATGATTATTCTATCTCTACTTCCAGTGTACACAGATTTAGAATAATCATATTTATCTCCATGTTTAATTCTAGCTTTATTAATCCATTCTTCAGTAGTAAGTTTCTTAGGCATTATAGTAATAATTCTGACATTAAGCATAGTTTATTATCTACAATACTTCCATACATATCCATACGCTGTACTATTTTGACCATTTGCACAAGCATAAATTGTCTTCCTTTTGTAATCAGTCCCATTTTCAATAGAATTTATACTGTCCCATACTTTAATTAAATTTCCATCCAAATCATATTGTTCTATAGACTTGGTTTTCTTCACAGGAGAAACCTCTTCCACAGAATACCTCCAAATGAATCCCCCAGCAGACTTGTATCTACCTTTTAAACAGTTACTAATAGAAGGTCTATTAATTCCAAGAGCTTCTCCAGCTTGTTTAACACTATCCCATTCCTTGATTAGATTTCCATCTAAATCATATTGATAGATTGTCTTAACTTGCTTTGCTGTTCTCTTAGCTATAGCTTCCTCAGACAACCTCTTTCCCAAGTGAGCCTCTCTACATTTCCGCTTAGTTTCCTCAGTCCTCTTGACTCCTAAAGCACTATCAGCAATCTTTTGAATATTCAGGTCTGGTTTCAAAGTGTCTATCCACCATTGCTCCCTCTCTATGCATAGTTCCCTAGGACATAATTCCATTATCTCAAATGTGGCAATGCCATATTTATTAAATGCGTTCTGCGCGAACCTAGAGTGGTGTATATCTCTAATAAAGTCTAACTGGTGTTGTCTCCACCGTTTTCTAAAAGAGATTGCTGCACTACCGATGTAAACATGATTCTGGATAGTAATCTTATAGACTCCAGTTGATAGGGTACAATCTTGTCCCTGGAATACATAATTAAATTTAAAATTTTGTTCGTCCATATATTAATAACTTTTTGACAAAGTTACTAAACAATATGGACGAATCAAAACTATTTGTATGGAATTATAGAATTTCTAACTTAGGACTTAGCTGTGATTAATCCATCTAATCTATTACCAGCTTCGTCGACAATAGAATAGTCACAGCTCCAACATGTATTACCAAAGTTCTTGTGAATCCATTCTGAACTACCGAATAAAGAGCCTACTGATTTATAAGTAAACCTCCTACCATAAGTAGTTGCGGACTGATGTAAATCGCCCTTTACAAAGACTACATTGCCTTTAATTCCTTTGTTATCAATATACTCATTGATAAAGTTCTCTGTCTTGACATCTAATGTCAGAGGAAGGTTCTTGAACATATCCTTGTTATCCTTACCATGACATAGAATATAGGTTGTAGTTCCTAATATAAACTCACCAATAAACTTGTCAAATATTGTAGCTTCAATATCCATACTTTGTAAGATATATTGAAGTGCAACATTAGCAGAATATCCAAAATCTCCATCATGGTTAGATTCTCCTACACAGTAATACGATAAGCCACCACAAGGTAGCTCTTCTACTATAGAAGTCATAAACTTAGTCATTACTTCTATAAAGCACTTTAACTGTTCCTTATTGTTCATATTCTGAGCTAGTTGATGACCACCTCTTGTAGTTTGACCATCATATCCATCTAAGGAATCTCCTAGATTACACACAATTATGTTAGTGAAGTTACCAAACATTAAAGATTCTCTCTTTAACTGGTCTACCAACTTACTAAGTCTAGCTTCAACTTCCTCTTGGTCATAATCATTAGCATAGATAGAATATCCAGACACAGATGCACCAATATGCATATCTGATAACCAAATAATCAAATCTCTATCTTCCCTGCCTTTAACAACAGGAGTAAACTTGGGCAGATTTGATACATCAATACCTTCCAACATTCCAGACATATCCTGGAGTTGTTCTTTAAGGTCTTGATTCTCTTTCATGTACTTCCTAAGCTGGGACTCAGTATGCTTAATCTTCTCAGCCTCATAGCTTCTTAAGAAGTCATTCTCTTTCTCCCTAAACTGCATTTCTAACAGCTTATCCTTCTCATTCTCTTCAATCACATGAGGAGCAAAAGGAGCTGATGCCTTAGTAATGCTAAATGCTCTAAGTATTCTCTTAAAGTCAGCGAGAGAATAATCTGGGAAGAATCTTGATACCTCCCTTTGTGTAATACCACTACCATAGTTAGAATACAATCTATAAACCATGTTCATTTCATCTCTATTGAATGAACCCAGTATAGGTTGTTTATCTCTTACATAGATAGTGAATAGATATTTAACTATTTTACCTTCGTCATCCCTTTCAATAGTAACCTTAGATGTATCGTCCGAATCTAATTCAGAGTCACTATAAACAACTTCATTCCCGAATAAATCTGGAGTAGATTCTTTCTTAGAAGTTCTTAGTCTTGGTCTAGCATCAATTTGCTTGAACAAATCCATAATGATATTATAATCCTCATCAGAGATTGTTCCAGCTTCTTTAGCTTGTTCTACAGCTTTCCTCTTCATACAGAAGTAGCTGGTAGGTAGACCTATCTTCTCAGAATAAGCATTCATGCTGATGTTATCTGCAATTACCGTTTTAAGGTGATTAGTAAGTTTAATAATAGTTTGTTCCTTCATCGTTAGATGTTTAAAATTAGATAGCAGTTACGCCTTTAAAATACATCATCTTGGTAGTTGGCAATCTATTACAAAAAAAAATAAGGGACTACCTTATTTTCATAAGATAATCCCTTTGATATTTAAAGTTGTAGAAGTCTATTAGGCTTCAACTCCAAAGCAGATGTAAGTTCCTTGTTTAGCACTCTTAGAAGGAGTGTACTTAACTTCAAATGCGCCAACTTCACCCTCAACTACATCCTTGATGTACTTGCAGAAGATGTCGCCTTTGTAATCTTTCTTAGTGTACAACTCTTTGGCTACTTCCTTAGCTTTGTTCTTTGTCTCGAAGTTAGTGAATAGAATTTCACCAGTTGCAGGGTTGATACCTTGATAACCAGTTTTATACTTTCTCTTACCCTTCTCGTTCTTAATATCCTTTACGGTATAAGGACGCTCACGTGTATCAGCAGAACCTGCTTCAAATGTGATAGAACAACCAATACCAGCAGCATACTTAGTGTGCTTTGCTAGGTACTCTGCACAGAACTCTTTCAACGCTTTCTCAGCGATTGGTTTACCAGCAGTCTTCCATGCCTGAGTTGCGTCACGGATTACTTGGAATGGTGCTTCTGCGATAGCTTCTTGTTTAGTGAAACCTTTTACTTCTACTTTCTTAAAATTCATTGCTTGCATAATTCAAAATTGTTTAAACATTATTTCATACGTCTAATCTTGTAACTTTCTATAGTACGAAGATACTACTTTAAATCAGTTTGACCAAGTAGTCTTAGTATTAAATAATCTAAAATTTGAATTATCATCTCTATACTTCCTTCGGAAATCGTGATACAAAGATACTACATTTCTTTTATCTCAACAATCAGTTTGACTTAAAAAGTGTTAATTGGCAGTATGAGATAAAATTGACCTAACTGTTGCATTATTGGTCATTGTAGTTAGAGTGTCATAACTCTCTTCGTAGAACAAATCCTCTCCATTCCTGGACGCAATATCTACATTCTGTAAGATTTGTTGGAACCTCCATTGGGGAAACTTCTCCACCAACTCGGATAAAATCTCAACAATCCTCTGATTTGATTCATACCTCTTAGCAACCTTATCGCCCCAAGATATTCTTACTTCTTCGGTCATTAGAAAGGTAAATAAGTGTGTAGAATTTCCTTAATCTTCTTAACCATTTCCTTAGATGATTTCATATCAAAGGTTAGGAACTCATTACAGTGCTTCATCATGTCTGTACAGACAACAGATAACCCTCTAATGAATTTTAAGTCATGTTGTGACTCCTCTCCATCAATAATCTTCATTATTACGAGATAACAAGTTGCATCGGGATTCTTAATCCTTGCTTGCTTAGTAAGGAAACAAATAAGGGATATGAGTGCAAACTTGCTCCCAATATCACAATTTAAGTTACCTAAACTATAATACTCTCTGTAATAATTTTCAAGGTCTTGGTAAGATGGTTCCCATGCTTCCATAAGAAAAGATTCAATCATATAGTTCGCAATATGCCACCCTTTGTAGCAAATCTTTAAATTCTAAGAAACCTTTACGAATCTCACCATTAGTTACTCTAAATACTCCAGCTCTATAGTCTGGAACAGTACATACTAATAGCATATTCGCCATCAGACTAGAAGGCTTTATATTGTACTGCTTCTGTACGTAAGAACGTAGCATCCACGCATACATTGCCATCTGTCTATTGTAATGGTATTTCTTAAATGAATCACCAAAGTCAATCAACCAATGCCCAGTAGTCTTAAGGTCATTAAGAACTACTTCATTAGTTTCAATATCAATGGTGAAATTATCTAGCTTACCTTTAAGTTTAAGGATTGTCTCCTTACCCTCATGTTCAGCCTTCACATCCATAAATAGAGCTGCTTCATTCATGGAGATAGGCTCCTCGAATACTCCTTTTGGATGTAATAAATCCTGTACCTCTTTATTAGCCTCAACAGATGCTAAACAAAGCTGTAACTTCTCTCTTGACTTAGGGTCTAGATAGATTGGCTCAATCTCTGAGTTATTATGCTCAGATTCCCAATCCCTTCTATCCCACCAATAGTTGATGCATTTGTCTTTAACATTCTCAATCTTAATACTATCCATTTTGCCTTTATAGTAGTCGATTTTGTTAGATGCAGCTATAATATCATCATCTGATACAACACCCTTATTACTAAGGAATGTCTTGTATAGTTCATCTGCCATAGCTCCCATCTTAGCGGTAGGTCTATTAACATTATCAGCTACTTTAAATTCTCCTGGCTGTAGTACTAATTCATGGACTGCTGAGCCAAACACAAGAGAGTCAGAATACTTAGGGTGTTTACTTAGTCCTTCCTTATAAATCTGTGGACTTCCGTCTTGAGCTGGATTAATTAATGCAAGCGTTGAGTTGCTTATATATCCTGCCCACTTTTCACTAAAGTATTCTTCGTCACTCATCTCAATGAGTTGTATAGTGTCAAAGAGTGGAATCAGTTTAACATTTCTATGCATACTTCTTCATAAACAGATATGAGTCAATTATCTCATCCTTATTTAGTGAGAATACTTTGAACATAGGAAAGTCTACTGTCTTCTCTGTGTGGAACAATAGTGCTGGTAATCCAGAACTCTGACACTTTAGCACATTGGACAGTGAATCATCAATAAAAATATCCACCCTACCTTTAATCATATCAGCCTTATTACCCTGCTGATAAGTCATTTGATAGACTGGTCTGTCAGGGAACCCATTACGTCTTAGCCATTCCTTAGTCCATGCTTTATTGTTTACTCGCTTAGTGCAGTACAATTCGGGTATGAAGTCAGGTCTATTCTTAACCTCAAGGTTCAACCAAAAATCTCTGTCTTTACTTAAAATCTGCTGTACATTACGTGTTATGATATGGTCTTCTAACATTTTAGGGTTATTGTCTGTATCAAAATACTTACAATATGCTCCCCAAAAGTCTGCAAGACAATCGTCAATATCAAGCCCTATTCTTAAACCTATGTTCATTGTTAATCTCCTTTTAATGACTTAGAATTCTTCTATGTCATAGATGTTTCCAATTACTATATCTGCTTGAGTGTTTAGAATAGTGATTAAATCCTCCCAATCGGATGGAATATCAATATCCTCATAATCTTCTGTAAAAGCATTAATAAACTTCTGCTGAGCATCAGAGAAGTTCCTTGCACGCACCTTCTCAATCCAGCAATGACCATCCCCATAACATGGGAGTAGGTAAGTTGTCATCGAATGTTATGCTTAATTTTAAGTTTTCTTTTATCTTCATCTGTGAGTATAGTCTTTCCTCTACCTACGTGCCACTTATGACATACGCTACACTTATAAGCCTGTCTTTTATGTATAGTCTTATCCTGCACATTGATAACCATAGCAGCATGGATAGCTTCCTTCTCGGTTTCATATGTAGTCTTATTCCTATACACTGGTTCCTTAGTTTCTGGGCTAATATAGAATAAGGTTTGGTGCTCACCCATATTAACACTGGCTACAATAGGAGGTAGTTCAACTAGCTTTAGTATATAACGCTTATCATCGTCAGTGGCTACAAATAGTTTACCATCTTCCCTAGAGATAGATTGTATTCTATCTGTATTGAAAGGGAATAGACTCTTCACATATGCTAACAAACTCACATCAGTTGTTGTCATACGTGAATAACTTTTATAGGTGTCAGATTAAAAGAACTCGGAGTTATTTGTACCTTATCCTTAGTAAGAATTACATTCTTACTTAACGACTCAGGTGGATAGAGATGTGTTTTTATCTTAGAAGTCTTCAGATACTCTACAAAGTGTGCTCCAAATGCAGCATTCTTTATATCGTGTTTCTGAATTATTTCCTCTAAGTATTCAAACACACCAGGTTCAATACCCTTATTGCTTCTACCAGAAGGCATTAAAGGTAACAATACATGATAGTAAATACTATCACCATATCTAACTACAGTATCATAGAACTCGTCTACAGAAACCTTATCAGATATAATGTGATGAATATTTACATTCGTATTACCCCACGTTAGTAACTTATTAATAGCTCTATGTGCTTGGAGTCTTATACTAGGATTACCTAGGCTAACTGCAACTCCACCAACATACTCTTTAGTATAGGCAAGGATTTCTCCTCCCTTAACATTGTCTCTAGCTATAATAAGACCATTAGTGGTGTAATTAGGAACTACTCCAGTATTATATACTGTTTCGAGGAACTCACAGAAGTCTGGATGCATAGTTGGCTCTCCAGTAGAACCAATAGCAATTTGGAATGGCTTACTTGTGTATAGCACTCCATCCTTTAACTCGGATTGATATAAACGCATCCATTTCTTCCATGTCTCACAGATGTCAGGGTAGTTAATACCACCATGTCCTGCTGATACATAACAGAAGTCACACTCAGCATTACATACAGTATTAATACCAACATCATAGAACTCAGCCATATCAGGAGGTAATTCCTTAGCTACCCCAGTACCTACTCGGATAGTCTTTAGATTTGCCCATATAGCCTTATAATTATGTGCAGGGAACTCTCTTACCTTAGTTCCCCAGCTTGTCCAATCTTTCATTCGTATTCTATTGTATAATTATCTTTAAAGTACTTGTCAAGAATTGCTTCTAATCCCGCCTTGTAGAACTCTGTCGGAGAATCACCGTAGGGAAGCCATAATGTTATAGCATTCTCCTCCATGTGTAGGGTAGGTTCCATTTCAGAATCATACCCTGGTAACAGGGGCTCTAACAGTTCATAAATTCCTACCAAATCATCCCCACTGATGGTGCAGAATATCTCCGAAGAGCTATTAGTAATTACATCAGAGAATGACTGAATATTAATTCTTAGTTGTAGCACGCTTCAATACAGAATAAGTCATTTATTTTGTTCAATATGGCAACATCGACTGAACTTGCTTCACCTTTAGGAATTATAGACACCTCAGTAGTTGGATATCTCCAATCACTATCAAAGTTCCTAACATATTCCTCAATGGTGGGCACTACATCACCTACTAGACCAGTCTTAACTAATTCAGCATATGCTTCAGAATCACTGATAAACCATCCAGAGTCATCTTTGCGACTTCTGATTTCTTCAATCATACCTAGGTATTCCTCATCAATATCGGACTTACCAAGGATGTCTTCGAAGTAGGACTCAAGCATATCCTCATAGTTAATACTAACGGTGAATAAGTCGTCACAGGACTTATCTGAACCACCAATCTTTAAAATTACATTGATAATATCTCTTACTGCATCTACAGTGTATTGAGTAGCCTCTTGATAGACTTCCATACTACTGTTAGTTACTACGTCATTCAAAGATTGTAGTCTAAATTTCATCCTAAATGCACATTCCAGCCATTAAATAAATTGTTAATCTTATCCCAAGTATCATAAGGGATACTGTTGTCGTCATAACTTACAACCAATACTTTACCATCCAGCCTTCTCACATCATAACGCTTACCGATGTTCCATACTGTAGGTTCAGGACCATTATAGTTCTCTAGGAACTCTTTCGCAATGTCATAAAGAGGTTCTTTAAGAATGTAGTTATTCTTGAGTAGGGTACGCCAATTCATACCACCAACAGTCTCTTCTCCTTCCTCTTCGAGAGTCTGGTTAATAAGTTCACCAACTCTACCCCAATTGTTATTCAGATATTCCACAAAAGCATCATGGATAGGTTCTTTGTACTTATTACTATAGGCATAGGTTTTATGTTTATCATCCATATCAATAACTTGATATGGTTGAAATAAGAACTCCATTCGTAAGTCAAGGACATCTTTCTCATCCTCAGGGTCCATAAACCATCCTTCAGCTATACTGAAGATAGAACCTGGATAGCTCCAGTCCTCCTCAATTTCACCACTGCGAACTTTCTTACGCCATTCACGAAAGTCCTTTAATGAAAAAACCTCCGGATAACTAAACCCAGAGGTGAATGTGTGAAGCATAGTATCGACCTCTTCACACGTCTTTCCAGTGTCTAAGATAAACACCTCAGACGAACTATTAGTAATAATATCACTAACAGTTTGTACCGGTATAACTAATATATTCATAATTAATTCTTCCTTATTAAATTATAAAAGAATTCTTTGGACATCATAACATACTGTCCATCAGAAGCCATATTGACCTCTTTGTCAATTTGTTTATTCCATACTATCACTAATGGTCTATCTTTACGAGGACACGATTTAATGATTTCTGAAATCGAAGGAGTATTCTTGGTACATTTACACTGTACATAACAAGGTAAGTGGTCTATAGTCTCTGCTATATCAATCTTGTCATTATCTAAGTTCTTAGATTCTGACCTAGCTGACTTTAGTCCAGCATACCCTAGTTCTGTAAGCTCCTTAATAATCTTCAACTCATAATTGTTTCCTTTACGTCTGGCATATGCACCATTACGTTTCTTCTTAGGTTTCTCTGCTACTTCTTCTGGCATATTCTATTAATTCTAAAGTTTTCTCTCGTCCATACATCTTATGAAAGTCTGATATATCTTTGGCTCCATAACTACGAGGAATCCACATACATTCTACATCAAATGACTTTCTAATCTTATTCATGTTATGAAGACCAGTTAAGTCATTGTCATAGAATACAATAATCCTCTTAAATCTACTCTTCAATTTAGAGAATTGACTTTCAGTTAGGAATAGATTCTCAGAATTTGGAGCAATAGCTGTAATTCCAAGAGAATATAATGTCATTACATCCTTTAGACTCTTAGTTATTACTAAGACATCATCTTCTTTAGGAAGTTGTTTAGCACCCTGTAAGAGGAAAGATTTCCAGTTAGATAGAAACCTCAATTCATGCTTCTTATTAAAAGGGAAGTAGATTCTCCACAATTCTGTTTCGTTCTCATTCTTACCCCTATAATATCCAAATATCGGACAACTCTTAGTAGATGTTGTAAAGAAATTGCCATTTAGAAATACGGTCTTACAAGAGAAGACCCTAAATTTCTTTAGAATCTTCTCTGTAATACCAAATTGCATCCACCATTCAAGTTCTTCTTTAGAGAACTCTTGAATTTCTACCTGTATATTAGCTTCCTTACACTCTTTGAGTTCATTCGTACTAATAGTAACAGGTTTAGGATCCTTTTTAAGTTTAGGATGTTTAATGTAACCAAAGTCATTGGCAATCATTCTTAGTGCTTTATAATAGGTTAGTCCATACTTGTACATAACCACACTAATAAAATTACCATAGAATGCACCACTAAAATCCTTCAAGACAATATCTCCACTCTTATTCCTGTAAAAGGAACAAGTGGGATTATTGTCTGCTCTCAAAGGTGATTTAAACAAACCCTTCTTAACTGGTATGCCTAAATAATATTCGAGATATGTTTCTTGAGATGCTCTGTCTAATAAATATTGTTTAGTAATCGTAGGTTCAAATTCAAGTTTCATATTAATTCATATGGTTTGTATTAGAACCACAAAGTTACTAACTATTTATTATACTTCAAAATCCAAGTCTTCGTTACCTGCTGCTGTATCGTCAGTAGCATCTACATCATCTTTAACAGCTGTAGGTTTAGCGTTCTTCTGCTCGTTCATCTTCCTAACCTCATAGTCAGAGAATGCTACAGTATCACCCAACCAGTTGTTGTTGATATAAGCATCACCTTCCTTGTTAATACCAACGAAGCTAGGCAAAGATGCAAAACCCTTGCTATTTCCAATTAACTTCAACTTAGTCTGTTTGTTTACAGCCTTAGCCAAAGCCTTATTCATGATTTCAATCAACTTTTCAAAATCGTCAGGTAATGTAAGACCAGAAACAGCCTTAACAAACTTCTCCATCATTTCAGGAGCAAGATTTGTCATTACATGAGATACAGTGAACTGAAGTTGTTCCAAAGCAGAAGGCAACTCCCACTTCTTACCACCAGTTTCACCAGTTACACGCTCATTACCACCGTCACCAGGACAGAAGATAAGAGGTTCAAAGATTCCTTCCTCGCCAGAGAACTTAATCTTCATTGCTTTCCACTCGTTACCTTCTTTGTTTGTGCCCTTAGCCAGCTCGATACCTTTGAACACTACATCATAGATACCCCATGCTTTCAGTCTTACTACTGCTGTACCTTTAACGTTATTCAGATTGAATGTCATTCCTGCCATAATATTAAAATTTAAATTTCAAATGATAAGTCGTCAATCTCGTATGCTTCATCATTATCTAGGCTTGTGTCCAATGGTAAATCCTCCACTGGGTTTTCATCTTCTTTAATTTTAATATTATTATCTTTTATTTCTTCTGACCTGTCCTTGTTACCAATTAACACGAACAAACCATCATGTCCTTTCCACGGAGTTACAGTGAATGTATCTCCATATTTGGACAATAAGTCGTTTGCATTGCCTCTACAACTTACTGTAAGGCTCTTAGTTAATTTGTTACCAGACTTGGTCTTCCAGGCTGTATCAGTTCCTATAATAGGGAACATCAATCCACCCTTCTCAATAGGCTGATACTTAATATCTAACCTATTCTCCCATTCTACACCCATTAAGGATGCAGCCGCCCTATTAAGGACATATTTGTTAGACTCCAAGGTAATCTGAGGTTCAGCAGAATCCTCTGCTTCCTCAGCCTTAGTGCTTGTCTTCTGAGCTTTCTCTTTAACTTGCTCCTGCTTTAGAAGTACACACTCCTTAGTATCAGGATTATAGTCAAAGGTAATCATCATTTTTATAATCATTCCTCGTCGTTGTTATAAGCATCAATTACCTTAATAATCTCGTTCAAGTCATTGTCAATTAACAAATCATCGAACATACCCATCGGAGTCTTTGCTACACACTCTCCGTCAGTATTAGTAAGGAATTTATACTCCATTCTGCCAGAATCACCTTCTTGTACCTTAGTAAAGAATACATAGGTGAATAGACCTTCCAGAGTAACTTTCTCTGCCAATAACTTACCAATAGTCTTGATTGAATATTTAGGATTCATGGCATCACCGACATTCTCACTGTGAGTAAGGAATATCATTTTGCAATCATCCCTCATAGATTCTGAATACCTAAGTACTTCCATAGCGTGCTGAGCTAACTCAGTAAACTTAGTATAACCTACTTCGGTTGCTCTATCAACAAACTCATAACTCAACATATACTGCCAGTCATCAATGATAACCTGCTTAATATGAGGCATCTTTAGATTAACAATCTTCAAGATGTTAATGATTTTGTCATATTTAGAACTAACATAGTAGTTACCAACCCATTCAGAGCCCTCCTTCTTAATCTCTTTATATTTCTTCTTATATCCTTTAAAAGGCAAAGGTTTCATTTATGTATATGCTTTTAAAGTACATATCAAGTACACATATACCCCACACTTTCATGTGAGATTAGACTATATCTTTTTAGTAAAATATTTACCTATACACATTCTACGAGTTCCTTTTTGTGTAAATTCAGAAAGTTTTAAATAAGCCCTTAATGTACCTACCTTTATATTTTCTTCTCTTGCACATTCTCCTATTGAATTATAAATTGCTATTACATCTCCCGATTCTGAAATTCTAGCTACTGGTGTTTTTAAAGATGAGTTTTTACCTCTATTAGAAATAGTTTCATATTTATCAAAAGGTTCACCTTTAAATCTAAATACTAAACCACCAGTACTTTTTCTTATTCCATTACAAACATTTGATACTTTAGATGAAGATACATTATATACTTTTGAACATTCAATTTGGGACTTTAAGGTGTTTATTAATTGCCCATTTTTATCATAGACATCAATAGCCTTTTCAAATTGTGCTTTTTGTTCATCTGTAACTTTTCTTCCTAATTGACCATCACCACCTAGTGTGGCATTAGTTAAAATAAATCCTCCATCTTTATATTTTTGAATGTAATGGATTTCCATATTTTTTATTTCTTCTTCGGAATCTGAATCGTCTACAAATTCAATTTTAGGAACTATATTTTGACTTAATAATTTATTAATCCATCTATTCTTATAAGTATGATGCTGTGACATGTCATGTTTAGCCTCAGTTATATGATTACTAAGTCTTGCAGATAATGTTTTATTTGTCCATCCAATATATCTAATATATTTATTACTATCCGGACTCACAGTTGGGTCAACTAAACGGTAAATTTTGTACTTTTTCATAACACTATAAAATTTTTATAATGTTATAAAGGTACATACTAAATTTGGCATTTCCAAATTAAGGTGATAAAACTTAATTTGTACTCCACAACAACGTGGATAGTCGTTGAACTTTCTTCTATTTTACCCATAAATAGAAGCTTAGCTGCTGATTGCCCAATCCTTTTAATTTTCAAACATTCAAGCTTGCTGTTACCAGCTACTTTGTAGTTTAAAAGGCTCTAAGGGGATTCCAGCAATTAACCAAATACTGGCAACCTATTCACCAGTAGTAGAAATCAAGAAGGTTTCTTCTGGGTTTAAATTTCTTAAACAAGTACTCTTACCAGTACCACTCTCACCAACAATCGCAATAGTTTCTGCTGCCATTTACTATAGAACTAAAGTCATTTTTGAACTAGAATCTTGTTGTTCTTCTTGAGTAATCTCTTGGTATGAATCTTCTAATGAATCAGTAATTAACCAATCAGGGGTTAAATACTTCTCATAGTTTGTAATCTTGGTTGCAATCGGAAGTTCTCTAAACAAGCCAGTCTTACCATAGAATCCGAGACCTACAGCAATGTCTGCTGCACCCCATCTATTCTTTAATACTACTGCACTTCTAAAGTTCTCTCCAATTTGTTTTATGTCATATCCTCTATATGAAGACATCTTCTCTCTAAAAGGATAAAATAATGCTAATACTATGTTGGCATCCTCTGCTGGATTACCAGTTCCCTTTAAATCGTCTAACTGAAGTTCTTGGAAGTTTAACTTCCTTCTCTCCACATTAGAGGAACCTCTATTTACCTGCATTACCACCACGGGACTAATCTTACACTTATTTCTAAATGAAACTAGTGAAGACGACATAGCATCCATCTCATCCTTCTTAGTATTACCAATAGAAGGTCTAGCTAAACCAATATGGTCTAGAATAACTAATATGATGTGATTGGGTCTAAACAGAGTATATGTATCACCCTGGAATTTACCAAACTGCTTTAGGGATTCCATAAGGAAGTCTACCATGCGCTGGTTATTCAAAGGCTTATCATATATTATCATGTGAGATTCAATCTTCTCAAGCATCTCTAAGGATTGACATACTAATTCATAGTCCATATCGGACAGAGTTGTGTCTTTACTTCTAGAAAGTAGTTCTTTAAAGGATAATTCAACACCAAATGTTTCATATATATAGATAGATAGAATCTTGCCAAGCAGTTGCTCAGCAGTCATTTCTAAACTGAAATATATAATATGAAAATCTGGATTGTCAATATTCTCCATTATAGGCTTATAGATGAATGAATGTAATGCAAAAGAAGTCTTACCAGAGCCAGTACCACCAGCTATTAAGTAATATGTCTCTTGTGCTACACCATCCACAAATCTCTCTAGTTTAGGAAGACCCATTGATAAGGCATGATTCTCTCCTTTCCTACCTCTATCAATTAACTCCTTTAAATTCTTAGTTATCCTACCCATTAAATACTCTTGATAGTATCAAACCTCATAGTCCCATCTCCGTTCTTAAGCTCTGCAATATTCTGCCAGATTTTACTTATCATAAAGTCAGCAATATTCATGTTAAGAAGATTACAGTTGTTATCCTTAGCCCACCTAATGAGTTCCAATACTTCATTGTGCTTATCCTGCTTCCAGCCTATAGATTTACCATAGGCATAATAGAACTCTTCTTCTGTACTAAATTTCTTAGCCCAGTTGTTTAACGGAACTTCAACTCCATTAATTAGTCCATTGTGAGGATAAGTCATTAAGAACTCTGCGCCTAAATCACCACTAAACTTCCTATAATTATTAAGAAAGTTCTGATTGAATATAACACATTCAGGGTCAAACTTCTGACCCTTATCAGGGACCTTATACTGCTTAGTAATGATTCCCTTAGCCTGGAGACTTAATAGTAAATCTCTAAGATTGGTTCTAGTTACAGGCATAGTAAAATACTTAACTAGATATTCTTTATGCCCTTCTTCTATGCTAGCTAGAAATAATAAATCAATTAATAAGACCTCTTCTGCTGTTAGTCTATACTTCTCCATCATTACTAATTGATTGTCTACTGTTAAACTTAGTTTTTCCAATTAAATAAATCATTAGCCAATAACTAACAATCTACTAACTGTAAAGTGTTTATTCTGATTTCTCAGCGTTGTCAATTACATACGGGTTCAAGAACTCTCTCATTAACTCCAAGTAACGTCTGCAATGTTTGTCCCTATCAATGGGCTTCCCATTCACTGACACATATTCCTTAGTTTTAAATAATAAGAGTAGCTCTAACATTCTCTCTGTTGTCATCTTATTAACGTGTTAAGAGTACAAAGATACTAAAAATCTCTTAAATTACCAAATGAATCTACACGAACTTTAAGCTACGTAATAGCTTAATACAGTCTATGCTCTTGCCTTGAAAGTCCGCTGTTACGATTCTGATGTATCTGCCAGCTGCACATAGTTCCAATAGATGTAGGAACTGTATAGCATCAACTTTAACATCTTTAACATCAACTGCATTGTTGGACTGTTCGTAATAGGTTACATTGAACATTAGAATCTAAACATCATTTTAGTTTGCTTCTTCTTCTTAGGATTAAATGGTCTTCCCTCAAGGACATCTATAAGATTTTCCTCACTAATAGGGATATATCTTCCAGTACTGGTAGACTTCCTAAACCATTCCTCCTCTACAGTTCCCTTAAGAACTAAAGTGAAGACTTCAGCAACTTTGCCCTCCTTCTGACGGATAACTCGACCCACTCTCTGTTTCTTAGTAGTAGAACTACTATTAAAGCCCAATATAACTGATACACTGATGTCGGGACAATTAAACCCTTCATTCAGTTTCATAACAGTATTCAGTACGCCACCATCCTGCTGTATAAACTCTTGTAAGCTCATCCTGCCCTTCTTAACAGAATCCTTACCAGAATATACAGCACCATACTTAATCTTCTCAGCCATAGCTATAGTAGCACTAAAAGTTATACACTTCTTGTCTTGTCTATGCTCTAGAATTAAGTTGGTAAGTTCAATCTTCTTAGGATGATTATATATGTATTTCTTACGAGCCTGTAAGGTTCTACTAAAGCCCATAGCATGAACTAAAATCTGCTTATTAACAGTTTTAAAATCCTCACTCTGGTCTTCTCTACACCTCTCTTTAGCTAACTCAGACCTTCTCTTCCAATCAGTTGCACACTTCATAGCAAGGTTAAAGTCATAGTTAAAGAATGAGAAATGCTCATAGAACTCCTTGTTGACCTCTCTATAGACATCAATGTCCTCTGGCTCAATAAGTACCTCATATTCTCGATAATCAGCGAGCCATTTATTCTCTATGGCTTCTTCTACAGAAATGGTATCCACAATAGGACACTTCTTACTTATAATTTCATCTTTACCATCCAATCTCTCAAAGGTCGCAGTTAACCCTAAGATTACTGTGTATTGGATGTTTTTAAATATGTTCAGTAGTGTGGGTGCGCCTACTTTATGAATTTCATCAATTACAAGTAAAGTACAACTATACTTATTAACTGATGTATCATTCATGGTCTTAACTGAGCACTGTTGGAATAGGTTCCAGTCAATTAGTTCCTGATTCCATTGTCTTTGAATAGGTTCACTTGGGACAACTATAATAACAGACTTAGTTGGATTCTTCTTAAGAAATCTACTTATAGCCATTAGTCCGCCTCTAGTTTTACCTACTCCAGTAGCCCAATTCAAGGTCCCACACAACTTGTTATCTACCCATCGTTGAACACCTTGTTCTTGGCGTTCAGTTCTACTTAGATTTCCAAACAAGTCTGCCATATACTATCAATTTTACCCTTGAATTTACTCTTTAATTCTATTGATAGTTATGTAAACAAAACTCCTATAATGAGTGAGTAAAACTCAGGAGTATATATGTAGAACCAATATAGATGAGTGTGAGCATTAAAGAGTATATCCTTTAGCTTCACAAACCTTCTTAATTTGGTTCTTACGAGTCTCCCACTGGTTGATGTGGAACTTAACCTCATCCTCCAAAGAGAATAGGATTCTGTTCCTCAATGTTTCCAGTTGAGAAGTAGTAAGTTCAGAGTATTTCTTACTCTTAAGGTTTACCATAGCACGCAGTTGAGTGAATGATAGACCTTTCGGTGTCATATACAGGTTTGCAGTAGGGTTAAGACCGAGACGTTCTTTGGCTACTTCAGCTTTCTCACGATACTCACCGTTAGCCGTCTTCTCAGTCAAGTCTTTAGATTCCTGCTGCGTAAACCATAGACCTTGTTTTAAGATAAATGTTAATGTAATGTGCTGCTTGTTAAATTTGCCCAACTTATCAAGACAGCCTTCAAGAACTAGTTCAATAGGAAGTCTCGCGAACTCCACAGGACAGTCCCCAACCAAAGCCTCAGAGATGAATGTTTCCTTGGTATCAATACCTTTGTTGTTATCAAGGAACACTCTCAACGAGGGTAAGAACGTAAATCTTGGAATACCTCTATCTTGCTCTAACCAGCGAAGGAATAACTCAGTATTACATCTTTCTCTTTGGTCTTTAATAATGTCCAACAGAACATATCGACCCGGATGTTCTTTGCTGTCATTGTACAGCATTGACTCACAATGGTTATAGAACGTTCTTAGTTCTTTATCAGAACAATCAACAAGTCTCTTTTCCTCTTGTACGAGTTGTCCATTTACTTCGACCTTGCGACCTTTCCATACGAAAGTGTTAATGTCATTATTCTTCTTAGCAATAGCGGCAGCCAATTTTTCCTTCATCATATTGTTATTCTATATTATGTCTTTATCATATAAAATAATCTCTTTATTCAAATTCATCTTTTTATTACAGTATTAGATCTGATTCTGCTGGCTTCTCATAAACAAAGTCTATAAAATAAACTCCAGTAAAGCGGTAAGGTACTTTCTGACCTATTGTAGAGTCATACCAAGTATCCTCACCAGCTATTACTTCATTATACTTTAAAAACCCTACATCACCTATCTTGAGAACCGGAGATTCCCACCTAGGTAATCGGGTTACCATTTCATAAGTCCCATTAGCTAAATTTTGGAAGACATAGATTATATAACCACCCACATCTTCTCGTAAGGTTATCAACTTGGCATGGATTGTTTCCATTTACAGATACATTACTCCTACTCGTTCGTCGTAAGGAATGTTATCAGTAGCAGTCTCTACAGCCAACCATTCACACTCCTCAATTGGATAACCATATTCCTTGGCATCCATTTCAGAGATTTCCTGAGCATAGAGTTCAGCTTCCAATAAGGATTCAAAGTTACCAGTTTCCTGGTAGTCTAACCTTCCCCTACGTCCAGAGTAGATGTTACATTCTATCATAATGATAAGAATTAATAATTAATCTTCCTTATCTTTGTATTTCCTACAACCATATTTGGCATAATCACAAGCCGTGCCCTCTTGACCTTTGAAACAGGGGTATTTAGCACACTCCTTGCACGTACGCTCTGGATGTTGATATCTAACTCCATCCTTGTCTTTATCGAAGGAACTACTTAGTTGCTTTGCCATTGAATACCTAAGTCTAAGTATGAATTGGCAGACTCTTTAGCTATACCAGATAAATACGACTATACTAACCTCTTAAATGGGATTATAATTTTGTCCTCGACCCATTGTGCAAAGTTCTTATGATTACAGCCGAGTGCAAACATAACTACATAAATAGCTATCTTAGGCACTCCGAATGCTGAAAGAAGAACACATATAACAACGGCAGCTATTAAAGCTATAAGGTTCTTACCCTTAAAAATGTCTGTGAAATTCATACTTGTCATTTTAACAGTTTAATAATCTTGTTTGATATCCAATCTAAATTCACCATTACGTTCAGTATTAGTAATACTAGTAGGAGGTCTGGGATAGTAAATAAAAATTGTATAACGGCTATGAACGATAAGACCATTACTCCTACTGTAAACTTCACTTTAGTAATAATGTTATTAGAAGGACCACACTAACAGTAACTCCACCAACTGTTAAGCTCTTATAGAGTTTCTTCTTGGATTCGAGTTTATCAATCTCTTTAAGCTGACCCTGTATTACTTGCTCAGAGACTTGTGCATGAAGCATGAGTCTATTAATCTGTGCATTTCTAACTGAATCAGTTCTTTCATAAGAGTTAATCAAGCCCTCATAAGATGTTAATTGCTTTTTAAGCTCTGGAATCTCCAGTTTAAACTTCTTATGTTCCAAGAATATTAGATTGGTGGTCTTTAGCTGTTGAGGTGTAATTACTACTAATGAATCATTTACCAACTTCGGATAGGTATTCTGTGAAGAACACCACATCATCGGCAATAGACTGATTAGTAATATCAGTAAGCTCTTTCTCATACCAATGTTCGATTACATCAACTTTAACTTTAGAGGAATCTATTACATTATGTAATGAATCTCTCTCAAGTTTGAGCAAACTTATTTCACTATTTAGAGAGTCAATACGATTGACTAATTCTTCATAGTTAGGTTGTGGTTCCTTATTTGGAGTTAACCACGTATATACTAGTATTCCTATAAAGCATAGTGCTACTAGCCACAGTAACTTCTTACTCACCAAGTACGTAGTTTACTGCTTCAGCCATCTTCTCCATTTCCTCATCAGATGCTTCTGTAAGGTATTTGAATGTAGTTTCGGCTTCTCCACTGAGAGTATCAATATAACCCTCAATTCTTTCACTTCTGTGATACTTCTCAGCATCTCTGTCATATCCAGCCAAATAACGACCTGGATTTACTTTGAAATACTCAGCTTCTTGTTGAAGCAATGCCTTAACCATTGTTTCATTAATCAGCCCAGCATCAACAGCATATAGTGCATGATTACGGTATTTCGTAGCTTTACCCTCAGCAATGGTCTTACCAAGAGTTTCATTGAACTCATCGTCAGGACGGCATACAGACACACCGATGGACAATACTTTCATGTCATTATCAATGGGTTCATCATCCTCTTCGATGTAAACTTCTGGCTCACCATGTAGGCTAACAGCAGCCATCACAAATTTACGTTCTTCACCAGTAAAGTCCTTAAAGCTGTCTACAATATATTCTACCTTCTTCATATTAAATGTAAATTATAAGATATTTCTAAAGCTAATCTCTGTAGTTCAATAATCTTATGCTTTACGAGATGGCTGCAAGCTATCGGGATTACGATAGAAGGCTAATATAGTGGACTGCTTACGCAACCATGAACCTTCTTCTCTAGCCATATCCAGAATAGTCCTACTAATAGACTCTTCTTCTACTTGTTCTTTAACGAGTCTTCCCTCGTCTTCATCCTCACCATTCAACCACTGGAATGTAGCCCAATCACCTTCTTTCTGAGCCTGGTCTACAATCTTATTGATACCCATAGTAGTTTCAATCTCCCTATCTACAGTAGCAGCGAAAGGCATAACTCTATCAATTATGTTCACCTTAATAGCTGGAACTGGTGGATATTGGAACAGAGCATCATTGGTAGTTAGATACTTATAAATCCACTCATGGTGGAGATACTCTTCAGCTGCCCTACCAAGCCAGTAGGTAGCTAATTTCGGTAATCCTTCTACATCGAAATAATTAGCAAAGGTTCTATACAGACTATGGTTAGCTAATTCAGCAGACATCTGCTTTACTAACATTTCTACCATAACACTTGACAATGTACACTTACGTCTACTTTCATCAATTACCTTCTCTGTATATCGCATTGTAGACATTGCATCTACGGTTTGAACACCCTGCTTAGTTTCTTTTTGTTCTGGATTTCCTTGTGCGTCTAGTACTCTCATCAGTAACTAATTTAAAGTTGTTTTGCATCAAGTAATCTAGAGGTGCTGATAGCCAAGTAATAAACTTAACTAATCTATAATCTTCCACCTTCTTACTAATAGTCTCTTTGACTATAGTTAAAGGTGTATCAGCTACATAAAACTGACTTCCTACACACTCCGCCCTGTCTTTCCATATCTTATACAAAGATACTTCATATAGGAACTTAGGGTATTCAGTTAGCTTATATTGCTTGTCTGAGTAGACGTTCTGGGTCGATCTCTTTACCATTCCAGAATGCTCTCACAATAGAGCTGTGTTCGCTCTTGTACTTACTCAACAGATAAGGTATATCTGTTTCTGGGCAGTCATGACGATAAGTTGTCTTATCCAATCCTTTGACATTGACAATAAGACGACCTACGAATCGTGATGTTCTTGCAGGAGGTGCCCAACGTGAATCAGGAGCTGGGAAACGACGTTGCTTCTTCCAAGCCTTACGTTCTTTCTCAGTCTTAGTCCACACAGATGGGTCACGAGGTGTTACAAATGGATTACGGATTCCTAACGCAACCATTTCTGCGTCATTGTTTACATCAACTCTCTTATCCTCTTCCTTCTTTTTCTCTTCTTTCTTCATTTTATTAACGAATTAGAGTTACACATTATAATTTAATTGTACTACCACAAATAGTACACTTGTAGATTTTGTTCTCTGCATCGTATAGAGTATGCGTTGTTGGTAAACCACACCTACCACAATCCAGTGTCTTTACTGACTGTACGCGTCTTGTGCCCTTCTTAGGAGCTTTCTTAATTGAAGCCATAATTATGATTTTAAAGATTTAGCTAGCTTAGAGTCAGCTACCATCTTCTCTACTAAAGAAGAATTTAGTAACTCTTCCAATCTCTTTACTTCTTCCTTATAATCTTGTACATACTCTTTAAGAGTACCAACATCTCGCTTGCTAGATATTCTGTGATGAATTACCTTTCTAATACAAGTTTCTAAAGGCATACCAAACCCAGCGTCCTTAAATTCCTGACGCTCTGGTTTACCTTTAGGTCTGACTGTGTATAGTAATTCTAAATCCCAGAAATGGTCACTCGCTCCAGATGTCATTCTAAAATCAGCTTCCTCGATAACCATACCTATTTTTACAGGTTAAATTGTTTCATTATCATGTCCATATGGGCATAATGTACATCTCTAAGAGTTCCCTTCTTGTACTCTAAATACTCCCTTGCACTCATAGGTTCTTGAGGTTTAGTTAACCGACAACACTCCCAATCAATAACTGCTTCTTCATAATTACATTCCCAAGCAGCTTTATGGTTTTGGATGTGATGTTTGTTGATAGCTCTATGTATCTTCTTGATTCTCTTAGTGCCTAACCAAGGGATAAGAATGTACATAAGAACTTTATCTAAATCATGAAACTTATACTTATAATAGCCAATATACTTCTTCTCAGTTCTGAGGAAGGCAGCATAATGTCTAAGAGTATATGGAATGTGTTTCCAAGAGTCTATAATATTCTGTATAATCATTGCAAGTTGTTCATTTCGACTACAATGTCATTGTTCACTTTCTTAATAGCCTGACTAAAATTATTCATTTTATCTTTCATCTTAGCTTTAAGTGCCACTATGGAAGCCTTCAGGTTATTAATCTCAGAATTTAGACTTGACTCCTTTTGTTGAAATTCCTTTTTCATTTCCACTCTAAATTTGAGGTGGTCTGGAAGGATTGAATAAAGGGAAATAAAGCTCTCTAAAACCTTTAACAACTCTTTATACTTAACAACTTTAGTAGTCTTATCTATTACTAGTACGTATGAATCACAATCGTTACCTGGTAAAACATTGATATACTTATCAGAGATAGTATTCTGCCTGCCAAGATGGTCACCCAGTCTAACTGTAATTGGAAATCCAGTCAACTGAAAATATTCTGAATTTGTGTCTCCAACCTGTTCTACTTGAGTAAATTCCTTCTTAGTTAGCCATGCCTTAACTTTACTTAGTCCTTTCACTTATTGACTTTTCAGTTACATTACCACGTATCTACAAAAAAATAAGGGTCAACCCATCTACATATGTAGACAGCATTGACCCCTAGTACTATTGTATGGAGTCGTTGGGAGCCAGAGACTCCAAGTAGCGATTTACTGCTTTCATTGCATTGTCAGGGATTCTTTGCACTTCTTCACTATGATTTACATAATGTAAAGTTGCACCTACGCCAAAGATGGCATAGCATTGGTTTGTTGAAGGAGTAAGTACGCACAACACTGCTGCTATTGCAGTAGGTATTACGAAGTGTTTCCTCTTTACACCAGATTTCTTTACACCTTTAGCCACACAAGTTCTCGTTCCGCACACATCGCACTGAGAACTACATACTGACATAAAGAATAAGATAACTGATACAATTAAACCAACAATTGAAAGAACCATTAACAATGTATGAACAGAGTCAGCAATACTACATAAGTATAATACCCAATATTCCATACTATTTGAAAATTTTGCTTATTTGATAAAACAATTCTCTAACAACCGTAACTATAGAAGTACCAGCTAAAATCAAACCCCAAGTCTCCATAGAGAGAGGTTCGGTTCTAAACATAGCACCACCATATTGAACGATTAAGAATTGACCGACGAGAATAACTAAAGCTATGCCAGCGAATGCTGGATTCTTTAGTAAGCCATCAAAGATACTTCTCCTTTGTCCGAACACTCTTGCATTAAACAGATTCCACCATTGTAACAACACAAATATTGTGAAGAACTCTGTTAGAGATACTGCTTTAGTATAGAGTAAAGTGACTAAGAATATGAAGAATATAATACCAACTCCAAAGATTTCACACCACATTTTCTTAGTGATAATGAATGCCTTAGGACTTCTTGGTTTATCCTTCATAACTGCATCATTGGCTGGTTCAGTTGCCAAAGCTAATGCAGCGAATGTATCCATGATTAAATTAACCCATAACATCTGAGTAACAGTGAAGGGTAGGTCTACTCCAATAAACGGACCAATACAAGCTATAAGAATAGCTACTACGTTAATGGTCAATTGGAATAGAATGAAGTGCTGTATGTTCTTATACAGACTTCTTCCCCACTTCACTCCTAAGATGATAGATGGGAATGAATTGTCGAGCAGGATAATGTCAGCAGCCTCTTTAGCTACATCAGTACCATTATTCATGGCTATACCTACTTCGGCATGGTTTAGGGCTGGGGCATCATTAGTTCCATCACCAGTCATAGCAACTACCTCTCCCATTTGCTGGAAGCGAGTTACCAGAGTTTGTTTGTCCTCTGGTTTAGTACGAGCAAACACATCTACTACTCGTAGAGGGTTTACCTGTTCTTTTATATCGCTGCCCAACATTGCTACGGGATGTTCACTTAATCCAGCCTGTCTCGCTATTTCAGTGGCTGTAGCTGGATTATCACCAGTAATGATTTTAACTTTGATACCAGCCTCTTTAGCAGCTTTAACTGCATCTGGTACATCCTCACGGATTGGGTCTTCAATAGCCATGAATCCGTTATAGGTGAAGCCATTCAGTTTCTGAGCATCTTCTAAAGTCATAGATTCTTTATAAGCAAAGCCTATAACTCGTCTACCTTTGTTCTGCTCTTCTACTTCTCCTTCAATGTCAGTAGCATTACACATACCTCTGACTACTTCAGGAGCACCCTTTACTAAGGATATAAAGGCATCACCTTGTTTAGTAATGGACATCATGAACTTAGTCTTACTTGAGAAATCCAGTCTGAATACTGGGGAGTTGTCTCTCCTTATATCATCAAGTAAGTCACCTGCATCCATATGCTTAATTATAGCACCTTCTGTAGGATTACCAATAGTCTTATCTCCATCTACATATGCTGTAGAATTTGCTAAGGTATTAATAGTGATATATGCCCTATTAGGCATTACCTCATTTACAACCTTCATCTTATTCTCTGTTAGAGTGCCCGTTTTATCGGTTAGAATAAGAGTAGTTGCTCCTAGAGTTTCACAAGCGTGCATCTTACGAACTAAGTTATTAGCCTTAGACATTCTCTTCATGGAGTATGCTAATGCTAAAGTAACTGCCATAGGTAATCCTTCTGGTACTGCAACTACAATTAATGCAACTGCAATCATTAAGAAGGATAACAAATCGTTAGTAATCTGCATCCAGTCTTGTCCTACATAAGCTTGTTCTATAAAGAAGTATCTTACCAATAAGGCAAGAATAAGGAAACCAGCAGCACCAAATGCAATCTTATTGATTAGGTCGGCTAAACCATTAAGCTGCTTGTTTAGTGGAGTCTCTGTATCAGTAATCTCAGCAGCTTTACGAGCTGTCTGCCCAAATGCAGTATTATCACCTACAGCATTAACTACACCTACTACAGAACCTTCTTCGATGATAGTTCCTTTCAGTAATAGCCATGATGGGTAAGTTGCATTCAGTTCACCTTCCTCTTTAGGTTGTTTAGTAACAGCCTTAGATTCTCCAGTTAAAACAGACTCATTGACTTTTAGATTGTGAGATTCATAAGCTGTAACATCAGCGGGGATTTCCTCGCCAGCTTCCAGCAATATTACATCATCAACAACCAAGTCCTTACGAGCTACTTGAGTTACTATACCGTTGCGCCTTACTTTGACAAGTGTATCATCGGAGCTTGTAGTTAGCACATCAAATTTCTTAGATGCACTATACTCATTTAGAAAACCAATAGTTACAGCTAATAGTATAGCAGCTATAATTCCTATGGGTTCAAGATACTCCGATTTAATAACCCCTAGTATCAGTGCAATAACTGCAGCAACACTTAATATTTGAATTAAGGGGTCTTTAAACTTTTCAAAGAAAAGTACATACCAAGGGTCTCTCTTAGGTGGGGTTAGTATATTAGAGCCATGACACTCTCTACTATGACTAACCTCAGCATCTGTCAAGCCCTTTAACAATTCTATATTCATCTTTAAGTTATTTAATTATTAAAAGGTGGACAGTCATGCCCACCTATGAGAAGTGTTTTTTAGTCTTCTTCAAAGAAGTCAGGGAAAGCTTCTACAAGGATACTCGGAACCTCATGTCCTTCTAGACCCCACTCATTGATAGATTCCAACAGTTCAGCTTCAGCGTCGTCGATGCCCGCATCCTCACTGATTTTATCAATCAGGAATTGGGCTTCCTCTTCATCAATCTGACCATCAGCCAGTAACCAAGCCATTACTGCCTCAGCGAAGAATGCATCAAATTCACAGGTAGTACAATCCTGGGAATCTTTCTTGTCCCACAGCATTTCTACTTCTTCCTTTGTTACCACTCCGTCCGCCATAACTTCTTTACGAAGTTCTTCTACGTTTACACTTTCTTTACACATAATTGTAAGTGTTTAATAATTAAATAAAATTGGGCAATACCCTTTCGATTTCTCCTATAGACTGCCAAGAGCCTGTGTTACCAAGAGCCTTGAACTTCCACTCTCCATCCTTACGATAAGCATATCCTAAGATGATAGCTTCACGACCAACGAATGTTGTATCAGAGTCTTTGCTATCATTGTCTAGGTTATACTTAGCCAACACATTAGGATTAGAGTTTGGACGGGTTACAGGACGCCCGTCAGCTGTTGTATAGATTCGTAATCCCATATAAGGAATCTTATCGAATCTTTGGTGACGATATGAATTGAGGATGAAAGCAACATACTCAACTTCAGGTCTGATTCTATCCAGTTCTACTGAGATAGTTTCATTATCCATTCCGTCGTCTCCGTTGGTATCACCTACTAAGTCATCACCAGAGTGATGGATAGCTCTGTCACTTGAGTCTTTATGACCAAAGTAGACAGTTTCAAGCTTACGCTTACTAGCATCCATAAGAACTACAGAAGCATCAAGGTCTACAGCCTCAGTACCTCCACCAAAACCCATGAAGCCACCAGATTTGATAGCTCCCCAGTTCGCACCAAAGAATACCTTAGATAACTTATTACCATTATCGTCCTTTGACAGATTGACTCTGCCACCCTTAGATAGATTTATCATAGCTTATAAATCCTTTGGACCAGCATCAATACCGTAACCAGCCAGAACGTCACACAACAGTACAGACTGATAGTTACCTTTACCTTCATTCACAGCCTGGAACTTCCAGCTACCATCCTTACGATACAATCTGCAGAATACCAATGCTCTATCCATAGAAGCATCTTCTTCCAAGTCATACTTAGCAAGGATGTTGTTGCCTTCTGCACCTTCATACAGGTTCACCTTAGCATTGTGAACCATACCGAAGTTCTGCTGACGGTTCTTAGCATCGTGAATGTTTACTAAGATAACAACTTCTTGCACCTCGGCAGGAACCTTAGTAGTGTCGATAGTGATAGTTTCATCATCACCGTCACCAGCACCAGTTCTGTTATCACCAGAATGCTTTACAGACTTAGAAGGGTCTTCCAAGTTACCATAGAACACCATGTTGTTATCACTGAGGACTTTACCATCAGCTTTCAACATCAATGCCATAGCATCCAAGTCAAATTCTTTACCAGGTTGTGCTGCGTCCCAGCCCAAACCAATTCTAAACACACTAGCTGTGGACTCCTTAGAAAGGTCAACGCGTCCACCTTTTTGCAAACTAATTGCCATAATGTAATTAAGTTATTAAAGTTAATTGAAGAATTAGTTCTCCAAACTCGGACGATTATACGCCCTTTCGTTTCCAGCTAAGATAGAGTTGAGGAGTTTCAATTCTCTCATCTACTGAGCTGTCCAAGACAAAACAATTAAATCCTAAATTAGTATAATACTCAGCTAAGTACTCTCCTAATTCAGGAATGTTCTCGTCCAGGTCGAATACCAAACTATATTCGTTTCTAGCAGATTTAGCTTGCATTAAGCTAGCTATTTCTTCTATACACTTCTTATGTAAGGTATCTCTATCAAGTTTTAATCCGTATTTAGTGATTGTATAAGCATCTAAGGCACTAAGTGGCTTAGGCTTGGGAAACCACTTATCCCTAAGCTTTACTAATTTATTCATAATAAATAACTTTAGATGTAGTCCTACTCAGAATCGAACTGAGACCTCCATATCCGTAGTATGGTATTCTATCCGTTAAACTATAGGACTAAAGAATAGAGGGTGTGCTGTTACGCCAAATGCTCTGACTGAGTTTCACTCTTATCTCGTTTACCTTCCTCAATCTATATAGGCAGTTTCAACATGAGTATTCTAACGACATTATTACATTCTTGATTCGAGGCTATCAGTAAAGGATGCTGCCCAATTACACTTCAATAGAAACCTACTCGCAACTCTTTAAATGATGGCTGCTTTTAAGCCCACATCCCCTCTATTATACTTTAATATTCAAATTCTCTAACACTCTCCTTATAGATACTTTCTAGTACTTCAAAAGCATTAAGCCTAGACTTCACATCTGTGTTCTCCCACCAGAAGTCTAAGCCTGCGTGTTGTACAGTTTTGGTAGCTTTAAGGAACTCTGGATTAAATTCTGGAATATTAGTGACTAAATCCTTATAAGAAGGATGTCCTTTCCTATTCTTCTCTTTAAAATCCAATCCTTTAGTTGCTGCCACTTTAAGACACCAACACATACCTGGGTAACATAGATGACTAGTTTCACTTATGTAGATGCTTTTAGCACTTATTATAACATCATATACTTTCATAATCTTTAATACGTTAAATTAGTATCCCCAGAAGGAATCGAACCTTCATTTAGAGTTTAGGAAACTCTTGTTCTGTCCATTGAACTATAGGGACATAAAAAATGCCACCTACTCTCACGAGCAAGTGACATACTACTTCTTCTTTCATTACTTCAACTTTATTGTGACCCCACAGGGATTCGAACCCTGGTCTACGGATTAAGAGTCCGCAGCTCTACCAACTAAGCTATAGGGTCAAATGGAGAGTCACCACTGTCCTCTCCGCGGTAGTTTATCTACATAATGTAGAAAGGTTTTAATACCTCGGCATGAAGGTATGCGCAAGTCCTACTTTACCTTAAACTCGAAGTGGTTATTTACCTCTATTAACAGATTTGCATTTAACAGAGCCAGGACGTGTAGTTGCCTTCTTGAATGACTCAGGTTGAGCATCCCACCATCTTTTAGCTGCTTCTAAGTTAGCTACCATTTTCTTGTATTTCATATAGAAGAATTTACAAATTCATTAATTAGTAATCTCTATAGTCTTACTAGCTTCTTGCGCCAGCTTATCACAAATCTTATTATATTGGTCGTCTGCGTGCCCCTTTGTCCAGAGGAACTCAACCTTAGTATGGAATGCGATTGCTGCATCAAATCTCTTCCACAAGTCCAGATTCGCCTTTCTCTTCCAATTCTTAGTGTATGTGCAGACCACATACTGAGAATCAGAAATTATGGTAACTTCTGAAGGTGTGCTAATAGATTCAAGAGCAACTATTGCTGCCATCTGTTCCATTCTTTGGTTTGTAGTATTCTTATACATTTTACTATATCTAGCAACTTCCTTACCATCTTTCAGAATGACAAATCCTATGCCACCTTGATTTCTGGTATTGGAATATGCACCGTCAGTATAAACAATATAAGAACTCATGCCTCAGCTTGAGTAGTAAATAAGTAGTTAACATAAACACCTAATACATAGGCAACTCCATAGACATCATCCTTCTTCTCTAAAGATACTTTCTCTAGTACATCGTTAACCATATCCAGGATTATAAACCCTTCTTTACTATGTAAGTAAGGCTCCATCAATCTAGCGAGTTCTTTTAGATACTTTTTAGCCTTTGCGCCTGCTGTAACCATACTCTTTATAAACTGAACTCCCTCTTCGCTCTCGTTCATCTTAGGAACATACTCACTAAATTCTTCTCTTAGGAACCCTAAGTAGAAGGCATTAGATATGTCTTTGTTAACCCACTCGTTGAACGATTTGCACCCCTCAACGGTTGTGAAGTCAATAGGATGGTCAAGTAAATTCTCAACTTTCATGATTATTCAAATAATGCTTCTAACTTAGCTGCTAAGTTATTAGCTTTAGTAGATACTCCATCAAGAGCAGAACATTCAGATTCTAGCTTCTTGATTTCATCTTGCTTCTCAGCTGTAGTTGCCACTGCTTTCTCAGCTGTAGCTTTAAGCTTTGTAATAGTACTCTTAAATGTAGACATTGCGCTATCTACTTCCTTACTAAATCCTGCTGCTGTGTTACCAAAGATATTCATATCAGTTATATTTAAGGATTAAGAGTAAATTCAAGGGTGTAGCCCGAGTGGGATTCGAACCCACACGCCCATTTCTGGACACCAGAGCTTAAATCTGGGGCGTCTACCAATTTCGCCATCGAGCCATGAAGCAGTGATTGACTATACAAGATAGTCTAAAGAGGTATTCTGCACCCACCCCATTCCTTGTACTTCGGAACACGTCTTATTACATACGCTCAACTCTATGTAGTTGTCATCACCCAGCCTAATATTTTAACTCCTTTGACTGAGATTGGGAGTGCTGTTATTTACAGCAATACTTTCTAATTTCATCACGTTTATCTACAAGAAATCTCCAATCACAAATATCCCAAGGGTTTACTAATTCATAAGGTTGTGAGATATTATATTCTAGCATATCAGTTAAATTGGCTATCTGTTTAACTTCTACCCTATTCCTTCTCCGAATAAGTTTGTTATACCATCTTCCAGTCTTGTCTTTGACAATAATGTGCTTCTTTCTACTTCTACTCATATGTATGAAATTAAGATGTGTGGCGAGAAGTGGACTTGAACCACCAACCTTGGCGTTATGACTGCCACGCTCTAACCAGTTGAGCTATCTCGCCATTAATAAGAACACAAAGCTCATCGTGTCTACATCATCACTGATGTGACCTTAATACCTCCCGTTCGCCTCGTTGCTAGCTAGTCTGGCTTTGTCTCTTTATGTTCTTATATGGATTTATTTCTTACTACACTTGCAATCTGGATTATGTACTATGCCATCATTACCATCCCATCCTCCTGGGTGATGGAACCATATGTAACTATGACCTCTGTACGTAAACTCAGCAGCAGTGACACTCTTAGCAAAGTCCTCAATAGCAAACTTCTCCTTATTAGAAGGAGCTGTCATTCTAGGTTCTGCTCCAGTACATGAAGCAAACCCCAACACTAATAGTATCAATAAGTATTTCATCGACATTTATCTATATTTGTCAAACATACTATCCTCGGCTTCTTTATCCCACATAGTAACTATAACTGCCCCTATCTTACTAGCCTTAAATATAATAGGGTCTTCGATTATACGTTTCTTCATTTCGGAGTACTCAGAATATAGTTCTATAGTAGTATTATTAGTCATAGTATCTACTGGAGCTGCAATTATCCATTCATTACGCATAAGAGTATCATATGTAGCTCTAACATTAAGCTGCTTGCCAACTATATTACGTAGTACATCAGAAATCTTAAGCTGACTTGGAACATATGGAAACCTTCGTAGGTATTCCACCACCATATTTAGTTCTTTCTTAGAGAGTTTATCAGTTCCAACTCTAACTCTACGGAGGTATAAGAAGTCATTAAAAGCAATATTAGATACACTCAATGCACGGGATGCCTTCTCCACATCTCTAGTATTCTCCTCAGGTATGATTCCTTCATAAGCACTTATAGGTCCACACGCTAGATTATACTTTGCCAATATTTCAAAGAAAGCTTTCCAGGGTACTACTATAGAATCTGGCAATATAAGCTTAGCTTTTGCTATGGTGTTAATTACTTTGCCAATGTTTATTCTAACCCCAAATGGGTCAGCTTCAGATGTACTATCAATAATAGAGGCAAGCTTCTTAGCATTCAAAGAATCTCCTAAGCCGGACTCTCTAAGCTTTGCTAACTCAACTCTAGCCTTGCTGGTATCTACTTTAGCGTGATACCGTCTTACATACTCTGCAGCTACAAGAGCTAATTCTGCTCTCACGTCTGCAACTTTTAATAATTCTTGTTTAACCATGATACCTTTCAACTAATTCAACAATGTAATGACATACATTAAATATAGCAAGACCTCCACCAGCCATACAAGCAGCAGCCAGAAGGAGCACAGGCAAAAGCCATCCAGAGGACATATACTCACTACCATAAAGGTCAAAATACAACCTCTGGTACTTACCCTTCTTTTTAGCCTCATCGTATGCACTCTCAGTAACCTTAATTGTACAATCACCTACACCTGGAACAGTCCCTGTTACATAACAGTCCATTCCATTAGAAGTTGCCTTTTTATATCTATTATTAATGTCTACTGGAACTGTACGATGTCCGTTAAATTCTCCCAACTTGCCTGAATGGCATCCTTTGAAAGAGGCAGTACACACGAGTATACCTATAAAGATGTAAAGAAGTCTTATATGCTTCAATTGAGGTCTTAAATCTATAAATACTGCCATAGCTTAAAGTTTAATAATTTCTTTCAACCTAAGTTCTCCAAAATCTCTATTTAAGGCATTAACATCACAGAATGGCTCTTCACCATGTTCTCCGTATGTATATTCCTTAAATACCATATCAGCAATGATATAATCATCATCACCTCCGTTGGCAGGATTGGGAATGAACTTAAATCCAGCTACCTTATCAATGTCTTCCTTTTCAAAGTGTCTGAACTTGTGTTTACTCTTTATCTCATGGTCTTGAAAGTTCATGCCAGCAGTAAACGCTTCTGCTACAATTCTAGTAGCTTCTTCTAATGTAACTATGCTACCATTAATACTTGGCTTAGCACACTCACATAGTTCTTGAATAAAATCTTTAATCTCTTTCATACTTCCTGTTATTTAATAATGTTTTGTACCCCAGGTCGGACTCGAACCGACACGGGCTAAGCCCACATGTTCCTAAGACATGCGTGTCTACCATTCCACCACTGAGGCATAACTTACTTCTTCTTTCTTATCTTCACTTTAGTTGGTTTTAACATTCCTAAATTATTTCCAGATGGAGCCAAGAAATCAATCTTATTATAATGTCTCTTGTGCATCTTATCCATTACTACCCATTTACCTTCAAGCTTAGGGTTATTAGAGATTACTACAATAGTATCTCCATAATCATAATGCTTTAATAAGTTATGTGATAGCGCCACCCATCTTAACTTACCAGCATTTAGTTTCTTAACACTAATTCTATTCCCACTGGCTGTGTGCCATGATAAACCATGTTTTGGTCCTGCATGATAATACGTTGCCGTTACATTATGCTGACCATATAAAGCTAAAGGAATAAACATTAGTATTAGTAATAAATGTTTCATAAGCGATAGTTTTTAAAGAAGTGGACCTAGAGGGCTTTGAACCCCCGACCTCCTGATTATGAGTCAGTTGCTCTGACCTGGCTGAGCTATAGGTCCGTAAATACGCAATTACTTAGTCTTTACCCAGTTTGTTCTTACCGTCTCAGACTCCAAACCCTCAGTATGTTGTAGAACTCTACACACCTGCCCTCCTCATTGCGCATTTATGTTTTATTACTTACTTGTCTTATCCAAAGACTTAGTAATGTCCAATAACATCTTCAAGCCTACAGCATCCATAGCTGAATTACTTGAACTGCCTCCTCCAAACATTACAGAAGGAACCCAAGATACTTTAGATTCTGCAAGAGCTTGTGCAACCCCTACAGCTGTCTTATAATCCCACTCAGCTCTTTCAGCTGGAGTTAAACCTGCTGATACTAATGCTCTATTAGCTGCTGCCTTAGCTTCACCCTCAGCTTGAACCTTCAAAGCAACTTGCTTTGCTTTCTTAGCTTCTAGTTCAGCTACTTCAAACTCTTGCTGAGCCTTAGTAACTGCTACAGCCTTCTCTTTCTCTTGTTCCCATTTAGCTCTCTCAGCTGCTGCTCTACCCTCTTCAGTAATCTGAACAGTTCTCTGAATAGCTTCCAATGATTTAGTCTTAGAGGTTATTACAGCCAAGTTAGCTTGTTTCTGAGCATCAATCTGAGATTGAGTTGCTCCGTCATATTTAATATCAAGAATAGACACCAATCCACAAGTAATACCATATTGACTGAACGGTGATGTTTCTTGACGTTTATAACCACTTGGAGAGTTAGCATCAGCAACAATCTGCGCCTTAGCTCTCAATTCCTTCTCACCAGTAATTTCATTAGTAACAGAATCACGTATTACAACTGTCTTGTATACTCCGTTATTAAGCTGGTCAGTGATATAAGCAATAAGGTCAGTTCTTGTCTCAGATACAGATTCCAGTGATGACATTAGAGGACCACAAGATGTTACAACCTTGTATAGAGTAGGTTTAATTAAGTTTGCTATCAATGCCTTCTCCGAACCGAAGTCCTGTTGAATTTTCTTCATATTAGCATCGTCATTTGGCATAACAACTCGGAAAGAACCAATGATAAAGCCTTTACCCTTATCATTAAAGGTCAATGACGCAGCTGGATTTGTGCCAGATGCAACATAATTACCTTCACTAACTTCCGTTAAATCCACGAACTCTATTTGAGAGGTTTTGAAGTATTCATACTTATTACCTCCTCCTTGCCACTTCAGACCACCATCTGTCCAAACTACATATTCACCTGTTACAGGCATCTGACATACATAGTTCTTAGACTTATCAGCATCCTCAAACAAAGAGCCTGCCATACAAACTAACAGAACCACAATTACCCCTGCTATAATAGCAAAGATTGAACTTTTACTTACTTTAGGTTGACTCATTTCTACTTATTTACATTAAACATTATCATTCTTCCTGATGTATCCAATAGTAAAATGGAATACACAGTTTAGAGAAAGTTACCTTCCTACTCGTAAGGTTTACAACACCTGAGAGGTGGGCAACAATCATTGCATAATATACCAATATTAGTATAATAAGCAATACTAGAATTACTCTCGCATAAATCATGTCACGTTATTTAATTTGTTGTACACTTGCTCAACCCATCTTTCATAATAACCTATGCCATCCCACATATAGGGGACACCAAGCTCAGAAGAGTCCATATATGGATTACTCCATGCTTTCTGAATCTCTTCTCTACTGATGGGAAGATGCATAAGTACTTTATGAGCTATACGTTTGGCTTCCATTCTCCAGAGTCTTCTCACCTCTTTGTCATAACTATATCCAAACTTTCTACAGTTATGATTCTTAGGTACTAGGGAAGTTCCTCCAAATTTCTTCTTGTCCTTTATTGCCTTCATAAGATTATCTCTCTTAGTTGGGCTACCAGGACTCGAACCTGGACTACAACAGTCAAAGTGTTGTGTGCTAACCGTTACACTATAGCCCAATAAAACAAACGACATTCCCATTCAACTCTTTAACCTCCGCAATGGGCAGCAGAGGGGTTTTACTATTTGAAAGTCGGTATGATTACTTGCTGTATGTCGTTTTATAATATACTATGTCAAACAGTGAGTTTGTCATAATAAGATGTTCGTATGCTGTTGAATTGTTCCTCCCAATCACCAGATAGAAGTTCATCATTAAACTGAGATGTGATTTCATCTCTATGAGTAATAACTAATACTCTTCTGTGAGTGTAATGGTGTGGAATGAAAGTAGAATCAACTAATAAAGAGTGCTGGAATAAATTCACATCAAACTCTACAGCTCTAAGAGTCTTTTGAAACTCGTTGAACTTATTATTAGGGTCATTTACTTCTCTAACAGGTTTAGTAGAAGGAATTGGACCATTACCATGTCTAGTGATATATGGTCTGATAACATACACATGGTCTGTTATCTCTTCCGTCATTCTATCTAAGTGGTTCTTAGATTCTTTTCTAATCCTATTAATAATCTCCACAGCATTTTGACAAGTGGTGTTGCTTGGAGTGCAATAAGGCATTATACCAAACCTCTGGTCTAATAATATACCTTGTGAGCCTTCAAATACCTTGTACTTATAACGAGTTAAAATACTCTCGTCATGTACAGTTACGGACTTGAAATACTCATACACTTTAACACACCATTCATCAATATTGTACATTGGAAGGTTGGAACTAAAATCATAATAGTTCTTGATAAGTGATGCTATCTTGGTTCTTAAAACCATGATATTAGCACAATCTCGAACTGTAATATGATAACCAGCAGCTACTCTATCAAGAGCAGATTTGAAACCAGTCCCTACAGTACCATGTCTAAGGTTGTCCTCATTATTCCATTGACTAATAACGTCAAAGGGAGTAACAACCTCGCAGAGTGGATGATAAATAATCTCAGGGTTTGCCCCCATTTTATTTAAATCAACCAACTCTTTCATAGTAGTAATAGGGTCTACTGTACAGTAACTAGACCAGTACGTTGGTATCCCTAGTAAAGTACCACTACCATAATTACTAAATGTGTGTTCAAGCTTTCCATGCCTTACAGTATGTCCTACTTGGTGTCCACCACTAAAGCGAATAACTATTGTTTCTTCTCTCGGATGTGTCTTACACAGATTATGGACAGTTTGTCCTTTACCCTCGTCACCAAAGAACGAGCCTAATACGATTTCATTCATTCATCTACTATTAATAGGTATAAGTTCCGTTTTCTTTACCTGCACTGGTACTATTAGGAGTGTAAGCAGGGATATCAACCACTGCCTGTGCCTCATAAGGTATTCCAGTAAGGTCTTCGTGTTGCTTGATAGCTTCTGCAATAACATTGTGAACATCGTGTGAATCACAAGTTAATACATTCTGTCCAAGTAAATCCTTCCAACCTGGAGCGATTCTTGTACCATAGCTACCATTAGTAACGTGAATATGATAGACATTATATTGCTCTTGAGCCTTCTTAACAGCTTCATCTGCACTAATAGGATTAGCAGGATGTTGATAGCCTAAGAAATCTTCTAAAGCATGTCCACTGATGTTACGCAAGTTAGGTTCATCACCAATGGTGAATAAGTAACCTTTCTTGTGTCTCTTAAACCATGAATCTGTTTCAGTGTGATACCCAGCAATTATATGTGCTAGTAAGTAGCTTTCGCCAACATTACCACCACCTCCACCTTCGAGTACAAACTCTTCTAGTGAATTTACAATTTTCTCAGTATCAGACTCAAACTGTCCAACTTGAATTGGATAGCGGTCATATTCATGGTCACCCACTGCCATAAATAACAGCTGTGGGTCTTTGACTCCCAGTTGCATTAGAGCATCCATGAGTTTAGGGAAGTTATCCTTAATCATTTCATGAGGTGTTCTACGCATTGAACCAGTAACATCAAGAGCAATGATAATTGGAGTTGTCTCTGGGTGTTCGTTACTATCTCTACTTTCTCTAACACCAGTATCAACCATTTCTGGTTTAATCTGAGTGTTATAAGTTCTTGCATTTATATTAGACAATTTAATGTCTGATTTAGCTGACAAAGAACGGTTCTTAAAGACAGCATCAGCTGACTTAGTTGAATATTCTCTCTCGTTTGCTAAGCAAGAATAAGCTGCAAAAGAATAACTTCCACTTCCCATTGATTAGTTCAATTTAGCATCGTCTTCTAGCACTGCTGCTACATTAATTTGTTCCTCAGTTTCGTCAGCTGGAAACTCTTCTCCGTCTACTTTAAGAGCCAAAGCATATTCAATGTTAGCAACTCTTAGGTCGCGTTCCAATTGATGTCTTTTAGCTACCCAAGCCTTCGGGTCAAAGCCGTTGCCAACCTCTAACGAAGTAGTGGACTTTACAGATAGGTCTCTGTGTTTGTTTAACTCATTCTTGATACGAAGAACCTTCATCTTACATTCCTGAATGAAACGTTCCTCTTCAATTTTAGTCATTTCATACAAGTTCTGCGCCCTTGCATCCAATACACTCTGACCACTTCTTCTCAATCCGTCTTTAAAGCTACTCATAAATCATTTTACATAAAAACATTTGCAAATGCTAATCTTTGTAATACTTAACTGAGAATCTTGTTATAGAAAGAATAAGTCCCACTGTTATTACTAACAATAGGACTATTTGAGCCTCTACTCGGATTCGAACCGAGGTTTCAAGATTACAAATCTAGCGTTCTAGACCAACTGAACTATAGAGGCAAATTAGCGTACATACTTAGATGTACGCTCAGAAGACTAGCCTGTTTCTAATACATCCTACCACTAGACGACTATACCCATCAGGACTTTGGCGGTATAGGTAGGGATTCGAACCCTACGTCTTTCATTTACCGATTGAATTTTTAGAATTTTGGTTTGCTGTGAGTCTTCTTGTAATAAGTGATTTTTACTATGTTTAGCCGAGAACGTGGGATTCGAACCCCTACCTCCGTGACAGGGAGGCGTGCTAACCATTACACTACGCCCTCGATTTGTACTCCCAACGGGATTCGAACCCGTATTTTCGGCTTGAGAGACCGATTACCTAACCATTAGTAGATAGGAGCATTTAACTGTTCTAACTCCCCGTCGGAATTTAACTAGTATTATAAGAACAGTTAAGGTGGGTGCTAGCCGTTCCTATCCCACCATTGTGTACTACGTTGCTAGCCAACGTGTGAACTCCTCTCCTCTGTTCGTTCACAGTGTAGCCTAACTATCCTATTAAGGATTAAGGAGGACTACAAGGTACTGGGTAGGGGAATCGAACCCCTATCTTCACATCGAAAGTGTGAGGAACTAGCCGTTATTCGAACCCAGCATTTAAATCAATTTAAATTCTAAGTATTTGTCACCACTTCTGTCTGCCTCGACTACTTTATATCCATAGTCTTGATACAGAGCCTTAGCAGCTTCTACCCAGTTACTTCCCATAATGACTTCAATGGGATAACTAGTAACCAAGCCAACAAATGCTAGAATATCATTTACACGAATAGTACTACAACTACCATTCCAATTCTTCCTTATAAGCTGATTGATTACAGCTACCACTACATTAGGAACTGTAGTCTTTTGTTCCAATGTTTTAGGATTCAACGGTTGAACTTCATTCATAACATAGAGTTTTTAAGTTATAATAAAAGCTCCAAACATTCGCGGAGAGCAGTGGAATCGAACCACATACACTTTCATGTACGAAACTACTTAGCAGGTAGCCCCTATCACCATCAAGGTTTACTCTCCATTCAGAGTTTCTTTAACCTGTAACTCTGTAAAACAGCAGAAGGTCATTGTGATGTTAAAAGCCTGTGTCCTACCACTAGACGAAACCCAAATAATGGCGCTAAGGGATTTGAACCACCTGTCTCAGGCTGGGATTATTAACAAAGTAGACAATTTGCTGATAACCTTCTTATAGATAACTAATCGCTTGTGGGGCAGGGAGGAATTGAACCTCCAACGCCAGGTTCTTCAGACCTGCGCTCTACCATTGAGCTACTGCCCCATTTGAAGGATTATTTTTACGTGTAGTCCTTCTAAATCACGTTAAGGCAATAGTAAACAAACAGGAAGATTTTATTTTAAAACCTACTGCCATAAGGGTGTTTAGTGGTAGTCGAAACCACATCTACTGAACCACAATCAGTTATTCTAACCGTTGAACTATAAACACCATGTTAGACCTACACTCGTACCCACTTCCATTTATGATTAGTGATGCATCACCAATAAGGTACGACCTCATCCACATAAGGCACTACCCCTACCACAACCTCGGTCTATAAGTCAACCTTGCCAAGTTAGTACCCCGACTAGGAATCGAACCTAGATATGTAGCTTAGAAGGCTACTGTTCTATCCGTTGAACTATCGAGGCATCATCAGAAGTCATTTGTTTGCATATACTGTGCTAACCGTTACACTACAACCTCCATATAGTACTAATAATTTGGGAGGTTGCTGGGAGTCGAACCCAGGCTAGTCGAACCATAATCGAATTGCTAATGTTGTTGCTGTAAGACTTCTTATAAATTAAATAACTTAAAACATTGCTATTTCAAGTCTAGTTTCCTTTTTAAACTTTCGTCTATTGTATCGTTCTCCTTTACATAACCAACAACTACATGGAGTACTTGTTGATTTATAAGGTAAAGTCCAATGTTGATTATAGTTATCACACCACAATCCATAATTACTAGCAGGAAACTTCTTTAACCTAGTAATATATTTCTGGACCAACTTCTGCTTGCGCCAATACTTGTTGCGTGGACTCATCCACTTCGTTTGATTCTTTCTTTCCATCGTCTCTTTCAATTAAGGGTTTTAGGAAAGTCCAATCAAATACAATGTCTGCTAATAATACGTCAATCATGCCTTTATTTCTTTAAATTCATCCCAATGTTGTAATATAATCAGACAAAGGTTATACCTTGCTGAAAGTTCTCTTATAAATGCCTTCTTCATTTTACGAGGCATTTTCTCTAAGTGACCAGTAGAGATTAAGGATTCGAGGTAATCAAATCTCTTAGTTACTACTTGTTTGCTCTCTTCACTAAATCCTTTATTAATAGCATTGACCACTGCATACTCCTTTGTAAGTACTGCAAATGCTCTATCCCATAATAAGGACATCTTGTGTTTACTAATCTTGTTAATTGCTCTAAATCTTCCTGTCATAATACTTTGTTGTTGATAGTTGAGGAAGTAGTGGGACTCCAACCCACACATCGCTGTTACACGATTACTGGCGGTTTTCAAGACCGCTGCCTTAGCAATTAGGCTTACACTTCCATAGTTTGTTGATTTACATATTCACTTCAGCAGCATAGGAACTTACTCCTTTATAATAGGGAGAGTTCCAGTAGGGTAGATGTAAGAATTAGCAGTTCTGTCCAAATACCACTTAACAGCCTTCTTAATTAGTCTAATTGCTTTCATAATAAGATAGTGTTACTGAATAAATATGTCAATCTTGTTAGTTAAAATAAACCTATCCAAAACTCCAGAAACAGAAATTCGATGGATAGGTTTAACAGAGGACATGGGTTTTACATTTAATGTCTTCCACTCTCCCAATTCAGAATGGGTAGACACTATACTTACCTAGCATAGTCAGGGCTAATTCTCATAGCTTAGTACATTTACTTCAAGCGTCCTACTCTAGTCTTGCCTGCACCCTTACGGGATTACTTCGGAGACAGTCATTGAATTTAATAATTAGTTGTATCAGACTTTGCTGTATGTCCTCTTACAGTAGTTGAAAGGAGGTGTTATGAAAACACCTTGTCACCCCGCTGGGATTTGAACCCAGGACCCCGATATTAAAAGTATCGTGCTCTAACCAGGCTGAGCTACGGAGTGAAATAACCCACATTACTGCGTTAACAATAGATGTGGGTACAGAAACCATTTTTAATACGTTGCTCTATCCAATTGAGCTAAAGTGGACGTATCCACCTATGGGACTCGAACCCATAACCTACGGCTTACAAGGCATAGAGGTATTGCTGTAAGGTTTCTTTTTGTTAAACTCAAAATAGAGTAGGGTAACGGAGTCGAACCGTTCTAACTGGTTTTGCAGACCAGCCCCTAAACCGCTCGGGCAACCCTACATAAACACTACTTTACGTGTATTTATGTTTCTCTATCTGGGTCTAATTTAAATAAAGAGTTGTTGAAACATGAATCTCTAAGATTCGTGGAGCAGGTGGGACTCGAACCCAATCCTCCAGATTGCAAATCTAGTGCATTAGCCAATTATGCTACCTCCCCATAGACAGAATACTTCTTTTCGCCCTTTCGGACTACCCCAACATTTCAACCTTCCCATTTAAATAGTCACACAATGGTGGGAAGGGTAGGAATCGAACCTACGTTTAAGACAAAATTACGATTTGTTTGAATTTGCTTTAAGTTTTGCTGTAAGTATTCTTATATAACTTAACCATAAATGTGTTGGGAGGACGAGATTCGAACTCGCAACCTCTACATCCCAAATGTAGTAGACTAGCCCATTGTCCTACCTCCCAATTTAACAGAAGACTATTGTTGATATTTGCGGTCCAAAAATACTGCTATAATCATAATTGTTTGCTGTAAGTCTTCTTATTGATAACTAATCGCTGCACGCCGTGAGGGATTCGAACCCCCATATCACGCTTTTGGAGAGCGTTGCTTCCCAGTCATGCCACCGACGCATATAGTAGACTTGTTTCACAACAAATCTACGTAGAAGTTCTCTTTTGTGTACATATTAGTACGTGAAACCTCGCTAGGTTGAGGGGAGTGTCGGGTTCGAACCGACAACCTACGGGTTAACAGCCCGTCGCTCTAACCAATTATAGCTAACTCCCCAATTACTACAGATAACACTACCCTTGCTGTAGTACCAACGCCACCCTACGATGTGGATTCCATATTTGCTGTCAGGGATAGGAATGTCTACGTCACGCTAGCCTCACGTGCATTACGTAGTCCCTGTAGGGTTCGAACCTACGACCCTCTGGATGTAAGCCAGATACTCTCACCAACTGAGCTAAGGGACTATTTACAGAAGTCATTCTTTACTTATCCGTGTAAAATGGTACAGATTGTTGTTGAATTTGCTGTTAGACTTCTTATTCTATCATCAAGATGTTGGGTGACTGGGACTTGAACCCAGAACCTCCTCCTTATCAGAGAGGTGCGCTAACCAATTGCGCCATCACCCAATCTAAACAGAAAGCAGTTTTAGCGGTGTCAAATTAAAAGTTTGATGCTTGAATAGTTGCTGTATGCTTTCTTATAGTGAGTTATGAGTTTCACCCCTCATACTCTTCGTAACTACAACAGTCCTATGTAGTTTCCACTACATTACCTGGTGTAATAGGCGCGGGGGTTGGACTCGAACCAACGACCTCTAGGTTATGAGCCTAGTGAGCTACCACCCCACACGTTAATTATCTGCTACCAGTAAAACCTTGCATTAAGACATCACCAGTAACGTCACCTAATACATTTAGAAGATATTCAGATGCATTATTCTCAATAGATGG